AGCAAGATAAGGCAAAATGAAATTATAATGCCAGCTTTCTGTGAGGAATTTGAATACGTAAAGCCTACAGAAAAGGCATTAAAAAATGCTGTAATAAGTTTCTGTGGCAACGTTAGAGATCCACATCGATATCATATCTTTGCTGAACTAGAAAAGAACTATAATTTATGCAAAAACTTTTTATATCGTAATGGGTTTTGGGCTCCGGAGATATCAGACAAAACACTAGCAAGAAAAGAATTCGTAGCAAACGTTCGCAGTGGACTTTTCGGTATATGCATAAGAGGTAATGGTAATTTCTCATATCGTTTATATGAAACTTTAGCTCTTGGTAGGATACCAATAATAATCAACTCTGATTTAAAATTGCCCCTGGAAAAAGTTATAAATTGGCAAAGACAAGCTATTATTTGTGAGTCGCATGAGATTGGTGAGTTACATAATAGAATTGAGCAATACATTAAAAATTTAAATGTTCTAGATATATGCTATGAGAACAAGTTGACGTATGACGAATACTTTTCACCATATGGATTGATTAAGCATTTAGAACTTTATTTGAAAGAAACAACATGAAATTTGTCGATTTATACGCAGAGAACAATTCATTTAAAAAAGAAATTAATGAAGAATTAACGACTGTTTATAATGCCGGATGCTATTTGCTAGGACCAAAGCTAGAAAGACTAGAAAACGAATTTTCTAAAAAGATTGGCGTTGCATATGGTGTAGGTGTTAAAAATTGCACCGATGCAATTACGATGCTTGTAAAGAAGCTTCATAGCAATAATATGCCAATCATACTGCCAAATTTTGGCGCATATCCTACGTCTGTTGCTTGTAGAAATATCACAGACAACATTCATTATGTTGATGTAGATGCATCAATGACAATTGATCCGAATAAATTGCCAGATGTAAAAAATGGTATTGTAATCCCAGTTCATCTTTTTGGAAACAATTGTCAAATCGATAAGATTAAAAAATATTGCAAAGACAATAACCATATTCTTATAGAGGACTGTGCCCAATCTACCGGTTCTGGATGCGGGAAAGATGGAGACTATTCTGTATTTAGCTTCTATCCAACCAAACCACTAGGTTCGATGGGTGATGGTGGGATGATATGCCTTAACAGTAAGGATGAAGCTGAATACTTTAAGAAGTATCGCTTCTACGGACAAAACAACGGCGTAGTAGAGTTTGTTGGAATCAACAGTAGAATGGACGAGATGCAGGCTTCTATTGTTTTAGCTAAACTATCAAAGTTTGAATCTCTTAATGAAAAAAGAAATGAAATTGCCAATCGCTACAAAAAGATAGTAAAAGGATATAGACTCAATACTAATTCGGTATATCATCTCTTCACAGTTATGTTTGAAAATCGTGACGATGTAATCAAAGAGATGAATGCCAGAGGTATACCTCACATGGTTCATTATAAAGCTCACGTGACCGACTATACAGCCCTTCAAGGCATAAACAATAATAAAGTTGGTGTTCGAGTTTCTGATAAAATTTTGTCTATACCTTGCCATCCTTATCTAACTGAAGATGAAATACAAAAAGTAGAAGAATTTTTGAACTCAGTAAAGGATAAAGAATATGCTATCTAAGCTAGAAGGTAAGCGTGATAGCAGGGGAGTTTTATATCCTTTTGAATTTAAAAAACTTAACTTTGAACCGAAAAGAATGTTCTTTATTAAAGACGTTCCAGAGGGAGATATTAGAGGCGAACACGCACATAAAGAAACAGATCAAATAATATTTTGTCTACAAGGCTCTGTAGAAATAAGCTTATTTGATGGTGTTGAAAAAGAAACACATATCCTTATGGAAGGAGATTATGTGTTTGAAAAGCGAATGACGTGGACGACTTTAAAGTTCGTTAAACCAGAAAGTATATTAATGGTCACATCTTCTAAAGGATATGACCCAGAAGACTACATAAGAGACTATAGCACATTTATTAACTCAGTAAAAAAGAGAGGTTGACGTGGATAATTGGCATATAAAGCAACGCAATGCATTTGACAAAATTTGTAAATCTGAATGGCATTATGCTGATATTGGAGCTTGTCAAGGAGAAGTATTGAGTTACTTCTACGATAAGCTAAATTTTGGTCATGCATTCGAGCCTGATTTAACAAATCATAATTTCTTATACCAAAAATATATTGCAACTCAAAGGGGCTTTTTTTCAAAGCTTAAACTGAACAATTGCGCCGTTGGAAATATCGATGGAAACGTAAAGTTTTTCACGGCAGAAAGTCACGTTGGCAATATCATTGGACATGATATGAATTATAGACCATATCAAAACCACGTCGAAGTAGCGTGTGTTAAGTTAGACACGTATTTCTCCGATACGAAAGTAGATATAATAAAAGTAGATGTTGAAGGTGCAGAATGGGATCTGTTCGAAGGCGCTCAAAATCTACTTAAGACGAAAGATATCCTATGGCAAGTAGAATTTCATTTAGATGAAGATTGGCATCGCAGAGAAATTCTGTTTGAGAATGGATATAGCATATACGATTTGGACTTCAGAAAACTATCAAAAGATGATGCCAGACCATATCAGGCAATTCTTTCAAAAGGAGAACTATGATCGATATATCATTTGAAAATAATCCAAATTTATATTTGAATTATTTGGACTGTCTCAATTTTTTACAGTCTATCAATGATAATAGCTATTCTTATCCGGAAGACAAGGTACCTTTTCACATATATTCTGAATTCCGAACTGATAAAGAGATAGTATCTCTAATGTCATATTTTGCAACTCAAAATTTAGAAAAAACAAAAGTGATTGTTTGGTCTGATTATGACATAAGCAATGAGCCAAGAATTCAAAGATTTAAAGACCTTGTAGATTTTAGAGTATGGGACGCTAAATCTGAAGCTATTGGCACTCCTATAGAAAAAGAGTTGCGTATGTTTAAGGCTGCTGATGAAAAACATTACTTACAAAGCGATTTACTAAGATTGTTGGTTTTGCATAAATACGGTGGCGTTTGGATTGATATGGATATCATACTCTTAAGAGATTTCAAACCTCTGTTAGACCAAGAGTATATGTATATGTGGGGCTCCGAAACCGATTTTAAAAACCAAGGAGCTTGCGCCACGGTCCTTTCACTAAAGAAGGAATCAGAATTCTCTATAAAGCTTCTAGAAGAAGCCCGTAAAATGACAATCATACCTAATTCCACGTGCTGGGGCAAAGATATGTTTGCTCAACTCTATAGGCAATATCAATACACAATTTTTCCATCAACATTTTTTAATACAGAATGGTGTATAAATAAACACACTCCAGGTTTAGGTGATTATATTGAAGCAGGCTGGTTTAAAAATCGGGCAGATAATAAAAAGTTTTTGTTTACAGAAACGTTTGCTTGGCATTGGCACAATAGCGGTAAAAAGAATTTGATAGTGGAAGACGGTTCTAAATTTGATCTATTGACCAAGTTAACTGAGGAACGTCTTAAAAAAATAGGAATATGACAGGAGAATGAAAATGGTATTTGGTACTTGGAGTATTGATAAAGCCGTATTTGACTGGATGATAGAGCACCTTCCAGAAGGAAAAACTGTTTTAGAGTTGGGAAGCGGGCACAGCACACAGATGCTGAAAACCAAATGGAATATAGTATCAGTCGAAGAAAATAAAGAATGGGTCAACAAATACCACGACAATTATATCCATGCTACAATTAAAAACGATTATTATGACATTGATATTTTAAAAGAAAAATTGCCAGAAAAATATGACCTAATGTTAGTGGACGGTCCAGCATACGGCAATCGTAACAATATGTTGCGTCATTTAGATTTATTTAAATTAGATACTAGCGGTTGTAGCATCATACTTTTTGACGACGTAGAAAGAGCAAATGATTTGGCAACCTATAAAGAATTTCTCAATATCATTTCGGAAGAATATAAAGTCAAAGAAACTAACATAATAACATCAGTTAAATCATTTGCATATATTTTGCTAGAAAGAAATCTCGTAGACAATTCTAGCTTATAATATAAAAATATAAGTATGAACATATTGATTACAGGCGGATCAGGGCTTTTAGGAAAAGCTTTAAATAACGCTGCTAAAAGCCAAGACATATCGTGTTATAGTCCAACTTCAAAGGAATTGAACCTACTTGATTTTGGAAGCGTCAAAAAATATCTAGCTGATTGCGAATGCTTTGATGGTCAAGGCATATATAGTAAATTTAATTACGCAATTCATTTGGCAGCTAAAGTTGGCGGCGTTAAAGCTAACTCAAATGAATTGGGTTCATTTTATTCTACAAACATTAATATTAATGTAAATTTTCTACAAGCTTGTTCCGAACATAGTATTCCTAAACTAGTTTCTGTATTGTCTACTTGTGTATATCCAGACGCTCCATACGTCTCCTATCCGCTCACAGAAGACCAGTTACACCTCGGTCCTCCACATGATAGTAACTTCGGTTATGCTTACGCTAAAAGGATGCTAGACGTGCAAACAAGAGCTTATCGCAAGCAATACGGGGTGAACTATGTTACTGTCATTCCAAATAATCTATTTGGAGAATATGACAACTTTCATTTAGAAGATGGCCACGTCATTCCAGCTCTTATGAGAAAGATCTGGGAAGCTAAACTTAATAATAAGCCTGCCGTAGAAATATGGGGAGATGGTAGACCATTGAGAGAATTTACTTACTCCGGAGATGTTGCCCGTATACTCCTTAAAGTTTCAGAAGAATATAACGAAGAACAACCGCTTAACATTGGCAACACGGAAGAACATTCTATTTCTTCTGTAGCGATGAAGCTTGTTGAATTTCTTGAATACGATGGGAAGTTAGTTTTTAATACCGACAAACCATCTGGTCAATTTAGAAAGCCATCTTCCAATAAGAGGCTATTAGAAAAAACAAGTTGGCGTGCAGAAGACTATACTCCATTTGACATTGCTTTAAAGAAAACCTGTGATTGGTTTAAAGCAACATATCCAAATGTAAGAGGAGTATAATGTCAATACAAAAGACTGCGTTTATAACTGGCGTAACCGGTCAGGATGGTTCTTATTTAGCTAAACTTCTTCTTGATAAAGGTTATCGTGTTATTGGAATGAAGCGTAGAACTTCTCTTATCAATACAAACCGCCTTGATGATATAGAAGTTTTTAATCATCCAAACTTCAAACTTGAATATGGGAATATGACTGATTCAAGTTCTCTTTATGCTTTGCTTATGAAGCACAAGCCTGACGAGATATATAACCTTGCTGCACAGAGCCATGTAAGGGTTTCCTTTGAGGTTCCTGAAGAAACCTTAGACGTAGTAGGTGGCGGAACTTTGAAGCTTTTAGAGGCTTATAGGCTAATCTGTCCGCAAGCACGTTTCTATCAAGCGTCATCCTCGGAGATGTATGGGGATAATATTAATATTCCTCAAAATGAAGAGACACGTATGACACCAGCTTCTCCTTATGCTGCTGCGAAACTATATGCACATAATCTTTGCCGTAACTATCGTGAGAGCTATGGTCTTCATATATCATCTGGCATATTGTTTAACCATGAAAGTCCAGTAAGAGGTGAAACGTTTGTAACTCGCAAGATTACTCTTGCCGCAGCTAATATAAAGCTTGGCAAACAAGAAACATTATATCTTGGAAATCTCGATGCGAAGAGGGATTGGGGATTTGCTGGAGACTATGTTGAGGCAATGTGGTTAATGCTTCAGCAACCAAAAGGTGATGATTTTGTTATATCAACCGGTGAGACGCATACTGTTAAAGAATTTCTTGAAGTTGTATTTAAACACGCCGGTTTAAATATTGAAGAGCATCTTAAGATTGATACACGTTTATATCGTCCCCATGAGGTTCCAATATTGCTTGGTGATAGTGCCAAAGCTCAAAGAATATTGGGCTGGAAACCAAAGACCACATTTAAAGATTTAGCACATATGATGTATGACGCAGATTATGATAGAGCATTAAATCTTTGATATTGTAATTCTAAACATATGCGTCATTATTAGCGAAAATATCATCATCATCGTAGGAGATAGTAATGTCAGAAGAGAACACATTTCTCACGCCGTTTAATTTTAAGAAGAAGTATAAGGTAATCACACTTTCGGATCATCCACTTGCACCATCTGGTGTAGGTGTCCAAGCACGCTTTCTTATTGATGGTCTTATCAAGACCGGTCAATGGTCATTCCGCTGCTTAGGCGGCGCTATGAAGCACGCAAAGTACGATACGATAGCTGTCAACCCTGACTTCATTGTAAAGCCTGTAGACGGCTTTGGAAGCAAGGAACTCATTCGTCAGCTTCTTATTACGGAACAACCTGATGCCATATTCTTGTTTACAGATCCACGCCAGTTTACTTGGCTTTGGGAAATGGAAGATGAAATCCATCAAGTATGCCCAATCGTCTATTGGCACGTTTGGGATAATGATCCATATCCAGCATTTAACTTCCCATGGTATGAGAGTACCGATCTAATCAATTGCCTTTCTTATAAGACATTTGAAATGGTCAAACCTCATTTCCCAGAGAAGACCAACTATATTCCTCATACGTTCCCGAAGGAGGCATATCATGCTCTACCGGCGGAACAAATTAATCATCTTAAGCAACAGAACTTTGGTGCAAAAGCTGACTGGTTTAAGGCTCTTTGGGTTAATCGTAATGCTACACGTAAAATGCCGAATGATGTTCTTCTTGGATGGAAGACCTTCCTTGATGATCTTGAGAAGAAAGAAGGACACCGTAATGCAGTTCTAATCATGCATACAGATCCAAATGATATGGAAGGTCCAAATCTTCTTGCAACATCTGATATGCTTGGATTAAATGAAAATGTTTGGTTCTCAAATGATCGTCTTCAATTTGAGCAAATGAATGTTATGCACAACCTCGCAGACGTTTGTGTTAACATAGCTAAGAATGAAGGGTTTGGTCTTTCTACTCTTATTTCATTGCAGGTTGGTAAGCCAATCATTGCTCTTAAGACCGGCGGCGAAACACGTCAGGTAGAAGATTATCGTAATGGTTATCAGTATGGCGTTGCTATTGAGCCAGCAAAGCGTTCATTAGTCGGTTCACAAATGGTTCCTTATATCTTCGAAGACTATTGCACGGAACGTCAAGTGGCAGACGCTTTTATGGAAGTATATAGTTGGACACCAGAGAAGAAGGCAGAGTTCAGAGAGAAGACTACCGAATATCTTGAGCATGAATTCAAGTATGAAAACATGGTTCAAAGCTGGCATGATACGATGTTAAAATGCGTAGAAGATTATAAGGCAAGGAAAGAAACCGGTGCTCTCAAGCGTTGGAAGCTTACCGGCATTAATCCAGCTCCTGCTAACAAGTTGATCAATATTAAGTGATAAGGGATATAGTAATGACAAAGAAAACAGTAATTCTTCGTGGTCCAGTATTAACCGAAAGTGGTTATGGAGTTCATGCTCGTCAGATAGCTCGTTGGCTATTTGATTTAGCAGATAGAACTGGAAATATTGATGTTGTTACGGAACCTCTTCCATGGGGTGCAACTCCTTGGCACGTTGATGTATATGCTCAAGATGGATTGATTGGTCGTTTATTGCAAGCTGCTGGAAAAAGAGATAAATATGATGTTTCTTTACAGCTACAGTTGCCAAATGAATGGAACCCTTTCCTTGCAGATTATAACGTTGGAATAACGGCAGGTGTTGAAGGCGACGTATGTAATCCTGCATGGATATCAGCCATTAATCGCATGGATCTTGTAATTGTTCCTTCGGAATTTGTTAAGGAAGTATTTGCAAACAGCGGCGAAGTAAAGACTAAGGTTGTTGTTATTCCAGAAGCATTTATTGATGCCGTAGCTACACCGGAGCTATCAGAAATTGATTTAGAACTTAAGACAGATTTTAACTTTCTTGTATTTGGACAGATAACTGGCAATAATCCAGAAAATGATCGTAAGAATATATTTTATACGGTTAAGTGGTTGGCAGAACAGTTCAAAGATAATCCGGACGTTGGGATAGTTCTTAAGACAAATACCGGTAGACATACGGTAGTTGATCGTATGCGAACAACGAATATGATGGCGCAACTTACGATGGAGATCAAGAAGGGCGCAGAGTTTCCAAAGTTCTATCTTCTTCATGGTGATATGACAGACGAAGAAGTAGCATCTCTATATCGTCATCCAAAGATTAAAGCTCTTGTAGCTCCTACTCGTGGTGAAGGATTTGGTCTTCCTATTCTTGAGGCGGCGGCTTCTGGTCTTCCAGTTATTGCTACGGGCTGGAGTGCTCATACAGAGTTCCTTGGTAAAGGGAAGTATGTAAAGCTTGACTATCGTTTAGAGCAAATTCATCAAACCCGAGTAGATAATCAGATTTGGATGGAAAAAGCCAAGTGGGCAAATGTTAAAGAAGATGATTTCAAGCACCGTGTAAAGAAGTTTGTAGAAAGCCCACAAATGCCTCAACAATGGGCTAAAGATTTAGCCGTAACTCTTAAGAAGGAATACTCTTATGAGGCGGTTGCTACTCAATATACAGAAGCACTTAAGGAAGTATTGGGATGATTATACTTGGATTAACAACTCTGGTAATATTATTTCTATTAATTACGTCAATATTTTATCTAATTCGTTTTGCACGGATTATTATGATTATTGAAGATGATTTTTCTGATGCTGTAGAGGCATTAGAGGATACCGAACAGGCATTAGAGAAAATCTTAGAAATGAGATTATTCTTTGATAGCAAAGAAGTTCAAATGGTTGTTCATGAAGCCATGGCAGAGATTAAGAAAAATAAAATGGCTGTTAATCGTGTGGCTCTTAAATTTGTTGATCGTAGCAAACAAAAATATAATATGGTTGTTGAAGAAGAACCTAATATTCGTGAATTGCAAGAGAGAATAATGAGAGAGCGTATACTCCGAGGAGAAATGTTAGATGAGAATACGCAAGACTTCAACCGTTGATATATCAGCAGAAATTAATGATATTGGTGACTTATTAACGGTAGCTCCACGTACCGATTCTATACCTCCAATTGGTAGTCCCGAAAAAAAAGGTAGAAGGAAGATTAAACGTAAAGGCGATCAACCTACCCTTATCAATTATTTTACAGATAAAACACAAGAACAAATTATAATCTATCAGCAGGAAGCCGATACGGAAAAAAAGAAAAAGGTTTACGTGAAGGAGATACTTCCTGCCTTTGATAGCCTTGTAGAAAATCTGATAAACGTCTATGGCTTTTCAGTAATATATGAGAGTAAGCAAGACCTTAAGCATGAGTGTTTACAGTTCCTATATTCAGCAGTAGAGAAGTTTAACGCTGAAAAGGGTAGTAAAGCATTTTCTTATTTCAACGTTGTAGCTAAAAACTGGTTAACCATTAAGAGTAAACAGAACATCAAACGTGTTCAAAGTTATATCTCAATGGATGATCGTGATAATTTATCTAAGGAAGACGTTGAACAGATTGAGACGCAACAGTTTCAACCTGGATTTGAAGAACTTTATACCATGGTTAATACTCATGATTATCTGATTAAGCTTGTTGCGGCTATAGAGGACAAGACTAAGACAGATAATGAAAAAATGGTAGTTAATGCCATTAAAGTACTTATTAGCAATCTTGAAGACGTTGATCTTTTAAGTAAGAGGGCGATATTACTCTATGTAAGGGAACTCACAACTTTAAGTTCTAAACAGTTATCGATTGTATTGAGTTCTCTTAAGAGACATTATCGTGATGTAAAGAACACCGACGAGTTTAGCATATAGAGCTTCTCTAATTGGTAGGGTTCCACTTATCAATATATTTGTTTATAGAAATAAGTGGTATACCTTTATATATTTAGGGATATGGCAAAGAAAAATATACCTGTTTATCAACCCGCCGCTCCATCATTTGAGCTACCCACTCCTCCAGAAGAACCTGACACAACTGGATTAGAGGTTGGATTTCGGCGTCCAAATATAGATGAATTGGACAATAAGATTAATCAACAGCTCCATGATTTCTCTTCTCTTCTTAATCAGATATCATCTGTAGAAGACAAGCAGAAGGCGCTCTGGAAGCAAATCTATGAGAACTCGGTGCAAGACCGTAAGAATGCCTACATCATGTGGATAGACCTTTATGGTTATGTCCATGCGAACCCTAATGAGCACGCTATTCATGGTCAAAACTTATCTCGTTACATGGAACGTATGAGTAAGGCAAATGATCAAATACTTAAGTTAACTGAATTAGTATCCAAGGCCAGCGAAGAGGACTTAGATGATATGATGTCTGAAGAAGACATATATGATAAAATTCAAAAAACAACAGGCATGAAACAATGAGCTCAGTAAAAAGACAAAAGGTTATCAAGCAGATAAAAGATGTTTTACTTCCTACCATTCTCGAACAGATAGCCGAGGGCGGTCTTGGTGGGCATATGTCTCACGTCCACGAGGATTATAATCTAACCTTTGGAGAAATAAAAGCTATATTTCAGCAAGCCAGCAAGGGTAAGTTAGAGAACGTGTCAGAAAAACTTGATGGACAAAACGTATTCTTTACGTTTACTCCAGCAGAAGGATTAAGATTTGCTCGTAATACCGGTCATATTAAAACAAATGGAATGGGGGCAGATGAGATTGAAACAAAATGGGCAGACAAGCCCAGGGTCGCTGCTGTATTTGGAAAAGCCTATAAGGTGCTATCAGCCGCTATAGCATCGTTATCTCCAGCAGATAGAACCGCTATCTTCAATGATGGCAAGATTTGGTATTCAGCAGAGATAGTAGGCACCCTTAATCCTAATGTTATAAACTATGATCAAGATGCCGTTGTGTTTCACGAAAGTGGAAATGTATATGATGAAAATGGTCAACCATTAAACATAGACACCAGCAAAAATTTTGCAAAGCTTGTTGCAACTACAAATCGTATGCAAGCTGCAATAAAAGATAGCGGCTGGAAAGTGTTGGGACCGGTTATGGTTTCATTGCAAAAGCTATCAAATAATGAGCCATTAGAAATGGCTATTGCCGGATTAAATGGCGTCATGAACAGTTATAGTATGACCAATGACAATACTCTTGGCGAAATGTTTGAAGAATATGTTATTTCTGAACGGATGAAAGATATTATAGCTGATGACGATACCAAAAGTTATCTTGCTGAACTTGTATCAGATTTTGAAAAAAATCTTACCAGCAAAAAGCCAATATTAGAAGATTTAGTTAAAGAGGGATTGGTGCAAAAGGAACAAGTTAAAGATATTGTTGACCTTATAAGAAATGGCACCGTTCTTTATAATGAAGCGACCGACACAGTAAGATTTATAATAAAAAATTTCGCTGAAGATATTTTAAAAGGCGTTGCAAGTTATCTTATTATAAATCCGGACAAGGAAATTCAACGCCTAAGAGGCGAAGTTGAAAAGGTTATAGAAACCATTAAAGCTACTGGGACAGAACATTCAAATGAAGTGATGAAAAAAGAATTGTCCCGTTTAGGAAATGTTGATAACATTACAAGTTCCATGGAAGGTATTGTTTTTAAATACGGCGGCAAGGTATATAAGTTAACCGGGGCATTTGCTCCAGTTAATCAATTGCTTGGAATAGCCAAATATGGTCGATAATAAAGAAGTCATATTTTAAAAATTGTTTTAGGTTATATCTATAGAATATGCCGAGAGCCGGAACAAATATAGCCCGTAGTTTGATGGGTGCAGCAGGTATTAATGCTGCGTTAACAGCGCAAACATTAACTTCCGGTCAAACTCCAACATTACAAAGAGCTGTTGTTGTAGATGTTATAACCGATTTATCTCTTATAACTGAAGAATACAAAGAAGCATTAACCGCAACCATTAACAATGCGGAGTTGCTTGATGTTATGTCTGTTAATTGTATTATTGCGAGATTGGTGTCATCTAATGACGGCAACGGTTCAAATTCTAATACAATATTATTCCCATTTTATTCTTCTCATTTCATGTTGCCTGTTATGCCTGGGGAACAGGTATATGTCATATATGAAGATATGCAAGGATCGGGAACAAAGGTTGGTTATTGGATGTCCAGAGTGTCCGGATATGGAACTTATGAGGATCCAAACTACACTCATCATGACAGAAGATTTGATCCTACCATTAATGAAGGCACATATACCACAAGGGAGATAACTAACAGAAATGCAGGCAACGGTCCTGAGACGTTTCAAAATGGCGGCAATAGTATAGATACTGCGACATTACCAGTCAACGAAAGAAACATGGCAGAAAATCCTTATGATGCCATATTCAATGAAGCCCGTGCAACTGCATTTGTTACGCCAGAACCGGTTCCGAGATGGAAGAAACGCCCTCAAGAGTTGGTGTTACAAGGAGCCAACAATGCATTGATAATGTTAGGCGAAGATCGTAATGGACCAATTGATGGTGCTATTAACGACAATCCTGTTGACATTATAAAGTTGGGCGGAGCTCCAAGACAAGCAGCCGCAATTGATATTGTAGTTGGACGAGGCAGATATCTGCCAGAAACTGGAGCTGATCCCAAAGCACCTGCGGTTAGCAATCCTTCTGGTGCTTCTTCAAATGCACCATTAATAATAGATAATATACGTGGTTATAAAGAAACGGATAAAAATCCTTTTAGAAACTCACGTGAATCTATAGCTAATACCAATGAAGGAAATCCTAATCCAATATTTGATGCTGCGAGAGTATATGTTGTTCAGCAAAGTCGTGTTGATGAAAATTATGGGTTAGTTTTCAACGGAACTCGAGGAATATCATATCCTCCAGAATGTCTTGCAAATGAGCAGCCGGTTGAGAATGGAACATTAGGTAGAAGCTATGTTGTTAATAAGGCAGATCATATACGTATGATTGCTCGCCGTGAACCACAAACTGCTGCCAGCGAAAACATTCCTGGGACTGTTCTTATAATTCGTGAAGGAAAGCTTAACTCTAATAGTATATCAGCAGATCCAGATACATTACCAACAGTTCCGGACGGAAACTTGGCTTACATATATCTTAATAAAGAGGGTAAGCTTCAAGTTGAGGCAAATGAAATATATCTTGGAAGAGCAGGAGATTTATCACAGCCATATGTTAGATACTCTGTATATAAACAAACGATAGAAACGTTACAAGATCAAATCAATTCTTTAAGAGATCACATAAAAACTCTTGAAGAAACTTTAGAAACTGCTTTTCAAACTGCAATTGCGGTTCCATATTCAAACATACCATCACTTTATGCTTTGGCTAACAATGCATTAAGGGATCAGGTGCAGTTTTCTAATTTGGATCAAACCATAACAGAAGCTGATGATAAAATTAAGAATACGTATAACAATACGGTCAAATCTACAAAAATATATGGAGAATGATTATGTCAAAAGCGGCGATGAAAAATACAATTAAAGCAATATTGCAATCTGAACTTGGTAAAGCTGAAGGTAATACGGGAGCCGGTAATGCACAGATAGACATGATATCAACCGCCATATCTGAAGCAGTTGCGTCTTACGTTATTAATGAGCTAACAATATTGAAAACGTTTTTGGTAACGCCTGGAGCATTTACAGGAGCAGGGACCGGGGTTGTTGTAGTAACAGCACCAGGAATAGCTCCATATACTCCTGGGATTCCATGAAGACATATATTTAATCCAGTATGGCGAGATTATCTTTTAAAGATGTTGGGATACAGAATTCAATTGAACGTAGTATAGTTGCGTCAGTTGCTCCCACGCCATTTGGTATCAAAACTCCATTAGAATTAGATGAAGGGAATTCTGTATCGATATTCAAGATGAACTATAGTCTTCTTGAACAAATGAGCGATAATTTAAGAAATATCATCCTAACTAATCATGGAGAAAGATTAGCAATGTATGATTTTGGAGCTAATCTTCGTCCTCTTTTAACTGATTTTAGCAATAAAGACAACTTTGATCAGGAGGCGATGCGTAGAATTAAGACAACTGTTGGAAAATATATGCCATTTGTTAACTTATTAGGGTATGAATCCAAAGTTGAAAGAACGCAAAACGTATATACTGGTGTTATATACATCATACTTGCGTATAAAGTCTCCACTTTTCCGGAGCAATTATTAGAAATAAGTTTATTTATAACGTGATATTAATATGGCTGAAGATAATAAAAAAAATGCATTAAAACAAGTAAGACAGCGCCGGTATCTTAATAAAGATTTCGATGCGTTACGTAATGATTTATTAGATTACGCCAGAAGTTACTTTCCTAATAATATCAGAGATTTTTCCGAAGCGAGTTTAGGCGGCTTGCTTTTAGATATGGCTGCTTATGTTGGTGACGTTCAAAGTTATTATTTGGATCATCAATTTCACGAATCGTTTCCAGAGTCTTCTGTTGAACCAAATAATATAGAAAGACATTTAAGGAAGGCGGGAGTTCCAATCGTAGGTGCTGCTCCTGCCGTTGTTAGTGTTACTTTTTATATAAGAGTTCCTACTGATGGAACAAATACTGGAAATCCAGACATCACATCGTTGCCAATAATAAAAGAAGGCACGATTATAAGATCAACAAGCGGTATCGAGTTTGAATTAACAGAAAATCTGGATTTCTCTTCTCGTCGTGTTGATGGTTCATTAGCCGCATCCGTAGCGGTCGGCACTACTAACGCAAATAACATTCCACAAAATTATATTCTTAGTCTTAATGGAATATGTATATCTGGTAAAAGAATTACTGAATCATTTTCGGTTGGCACTTTCATTCCCTATAGAAATATTGCATTAACAAACCCAAATGTAACTGAAGTTATAAGCGTTTCAGACGTGTTGGGTAATGAATACTATGAAGTTGAATCTTTAACTCAAGATACAATATATAAAAGAGTTACAAATCTAAGTTATGATAACAAGCTTGTTCCGGAAAACATCGTTCCAATTCCGGCTCCATATCGTTTTACAAAAAACACTGCGCTTCAAACAAGAACAACGACATTGATATTTGGAGGCGGTTCTGCAAGCACCATTAATGATGATATAATCCCAGATCCAAGTGAATACTCTCTACCTCTTTACGGTAAGAAAACATTTGCCAGATTTAATTTAAATCCTGGCAACTTGTTGCAGACAACAACCTTTGGAGTAATATCAGAAAATACAACATTAAACATCACGTATCGATTTGGCGGTGGCTTAGAGCACAATGTTGATGCGGAAACAATTACTTCGTTATCTACTCTTAATATATTTTTTCCGCAAAATCCAAATCCAACTGTTGCAGCTTACGTAAGAAACTCAATTGACGTTATAAATCTTGAAGCTGCTTCTGGTGGGGAAGACCCTCCAACTACCAATGAACTCAAGAGTAAGATACCTGCATTCCAAGGAATGCAAAATCGTATTGTCTCTAAACAAGATTTGCTCGCTCGTGTTTATACGCTTCCATCAAATTTTGGTCGTGTATTCAGAGCTGCTATAGAACCAAATCCAAATAATCCTATGTCTTCTCAGCTTTTTATTATTTGTAGAAATCAAGATAATCAGTTGATTGTGGCTCCAGATACTCTTAAGAAAAACTTAGCCAGTTATCTAAATGAATATCGTCTTATAAGTGACGCTATAGACATCTTAGATGCCAGAATAATTAACGTCACGGTCAAATATACCGTTGTTATAGATCCAACACAAAATAGAGAATTGGTTCTTCGCAATACCTTAAATAAACTAAAAAACTACTTTAACATTAAAAACTTTGAAATCGATCAACCAATTGTAATAAATGACATACAAAATATTATATTCAACACAGAAGGAGTTGCTTCTGTAACCAACTTAGAAGTCGGCAATGTTTATAATGTTTTGGATGGAAGACTGTATTCCGATCAACAGTTTGATATTAGAGCCAATACCAGTCGTGGCATTGTGTTTGGACCTCCAGGTTCAATGTTTGAACTAAAATATTCCGATTATGATCTTGTCGGCACAGCCGTTTGATAGGTGATATTATGTATAGATTATTATCAGCAAGCAAAGACACATATATCACAAATAAAATAATTGCAGGTTCTCCTTCTACTACATCTAACGTAGGACAAGCTGGAACGTTGGATCTGTTTAAACTTTATGATGAAACAACTGTATATAGCGGTTCAACTCGAGTAAGTGGCGTAATCGAATTAAGTCGTTTTCTTCTTCAATTTGATTATGAACCTTTACAACAAATAACTGCATCATTCCTAAACATTAACGACACGAGCTTTAAAGCCTTTCTTACTTTGAAGGATGCATATGGTGGTCAAACTACCCCTTCAAACTTCTCTATAAGGCTTATGGCGCTCTCTAAAAGCTGGGATGAAGGTAGGGGCTTTGATGTTGTGGCATTCCGTGATTTGGATACAGCGAACTTCCTTACTGCTTCCGTCGTTACCGGCACTCCAAACGTTTGGTTTCTATCCGGAGCAGCACAAAGCGGTTCCCTTGGCAATCCAAATATTGATATAATAGTTTCTGGCAATCTCGGCGCTGGATTACAAGATTTAACAGTAACTCAACAGTTTGCTCGTGGTGATGAAAATCTATATATAGACGTTACTACTCTTGTTAGTGCGGCTATAGCAGGTCAAATCCCAAACTATGGCTGGAGATTGTCATTCATCGATGCACAAGAAAATGATAACATAACACGTTTCGTAAAAAGATTTGGCTCTAAACAAGCCAAAAATCCTGACCTTCATCCACAACTTATTATCAAATATAATGATCAAATAGGAGATGATTTGGGTAACACCCTTTTTAACGTATCTCAAAGCTTGTTTGCTTATAATCGTATTAATGGTGGTTATCAAAACTTCTTCTCTGGTAGCACGGAGATTACCGGAGCCAATAGTCTATTACTAAATCTATATGGTGCAAAGTATATCACATATACAACTTCCAGCTTCTCCATATCGCATAGTGCCAGTATCAATCATTTAACTCGCAGTCTTTATTCTATAACTCAGAGTTTCCTTGGTAATCAGTATCTAATTGGTAGCGTTCCACAGACCGGTATATATTCAGCCGATGTTAACTTCAATACGATAGAGAATACGGCTCTAAAAAATTTCCTAACCGGTTCTACAAGCCAAGAGTTTAGATATGCATGGACCAGTTTAGATAGCACTCTTACGTATGCATCCGGTAAGACCCTCTACAAGCTCCCACAAGGCTCACCAAGCAATGTTGAAGAGGAGAACTGGGTAGTCAACATAACCAATCTCAAACAGCAATATAAAGCCTCTGAGCAGGCAAGATTACGTGTCTTTGTGTTAGACTACAACACGGAACAATCTGCAAGTAGATTAGCTCTTCAGCCAAAGAGCATTATCTTAGATAATCTAAAATGGAGATTAATTAATGCTTATTCACGTAAGGTTATTATTCCATTTGACAATGGAGCTACTCTTTGTTCATATGATGCCGAAGGAATGTATTTTGACATTTGGATGCAAGACTTCGCACAAGGGGAAGTTTATGAAATTGAGTTGATGATTACTTATGGTGGCAAGGAATATTTGATTAGCAATAACGGATTCCGATTTAAGGTGATGCCATAATGCCTATTAATAACACAAGAAATCTACAAAGAAATTCACCAGCTCTTTTTAGACCGATAATAGTAAGAAATGTTCAAGATCAAGCTCATGAAAGTGTAAGCTTCAATTTATATGAAGCCAAAGTAATATCAGATACCAGCATCGATAATACATCTTCATTTCGTTATAATGATCCGGAAACCGGTTTACGTTCGACACAACAACTTAACGTTGATTGGTCAGATTTTTCCAATCACACTTTTTTCAACTCTGCACAAGTAAAAGTCAATGTTGCATTTGATAAAATTCAAAATGGATATCCATTTGATGGGACGCAAAAAGAGACTGAAATATATCTTGATAAGCTAACCGGACACGAGAAATATATATATGATAATTATCCTAAAAACAAAGGATATTTGTTTTTCTCAGGAACAGTAGCACCATCATCTATAGCTTATGGAACTTACGTAACCGTAGTAGATCAAGCTGGCGCTGCATATGTTAATTTATCAAAAACTACTGATGGTAAAAATATAATCAATCCAAAACTTAATCCTATGACGATTGAGTATTGGTTATATATTCCAAGTCAAGCAAATAGCGATCAAGTCGTATTAGACAAGCATAGTGGTTCTTTTGGATTTTTAAGTGGACTAAATTCAACACTCTCTACCACATTAGCAACAAACAGTTTTTATATATCTTCAGGTTCTGCTTATGAACAATTAAGCGTTTCTTTGACAAAAGGACAATGGAACCACGTAGCTTGGGTTTGGGACAGAACGCCAGGATATAATGGCATATATGCATATTTAAATGGACAATATTATGCTTCAAGTTCTATGTCTGTTGAATTTGAAACAGTAGACACTACAAGCAATTTATATATTGGTTCTGGCAGCGCCTTAGCTACAGTCGGTTATGTTCCAACAAATACTTTGTCCGGCGCTTTAGATGATTTAAGAATATGGCATTCAGTTCGTTCTAAAGAAGATATCTATAACAATTATCAAAAGTCAATATTTGCAGATTCAAACCTAAAGCTATATTATAAGTTTAATGAACCATCTGGAAGTAATGCGCCAATTGTTATCGATGCATCTTCAAATAGCTTACATGGAAACTTAAGTGGTGACCGCAGTTCATATGTTAGACAGGTGCCAACTTCTTCCGTAGCGGGACCATCTCCGGTTATATATGAACAATTAGAACTATGTCCAATAATGTTTGGAAACCAAATACAAGTTTATAACTATAGAACTTCATTATACACAAGCGCAAGCATATATGACAATGAGAATCCAAACATTATAACCAAGTTAATTCCAAGACATTATTTGTTAGAAGGGCAAGTTGAAAGTGCTTTAGATACGGAAGAAGGAGAGATTGTAGATTCTTTAACTTCCGGAACTGATCCACGCTCAACAAGATTAGGAGACACACAAGTATTTCTTTTGTTCCTATATACTTGGGCTAAATTCTTTGATGAAATAAAGCTATACACACAATCCTTTGCCGATAATCAATTTGTTGATTATAATAACATTGATACTGTGCCTGATCAGTTTTTGCAGCAATTGGCAAGAAATCAAGGTATTGAATTGCCTCCTATGTTTACCGGTGCCAGCGTAGCTCAATTTATAAATGCTCAAAATATCCAAGATACTCCAGGGGTTAATCAATATTCTTTGCAATACATACAGAACCAAATATGGCGCAGAATATTGATCAATTTAAGAGAGATTGTTACATCAAAAGGAACAGTTCACGCTGTAAAAACATTCATTAGATCAACTGGCATTGATCCAGATCAAAATTTCCGCATAAGAGAATATGGCGGACCTACAAAACAAAATCTTGGTTTCGTAAGAGATAAACGTAACGAAATAGCATCGGTTTTAAATTTTGTTTCTGGCGGTCTTGTAACAAGCCCTTATCTTTCAGCAAGCAGAATAGAACCTGGATATCCAGAAATTACTGGAACTGCTAACGACGGTCTTTTTACTTCGGGTTCATGGACTTATGAGGCAACATACAAATTCCCAACCAATCTAAGATATGATGCAAATCAAAGCTTAGTTAGATATCTAACTACAGGAAGCAGTTTAGCTGCCAGCGGCGGATTAATAGCAAATCTAATAGCCTATTCCGGAAGCTTAGACTATGCCTCCACCACAACGAGTTCTATTACCCTTTTTGTTCGTCCAAATGACAATGTTGCTGCTCCATATATGAGACTTTATATGTCTGGAGTAAATATATTTGATGGAGATAAGTGGTATATTTCTTTTGGAAAACAAAGAAATGATGATGGACTTAACTCTGTAATATCAAGTTCTTATTTTTTGAGAGTTGTCAAAAACATATATGGCGAAATATATGACAATTATGTAACAAGTTCTTGGTTTAATGACTCTGCTGGTGGTGGTATTAACGTATGGAATGAGAAATCTGCTGCAACAAACAGTAGTGGTTCTTTCTTTGTTATTGGTTCCAGCTCTATCAATACAAGCATAAGCAGATTTCTAAATGATCCTGCTATAGCACCATCTACAGCAAGAGAAACAAACTTTAAAGGCGATGTTTCTCAAATAAGGTTTTGGAGCAAAAACATCAGCGAAGAAGAATATCCCGAACACGTTAGAAACTTTAAATCTATTGGCGTTCAAGATCCTCTTACCAATTTTAACTTTATAACCAATAAGAGTAGTTCTTGGGAACGTTTACGGATTGATGCAAATACAGATCAAATAGTTACTCAATCAAATGGCTCGGGCGCTATAACCATATTTGATTTCTCACAAAACAACTTGCATTTATCAGGAACGTTATTCCCAAATAGCCGTCAAGTTATAGATCCAGAAAGATACTATTACAGTTTCATTTCTCCAAAATTTGACGAAGCCAGCACTACAAACAAAGTCCGTATTCGTTCGTTCGAACAGTATGAGAATGTTCAGTCTACACCATGGGCACAAGTCGCTCCTGTGTATGAAATACCAAGAAATGAACAACCTACAGATAGCACTAAATTTACAATAGACTTTAGCGTTGTTGAAGCTCTCAATCAAGATATAGTAAATATATTTGCTACCCTCGATGAGCTTGATAATATCCTCGGCGCTCCGGAGTTGGTATTCTCTCCAGATTATCCTGGACTTGAAAATTTAAGAAACGTTTATTTTAATAGATTAACTGACAAACTAAACTTAAAACAATTCTTTGAATTTTATAAGTGGTTTGATAACAATATAGGAACATTTGTTTCTCAATTAATTCCTAAAAAGACGAAATTCTTTGGAACAAACTTTGTTATTGAAAGTCATATGCTTGAACGCCCAAAGTTCGAATATCTGTTTAGCGAGCTATATCTTGGAGATAGTAATAGAACTGGGCTTAGAGATAGAATATTGTTGCAAATGTTTTTAGCCACTTTTGCTAAATATTAAAAATTGATCTGCAATATATCTATACTATAATCAGGTGACATATGTCTTTTAATGAAACCCAAGGATTGAGTGGAACGGAATTCGTGCCGTATAACGATTCCACTTTGTTTTCTCCAGCCCAGCTTCGCATTGGTTCAATGCCTGAAGATGTTATTGCAATATACACGCAGTCGGGTTCTGGAATGGATACGTCTGCTTTTGATAAACTTCGACAAGGTGTTGAAATGAGGCGGCCCGTGCATGTATACGGGTCTACTCAACCAAAGCTTTGGGCAGGAAATCTTCTGCATCGCCCACAAGAGTTTATTCCATATGGCGAAGCTCGAACATGGACAGAATACGAAAATACTACGGAATATTATGACAATACTATTCCTTTCAATCCTATCCAATATATAACAAGCAATAACGATTATCCTTATCCAATATATTTCAATGATGGTCCGCAACAGGGACAAGAAGCCATTATGGAACCTCTTACTATTCCATTTAGAGCAGAAACATCATACATTGAAGGTGCCTTTCCAGTTCATCGTCCAAAAGGAAATCTTGAAGACGGAAATCCAACTTCCGATTCCGTTCAATCTAATAATCGCATATTACAGTTTATTGCGTATGAAGCACCATTAACATCATCGCCGTTTCTTGATGGTGGACAGCAGTATATTGGCGATGGACCAATACAGGATGATATTATAATAGAAGGTTATGTTAATTTCGTTCAAAGATTAGGCGATCCATTTGACGATACAGAAAATGAAGAAATAGTTAAGCAACTAAATATTAATCCAAATACTGTTTCTAACCAAACTTTCTTGAGTCGTCTTGAATTGTTGGATATCAATTTAGACGAGGATATAAGAGAAACGTATACTCAAAAATCGGCTACTGCTGGATATTCTGTATATGGACCAGAACAAGGTCGTTATGGAACTGATAGCATAGCATATACTGGATGGAGTAGAGGTTCATGAGCAGACAAGAAAAAAGAACCAGAATAAGAGTAGTTTCTCCAAAGCTACAATTACGTGGTCAGGATGCTCTTACAGGCTCTTATCCAACCAATGTGCGCTTCTCATTAGATGGTCGCACAGGCAACTATAAAGTCGGTTATAATGATGTTCAGACGATTGTATTCGGCACTCGTTCAAATGGAACGTCATGGCAAAATAATATGATTGGTTATTGGACCATGCAAAGATTGGGTCCAACCGGTTCAGCAGCAGGTGGAATTACTTTTGAAGCAGAAATATCCGGTTCTCTTAGAGAGGGAACATATCCATATTTAGATTTTAATCTGGCTGACGATCCTTCAACCGCTTTTAAATTTATTGGCGTTAGTCAATCTTTTCCACATAATGGCAAAGCTTATAATGTAGATATTGATAAAGCAACTCCAATCCAAGGAATAACTGCAAATTTTGAATTTCCATATATACAACCAAATAAATCATACGATTTTAAACCAAGCTTTAGTCCATATGGAATTATATACGATCCTGCTTCTACTGTTACGAGTGTCACTCCATTGTTGGCTCAAAATATGGACACAGATAAAAGTCTGTTTGAGTTTGCAGATGTAATAGTTCCAACTCCTGGAAAAATAGTTTATGAAAGCTTTACTTTTGCAGGTTGGTTTTATTACAACCATGATGTTAGCAATATATTAAATGGCATATATTTGATTGCCGGGCCATGTAGAAAAAGTCCATGGAATGTCAGTAATGTAGACTATATAGCTTCTGCTACTGAGAATGTCACTCCTAACGCACTAGATTTCTCTATTTCATTCTTGAGTGGCAGCACGGCTAACAGAATGACATTGAATACAGTTGCAGTTCCAAATTTGGTCAACACTTGGTTTCATTTTGCTTTTAGTTTTGATGGAAAAACTTCTGGAGCTCCGGCTACATCAAATTCAATAAAAGTTTACATTAATGGGGAGAGAGTAGCTGTCTCGTCTTTTGGCTCTTTTGGTGCCGGATTTGACTCATACGATACAGATACTGCGATACAATATGGAATTTCTTCTGGTTATTCGTTTGCAAAAAATTCATCAGTAACCGGTTCTATTGGCGAAATTTCGTTTTTCAATAGAGAGTTAAATTCTGATGAATTAAAAGAAATATACTGTTCTCAAGTTCCATGGAATAAGAAGCGTCGTGTAATAGCAGGTACCTCTATAGACCTTGATAATGACCCTTATCCAGTAGATGCTGGAGAATATATGACCACCTTCAATAGAGATGGCATGTTGGTCACCGGCTCTATTGTTAAAGGCATCGGAGACAATCAGGAGTGGGTTCATTTCTCTCCAGGTCAAGAGATGCAACCTTTCCATGATCAACTACAATACGCCGCAGATGCCAAAGGAGCTTCTGTTGCAAATCCATTCTTTACAACCGGCAGTTCCATTTCAGACGTTGGTGAAGGATTTAGTTCTCCACTTTGGAGCAAGAATAAGATTGAAATACCTATGCCAGTTGTTTCTGCATCTTCAATAGGTCCAGTAAAAGGAAAATTTAGTTCTTCACCAAGTGCTTTTGAGAATTCTTACAGCTCTCCAATGGCTTATTATAATTTTGATAGAAAGATTTGGGAGCCTATAGGAGTTGGTTTAAATTTTAACACATCCACTTTGAGAAATGCAATTGAATATATCCCAATCGGATTTTTTAACGGATTTCTTTTTACCGAAAATGTGCAGCCAATTGCAGCCCTTCATAATATAGGATATTGTGGCAGCGATTTTGGATTTCCATATCATCCAAAATATCATGCAACAGGGTCACAAGCTATAGCTATGTCACATTATATAACGGAACCTTTTTTATTAGAAAAGGCAATTATAACCATAGGTAGTTGTTCATGGGAAGTTGGTTCAGTTAACCTGTCTAATGTGACTAGTAATATTACCGGCTCTATCAATACTTTCTTTTTGCTTAATCAAAGAAGAAATCAAAATATTGAATATTCAAAAGGCATATATGCCAAAGAATATGGAGACGCTAGCGAATCCGGAAAAATAATAAATACTAATATCCCAACTTCAATACCGCTATCAAAAGATCAATATGATGCATCAGAAACTACATACGTTGATACGGTAAGGGATATCTTAGGTTTCTCACAGATATATTCGTTTGCAAGCGGTTCTTTAGCAGGAACATATCTGCAACCTTCTTCTCCAGGTATTGGGTTGAGCAAAACAACAAAGACTTTAGCAGACCTAATTCCACAAACAGACAATGATATTGTTGTTGAAAGTCAGGTTAGTAATATCTCCGGTTCCAATTGGAGTTTAACTAACATGGCTCTACAAATGAGCTTAGGAGTTCCTTGTTTTGGTAGCTTGCCTCCATACAATGTAATTGGTGGAAATAGTATCGTAACAAGATACAATGGTTCGGCAATAACTACTGATTCAACTTACATTGGTTACGATGGTTCAAGGACTGGATTGAATTTAACACAACTTTCTACACAAGGGTTAGTCAACGACCTGTTTGTTGGAACCAATCTGGAACCTGCTTACACTAGTGTTGTTAAAGCTTTAACTTCTCCACGTACATCATTCAATTTTGTTGATGAAAAATATAAAGTAAATCCATATATTTTATATCCAACCGATCATTTGATAATTGGCTGCCAAGCGCCTGTAAGTATTAATCCAGTTCAATATACTACAACATATGTCGCAACACCAGTAGCTGAATCCACATTGACATTTGGTCCGGATACAGATGAAAATCGCTATCAAATTACCTTATATGGTAGCTACATAAAAGAAAACAAAGAGTATAACGATGGCACTAATCAGCTTTTGTCCTCAAATGCAATACATGAGGTTATAGAATAATATGCCTATATTTGATCAATTTGAAACCGAGACTTATGTTAGCTATTCCGGTTCCTATACGGATAGGATATTCTACGGTTCTATAAAAGAAAACAGCTATTCAACAGCCAGGAGCACTATAGCTCTTAAGACAACTGGAATTGTTTCTTCGTCTTTTTATCAAAAAGACATAAGCAGATCTGAACAATTTGGCTATGTTTTTGGAGATTATATACCTTCAAAATCACAAAACGGAAATCTTAAATTGTTTAGTGTTAATGAACTAATATATAATTCATTAACTCCATCTCCTGTAAGTATTGTAAAAGCAAATAGTCAGTTAATTCCATATTTACAAACCACTTCAAGCTGGAAGCAGATATTTTCTGCAAGCTTAGATGCGGCACCGAAGTTGGATCGAACAAGCTTAACTGAAGATAGCGCACATATATTTTTAACGGCTCAAGGAACAAATATTCCTGTGCCAAATGCGTTAAACAATAATATATTGACGGTTCCAGTTAATTCTTTTACAAATACAATCTGGCTATATCAATATCCTTTTCAATCTAAATTTAAGAAATTAGAAAAATATTTCGGCACCGCACTTGATAACATAAGTATAGAAACCGACATATATAGTAGTAGTTTCTATAGTCCTCCATTTCAGACAAATAATTTAGGTTCTTTGTTTTATGCATATGGAGACGGGACGTTTAAACGTTATACGCAATATTCTCAAATGTGGTTGGGTCTTGGATCTAAAACCAGTTTGCCATCTAATATAGCGCACAAGCACGTATATACAAAATCTTACAATCCATTGCAAAAAGTATACATGAGCAACTATTCTGGGTCCGTAAATCCAGCTTATATCGCTTTTGGAGAAAATGGAACAATATTAACAAGCTCAAATGGACTATCTCATACGTGGAAAACTATTTCTTCGATCCACGAAACTCCAAGCGCCGTTGCATCAAATGCCTTTAATTTGCCAATGGAAATTGACAATTGGCCGCCCACTATATATGGCGCTGGCGGAGGTATAATACCATCATATACAAATGCAACTGGTTCTATTCGTGATGCAATGCCCATAGCATATAATTCGGCATTAGTAAATACAAATGGCAGTCATTTGCAATGGCTTTTAATTGTTGAAGCAATCGATTCGAATGGAAATAGAAGAGGTAAATTAGTAAGGACCAAATCATCCAGATGGGGAAATAAAATTCCTTCAATAGATGATTGGGAGTTGGTTGATTTAGATCAAGAATTTAACATGGGTGCCGCCGCCGTCACTCCAATTGACATTGACTTATATTCTTTTTCTACTAAAAATCCTGCTGGGCAAAATATAACTCCCACAATTCAGCAAATATTTGTTGTTGGCAAGGTAGATGTATATGATGAATTTGGCACTACAAGAAGCACGAGTGCTTTAATAGGTGTCGGAGGAAATGATGGTTCGGCGGCATATAGTAGCTGCGAAGCAAACACATTTACAAGAAATACTACTGGACAGGCTGATAGACCAGACACCATATGGTTTTCAACTACCGGTGGAAAATGGAACGATAGAACTGGGGCGTTCGCTTACAGTTGGGTTTGTGGATTAGATTGTTCGACTTTATCACCAACCGGGTCTGGCTATATGGCTCGGTCGATTGGTTCAAATATCAACGCAACAACAGATACTTATACACAAATTAATCTTGGAAATATCTGGGCTTCTGCGGTAGATGTGCCTCCACTATATTCAATAGCATATTCTCATATTAGCGGTGCTCTTGGATTAGGAAGCAACAGAACAGTTTTGTGCGTTGGTGCTAGTGGCACGATATTAAAAAACACAAACGGCGGAACGTCGAGCGGCGATTGGCTTAAAAAAACGCCAGATAATGGTTATGCGGGCACTTTTGTTGATGTTAAGAAAATATACTCTCTTAATTCAACTCAGGGCTTAGAAGCATATGATTGGGTAATTGTTGGAGATGATGGGGAAATACAAATCAGCTCTGATGATGGCAACAATTGGGTAAGCTTAAGAACAGATGGAAGCGACTTGGACTACCCAAATAGGATATCCGGTTCATCTGGATTAGGAAATGTAATCTACTCCAGTCAAACATATGGTTCTGGCTCTAAGAATGTTGTATATACGTCAACAAACAGAAATAACTCTTTTAGAAGCTATTATGCTGGTTCTATAGAAAAAACATTAGTTACAAACGTGAGCAACGTTACAATACCACCATTTACAATGGCTGTTGGCGGCGTAACTACTCATGATTTCAATGAAAAGCAATTCAATCCTCCAGTTACAATTCCGGCAGTTAGTTACGATACTGTTCTTGTATGTCGTTTGGCAGACGTATCTGGAACAAATAGTCAATACACAAATGATTTTATTGATCAATATACCGTTAGTCCTGTTGTTAAGATCAACAAACCAGTAGGTTCGTTTATAAAACCAACAAATTATGATTACAGCAAAGCTTTCTTTGGTTATGGAGATGGTTTTTCTTTGGATTTAACTGATTGGCAATATGGTGGAAATCTAAATGTCGGTAGAAAAGGAAAGACACCAAACTTCCTTGATTGGAGTCCATATGATTTATATGGACATGTTGATATTCCACAGTTCAACCTTTACAATCCACAAATCAGAGGCTGGAAGTATGGGTTATACAGCGGCATAAACACTCCTTCTTCAGCAGTTTGGCGTCGTGGAAAATATGGACAGTTACGTGATATGTTGGAACAACGAATATATACAAAAACCATTCAACTTCAACAGCAAAATCCATATAATTTTCCAGCTACTGCATTGAAAAGAACTGTTGATAATCCTATTAATGTGGAATTCGTAACTGGTAGCGCAATATTTGCTGATACGTTAGATTATGTAACGGCAACAAATCCAAGCTATAATCCTTATGATAGTGGTATTTATGATAGGGAATATCGAAGTGGGCAACCTTTCTTTGATAGAGGAAATGAGGATTGATTTATGGCTGGACTATTAGATCCTAAAACTCGAGTATTAGATACGGTCATCACCAATGAAGGCAGAAGACAAGCTGCTACTGGAAAGATGAATGTTGAATACGTATCCTTTAGCGATGCGGGCGCCATATATGCCTTAGATACGCTTGTATCTGGTGGACTTGACTTCACCTCACGTTTAACATTTGAAGCCGGTAATCTGCCACAGGACAGCATTGTATTTGAAACTGATGATAGTGGCAATCTATTAGCCAACTTTGTCGATGGAGATAATGGATATAGAGTAAGAGCTGGAAAAGTATTTCCTGTTCTTACCGGCTCAACAAGATTTGAAGCGCCGTTTATAAGCGGATCACAGTTTGCCTCATTAGCAACAACTCTGCTAAGTTCATCTTTAGAAAACTTTAAGAAGCTTTCGATATTAGCCAGCCCAGATCCATTAGACATAAACTTTAACGAATTCATTATTGATAAAACACAATTAACATATAAGATTAATGATACCAATCCAATATCATCTGCTGGCATACAGGAAATTGATATTGACAAAGTAGAAAGTATATTCTTTGACAAGAGACTTTCCCATATACCAAACTTCCAATACATGCCTCCAATTAACAAGCCAAGAATAGGCAAAACAAATTCTTTAGTGATTGGATCATATAAAAACTTAAATCAAGCTCCATATGTTTCTTATCAAGATTTAGCTACGGAGCTGAGCGCATCTCAACAGACTGGTTATAGCTACGATATTGATTTTACGGAAACCTCACGTCAAAATAACTTGTTATGTCAATTCTTTGAGGTATATTCAGATGGGATGAAGAAGCTTGATGTTATTGACTATGGCATATTCCCTCCAGACCAAAACGGAAATGCCCATCACGTATTTTTCGTTGGTAAAGTATTTATAGACAGCAACAATACCCCAACTTTCGTGAATATGTTTACTTTGGTTTGGGAGCTATAGGATTAATATGGTATTACCGGTTTTAAGCAAGCAATCTCCGCAATCCACAATAATAAAACAAGATACAGTAAATCCAGTTCTTAATAAAGTTATAAGTGGTTTAGCTATATATCGTTTAACGTATTCCTTTAATCCTAAGTTGGCAGATGCTTTAAAGGCAACATCCTTAACGATAAGCGTTTCTACAGAACTTGGAAACAACAATAGAAAACCTCAAATCATAAAAGGATCATCGGCAGAAACGATGGTTGATAACATATTGCAGCAAGTCAATATATATCAAAATTTATCTTATGCCAGAAACAATTATGCTTTTTCCGTAAGACGAGATATCCGTAAATATTATTCTGTTAGTGATATTAAAAATAACGATCTATATACACGTGTATTTGTCAGTGAAAATGTTGGTGCAATGAATGCACTAAATCAAAACGCAAATACTAATAATCTTAATATCAATGCCAACTTGTTACAGAACATTGCTCCAAGTAAGTTCAATCTAAGAAAGCAACTAAATAATCTTAGATATACACAGAAGATTGATCCGGCGAGTTTGTATGTTGGCGGAACTAATGCTATTGTTCCATTGACAAAAACTTTCGCTGGCGTTAAGCCGCTTTTAAACTTTACTCAAACCTCATTGTTCTCTCAAAACTCAAGAGTTAAAAATATCATATCTTCAGCACTTTCTAAAACTACAATCAATACACAAGGAAGCTTACCAGAAGACACATATGTAACAACCATTAAAAAAGTTGCAACGGAAACAATTAACGTTTCAGATAAAATCATAATCCCCGTTAGCATATTTGGAAAATCAGATTTCAAATTAATATTTGAGTTGTTTGATAATAATGAAAGAAGACTTCAAAGATTTGAGGTATTCGTATCCCACAATACAAATGTTAACACTTTATTCATCACTATACCTCCAAGAATTAATAAGAAAAATAATCCTGGTTCATCAGGAACTACTATGATGGTAGAACAATTGGACCCATTCGCAAAAGGAATTTCCGTTTATCGTAGAACCTTATTTTCACAGGCTAATGATACAACGGCTAATTATGTTAAAATTGCTGATATCCCTTTAACCTCTGGAATGGACCCATATACTTTCAGAGACAATGTTAAAACAAACAATGATATCATTTATAGATTTATTCCATATGATGAAGACAAATCTTTAGCTTCAGTTTTTAGCACTATTCTAATACCAAATGACAGTCGTTCTCTTCCAAGAAAAGTTACCAATAGAAGAAGCTTCTGTGTTTTGGATTATTCTACCGATGTTGATTCATTAATTATTAAAGCGACCGATGTTCCAGTTGAAGCTGTAGCCATATGTTTCTATAGAAGAAATAAGACTATTAATCAAGATAAATTTACTCGTATTTCAAACATAATTCGTGTTCAATCTAATAGTGTTTTACCAATGAGATTGGTCGATACGAATGTTAAAAAATATAACGTTTATGAATACAAGATTGGGATTATATATTTAGATGGCATCGAACAGATGGCTCCTCAGTTATTGACTATTGAGTTTAGACCAATTGATAAGAACATAGCAACCGCCAATATAACAAACATACAAAACACTACGTATGGTAATGGTATCCCTGACGTAACATTTACTGTTTCCTATAGCATCAACAGTAACCAAGCGGAGGATCTTAAGAAACTTTTTACTGATCAAAATCTATTAGCAGAATATGGTCAAGAAATAATTAACAACAAACAAAAATTACAAAATTTATTTGCTTACAAGGTCATAAGACTTAATAAATATTCTAATGAGATTGAAGATTTTGGCGTTATAACTGATGTTAATTTTTCTGATAGAAAACAAGGGACATCAAAAGGCATAAAACCATTAGTTCCTGGGATAGAATACAAGTATACGATTACAACTCTTTTAAGGGATCCGGAAACTTTATATCCTACCATCCATAGAACTGTCTCAAAGACAGTTAAGGAAAGTAGAAAAAACTTAAATCTTATAAAGAGTTATGAGTATTATCCATATGAATGGAGCCAGCCAGTAACTTTTAGAAATGGCACTTTATATAGCGACACATCTATAATAAGAAGCTATCCTCAAACGTTACCATCGTTTGAATTTGGTCCGGTAATTGATATAAAAGAAACGTCAATATTGGCGCTTGAAGACCTTCCTAAAATTATCAACTCTGTTGTTAACTTCATTAGGAATAGGGGTTGCTTAATAGAGTGGAGCGTATCTGGAAACCATAAAAAAGTTGACTATTTTATTATAACTCGTGATATGTCTGGACTTAAAACAATTGTTGGAGCTGCTCACAGCATGAACTCTACAGGCAAATATACGTATTTAGATCAGCTCAATAATGACGAAAAGGGACCAGCTACATACTTTATAAATCCAGTTTATTACAATGATATGCAAGGCGCACCATCACAAACAAATAGAATTGTCATATAATACTACTTATAAAAGCCTATGTCAGTCAATATAAGAAAAACAACTGGAAACGATGCGGGTATTGTTACCAATCCAGCGAAAGAAACACTTGGTGATTCTATTGCTTCTGGTGTTAATGAAACCGTTGATATCACATTTGCAAATTTGATTAATCGTATACCAAATACAAAAAACTTTAATTTTGTTGCTCCTCCTAATGTCAGCTATAACGCTCGCAAAATTAATACTAATACCTTATACGCATTACTAAATCAAAAGCCGTTACAAGGCGGCAGGACCGTTCCGGCGCTTATTTCTTATTCTCCTCCTCTTGAACAAACAAGCGCCAAGCTGTCTCAAGATTCATTAAATGTTGCAGCATTAACGTCAACAGATAATCAACTTCAATTTGCGGCGAGCGCAGGTGTGTCCGGACAAGATTTGCGTCCAGAACTGATCTCTGTTTTGGATTTAGCTCCAATGTGGAAAGCTTTAACCAATTCAGCGAATGCAGATTCTATATTACAGAGACAATACACGGATTCTGGTTTGTTTTTAAAGTTTCAATATCAGACCAAACAGTTGAGACAAGATACATTATTAAGCGTTATTAAAAACGTTAAAGCGGCTAATACTCAAAATAATGTATTTGGACCGGTTCGTAATGATTATCTTGGAGAAATTCAACTCGTTCAAAATAACCTAAATTTTTATAAAAATGTATTAGATAATATCAACACGATCAAGAAATCATTTGAAATAAGATTAATACCAGAAGAAAATTATAAAATTAATCAAAAGAATATTCCTTCTATTAAGAAGTTTTTCATTGAAAACATGAAATATACAGAAGAACAATATTCAATATTTTCTGAAACAAAGCTTTTCTTACAGCTTTTGTATGATTTTAACGTAAGACTTAAAAACTATTCATTTGGATTTTTGGATAGATTAAACTTGGCACGTCGGAGCGACCTTAGCCCTATCAATATAGATCTAAGTCAAGAAACAGTTGGTTATAACTTTGATATATCAAATTTTCAGCCTCAAAATAATGCTATTATTAATGCATCTGACCCTTCTACTTTTAACAAGTTCTTAAGCTTATTACCAATAGAGACAGATTCAAGAATTAATTTACTTACATATGTTTTAGCCAAAGAATACGTTATCTCAAGCGGACTTGGAAATTCAAAAAATCAAACATTGCTGAAAAAATTTAATGCACCAAATTCTGGAAATCCATTCGTAGCTATACTGGGAGATATCTCAAATAACATACTACAAGCGCCACGAAATAGAAATGGAATATCATCGTTAACATATGTTCCATTGCAAGGACAATCAAATGTCAATGTATTGCCTTTTGAAACAAAATATATTAACGATCCCAACAACTCAAATTTGGTTTGGATTCCTGGTGATTCTTATTATTCTGAACAAATTATAAAACCCTCTGGGACAGAATGGAATACAGAACCTTATACGACGTATATAAGCAATTACACTTCAATAGTTCAAAATGCTTCTGATATCATTACTACTCTTTTTAACGTTGAAGATACCACAACTGCTGGTCAAACAATAGATAGACTGTTGAATCCGATTGACCTTCAAAAGAAAATATTGCAAGCTTTTTATGTTGCATTTGATAAAGTTACTGAAACCGAAGAAGAGGTTGCAAGTAGATTAGATCCTGCAAAATATCTTAAGAAACTGGCTCTGGAACAAAGCAAGAAAGAAGCTACAGAACAGTTGACAGAAGAGCAAAAAAATATTCCGGCTGGTGAGTTCGAAGTATCACGCCAGGGAGGTGGTCTAAACTCGTCTGGACAGCGGGACAATGGATATCAGGCTACTGAGTCCGGGATTGACAAAGCAATTGATGAAATCAAGAATCCTCCTATTGTCAAAGCTCTACAAAAAAGAATTGACGATCTTACAAGACAGATTAATGAACTTAATGTGCCAGATCCAGGAATTCTTGAAGTAACCACCGAACAAGCTTTAATAATGAGCATATTCAATGCTGCCAATTCAGATCCAGATTTAAAGGTTACGCTTTTTCAGTTCTGTATATTAGCTGGACTCATAAGAAATATGCCAGAACAAAAAACAGGTCTGTTCAATATATTGGCAAGAAATGAGATAGATACAGTCTCAAAACTTTCTTCTTTGTATAGCACTATGAATACAGATCTTAGTCAAGCTGAAAACACAAGCACAGTAGACGGTTCGAAGCTTTTTAATTTGCTTAAACAATCTGCCGATGCAATATCAGGCGGATATCAAAAAGCAATAAAATCCGAATCTCCAAACAATCCATATGTTTCTGGATTTAATAGCGGCAAAGAGATTACTACATTTATAAGCATTTCTGACATATCAAACGTTTTGCAAAAAGCTGCTTTAGCTCAAGGACCATTTGGAAACGTTAATTTAATATATCAATATATTAATCTTGCCAACATTTTTTTTGAGTCGGCACAAGTCAATGGTTCAAATGTGCATTTGCTAAATGACAATTCCGGAAGAACAAGATTGAGTTCTCTTAGTTGTAGCACTCAGCTTTTTATGCTTTATGAAATATTTTGTCAATATGCTAAAAAGTATTCATTCATAAAAATAAAGGGAAGTATAAGTCAAGATATCTTTGGAAAAATACAACTAACAGAAACAAGAGTATCTGGGTCTTATACCGTTCAAGCAGATAAACAAGGTGACCAACCTGGACCAGATGGAACAGTAAATGTTAGTTTCACAGCGGCTGTTTCTTCGGAAACAAAAACGGGAGTTATCAACATCGTTAATTTGGCAATTGATTTAACAAATACTGGAATGACACAAAAGGCTATAGGACTTCTTACTTCAGATTCTAAAGAAGAAGATTTGCAAACTGAAAGAAGTAACAACATATATTTTGTTGCATTGGAAAATAACAAGAAAAAAATTCAACAAGAATATGATGATATAAGCAATATATTGGGAATATATAAAGTTATTGGAGACAACTTAAATCTTTCACTAAATCAAGTAAAACAATTCTTCACACAAGATGGATTAAAAGCTTTTTTGAAATCAAGTCCAATAACAAACTTAAATTTAATCAAAAACCTTTCTCAGCTTCGTATATCAGCACAAACATTTCAAGACATAAGACAAAAAACTAATGTTCCACTCGAGTTTGTATCAAATCCTGGCGGCGGCACTAACTCAAATACGAATATTAAAGATATTGAGATGATAGTGTCAGATGCTATAGTTCCGGAAGAATATGCTGCATTAGAAAAGATGTTAGAAAACTATAAACCAACAACAGGCTTTGGTGAAGCAGATATAAAAAGAAATTATAAGATACTAACGGTTGGTCTTCCTTCGGGGTTTACGAAGTATCTGACGGATAAAATAAGCATTAGAAACGTTAATGATAAAACATTTAGAGATCGTCAAGGAGACATTATATACGTTAACGTTTATGTGCGTAATGCCAAGTATCCAAATTTGATATTTAAACCAACGAAGCTTATTTTTGATGCCAGCCTTTTTACAACAAAAAAGAATTTGATTGACACAAAACCTCAAGTTGGCGAAAGATATCTTGATGTCCTTAACAGATTATCGATTACAGATTTCGAAGAACCTTTCAATCCAAAAGAAGTATCATACGATTCTCTTAAAAAAGATCCAAAATATAATTTCTTAAATGAAGAACAAATTAAAGAGCTTATTGTCAATCATACAAATAGCTATTTGTTTGGTTTGTATATGAGTATGACAACCGGTGTTAAACCATCGGAAGATACATTTGTTTTCCCCACAGCGCCAGCTCGTATTCTCAATCCAAAAGCAAGAAATTTAATAGATGCTTATTTAAAGCAATTGAAACTAACGGTTCCTTCTGGAGAAAGTTCAACGGCACAAATATTAGCTAATCCGGATATAGCTGATGATGTAAAAGACCTATATAGAATATTCACATATGGAAGTTTGGTTTTCAATCAAGGCGAAGTTATTAGTCGTGTTTTGTATCCAAAACTCTTTGACAGAATATTTTATTTGCCAATGCAAATGTATGTAATGGAAATTGACATTGAAAAAACAAAGTTACTAAATCCAGACATCAATGCATTATTGACGCCATTGGGAAATAAAATTATATACAGAAAAGAAGGTCAAAATAACAAATATTATCTTATTGATGGTAAGGCATCCGAGTTTATTCTCAAGGACATATTTGTTCAGATAGAAACCGCAGAAGATACGAGACAAGGAACTATAGTTCCAACCATAACGCAGACCGCTAATGGCAATAGTATGTCACGTTTAAGATCAACGTTGCGTAATGCTTTGGTGACACAGGGTTTGAATAATAATATCACAAGAAAAAAGATATTCTGAAGGATACTACATGACGAAATCATATCCATCTAACAAAGCTGTAATCATAGATGCTCCTGGCGAAATACAAATTCCAGAGGCTTCGTTTGTATACAATTTTTATTTGCCTGATGAATATAAGAATGAAAATCCTCTCAATGCAACCCCAAATCGTCTACAAAATGATCTTCAAAACTATCAAAACATTACGTTAAGACAACAGTTAAAAAGAAAAATTGAACGATTTGTTCCACGTTACGTTAATCTCAAATGGAATCCAATAATACTTGGAAATAGACCCGATTGGATTGGCACCGTATCAATAAAAAACAACTTAGATAAAATATTAGATGAAGAAACGCTATCATCAGATTTTTTTACAAGCATCTTATTCAAAGATAATGGAGCAGATGGAAAAGTTCTATATGCTATTAATAAAGCAATTAACTCAATTATAGTTCAACAATCTATAGATACTAATAGTCTATCTCAACTTGATATAGTAAAAATATTAAATGCAAATACTTCAAATCAAGTTGAATCAAGTTTCTTAGCTGAATCTTTTATTGATTTGGAAAAAAATGGTGTCAAATACATCAACAATGAAAACAAAGCGGCTATAACTGAAAGTATAATCAATCAAATTAGAAACGTTAAGCTTAAGGCTTCTTTCAATAATAAAAGAATCGCCACTCTACTAAGATCCTCGGTTCAACAACCAGACAACATATACGGCAATGAAACCTATGCCACTTTGCCTTTGGCAAACACAGTGCAGGAAAATGCTATTGTAGCGAGATCAAACTCTGTAATTGATGCTGTTGATTATCAAATGAATATGCCAAATTACATCAGCTATAATACAGAAGTTCAACCAGGAGTATATAAAACAGATTTTCAACTAATTGGCTACATTGTAGAGAAAACAGAATATCCGACGACCGGACAACCTATAACTAAACCTCCAGTTATAGTTGACTCTATAAACGTTTCTGAATGCATTGATTATAATGTCAAATATGGAACACAATACGGCTACACAGTTAAGTCAGTATTCTTATTAGAAATACCAACTTACAATATTACTGACGATAGTATTGAATTTGGTATGACAACTTATCTGGTGGCATCTCAGAGAAGTCCTGAAGTCTATATAACGTGTAAAGAAACCGTTCCTCCTCCGCCACCTGTAGATTTTGATATCACATGGGATTATCAAACGAATCTCCCATTTTTATCATGGAATCTGCCAGTGAATCCACAACGTGACATAAAATATGTTCAAGTATTCAAAAGAAATGGAGTCAATGAACCATTTCAATTGTATAAAGTTTATGATTTCAATGATAGTCAAACTCCTTTGTCTGCATTAGAGATGTCTGAAAATTTTGTAGATCAAGTCTTGGTTGATAATTTACGTAGCGCAAATGGCACAGCATTGCCAATAAAATACTATAGAGATGATGAGTTTACGAAGGAAAGTAACGCCATATATGCGCTGGCTTCTATAGATGCTCATGGAAACAGTTCAAATTATTCGGTTCAATTACAGATATCTTTTGATAGAAATCAAAATAAATTAATTAAAAGATCAATATCTAAGCAAGGCGCTCCGAAAGCATATCCAAACTTTTTCTTACAAAAAGATGCATTTGTTGACTCAATAAGAACAAGTGGTTCTAAAAAGTTACAAATAATCTTCAATCCGGAATACTTAAAAGTCACGAGTCAGGGTAGTCCGCCGACAGATTTACAATTATTGAAGACAGATTCAAATTCTATCTATAAACTACAAATGATTAATATTGACCTTCAAAGCGAACAAACTATTGATATTGCCTTGCAAGATACGAGAAATCAAAGTAATAAGCCTGGAACAAATAACATATCAAAAAATTCAACTACTTCAATAAATAATAATATAGGAAGCTTAACCACCGACAAGCTTAGTTTAATAAAATAAGGTCTGGAGATACATATGGGATTTTTACAAGGTGATACAAATAACATCATATTAGATGCTGTTCTAACCGATACTGGAAGAAAATTTCTTTCACAAAACAATCAAAGCTTTAAAGTTAGCAAATTTGCTCTTGGCGATGATGAAATCGATTACGGCATCATTCAAAAATATGGTCGCACAGTAGGCAAAGAAAAGATTGAGAAAAATACACCAATCTTTGAAGCACTTACCAATGGTTCTTTGGCACAAAAATATCGTTGTGTATCGGTTTCTGATCCAAATCTAATATATCTACCAAGCATTAGTCTTGTTGGTAACTCAACGAATATTCAAATTGGTGCATCAAATGCAAAAACTTCAAACGTATCAATCCAACAAGTATTTGCTGATCCGCTTAATGTTAATAGTGAGTTGGTAGACGCTACATATATGATTCAAATCAACTCACAATTTTTAGATATAGACAAAGAAACGCCGGAATATACAGAGTCTCAAAATCAAACATCATCATATCTAATCGCATCTACCGCCGGCAAGTCTTCTGACACAAATGGTTCAGTTCTTAACTTTACTTTAAGAACTCGTTCTATCACAACATCTCAGTTTCAAATATATGGCGCTGTAAATGGTACCAGCACTAAGACCACAATCAATACGTATATGAAAGTTACCGGATTACAATCCGGAGCTACATTAGACATATTGGTTCAGATCAACAAATTAACCTGATAAGGACAAGGTATAATGGCTACTTTTCAAGCGTTTGACAATCAAGATATTAAGTCAACAACTTCTTATTTAAACCAATTGGTTGATATCATTGGTTCTGATGTTTCTTCTTCTGCAACCAGAAGAGAATATCAAGTGTTCGTAACTGGAGGTCTTGGACCGGGAGTAACGTCTTCTTTGTTTCAAACAGTATTTGATCAAGACTTTACTTTACAAACTGCCAATCCAGTTTTTGACATCACTTATGGTTACTCAACCGGTTCATCAATAGTATCTGCTTGGGCCCCTACAATAGATGCAAACGGCAAATACATATTTCCAGCTAACTCTCTTATGATGAGAGAAAAAATAGATATATATCGTTTATTTGCACGTGAGTTGCTTGGTGATGAAACTGCAACATTTACAGCAACAGCCCCAGCATCAAACAATACAATTGAAATTAAAGAAGCTGTATTCATTTGCTTTAAACGTTTGTTTGCAAGAGATAAAGTAAAAAGAGAGACAACGGCCATTAGATTCTTTGTATCTGCTTCTGGAAATGGTGTTGCAGTTCCAACTCCAGCAAACGTAGCAGGTAATATTGTTAAGTCCGGTGTTAGTGCGTCTATCTTTACTGATATTAACTCCAGCACCAACAAATACTATACTGTTGGCGGTGAAGCTGCTGTATTAGTTGATTCTGCCGTTACAACAAATCCATACGGACTTCTATTCCTTGATCGTGGAATAATGGTTCTTGATATGTCAAGAAGTTTTGATCAAAAGACTTTTATATCTGGAGCTATTAGCTCTGTTGAATATACAAGCGGGATTAATGGAAATATGTCCGCATCACTTTGTATGTTTGGTGCGTCAGCTTCTATAGATGATTTCTTGGATCATTTGTGTTCAACAAGATTCACATCATCTAATGAAACCGCTGTGACATTTCAGAACGTTACAAATATTAACAGCACAATATTTTTCTGTCGTGCAAACCCAGATTCATTCAATTACTCTTCAAATCCAACCTATACAGATGACAACAATCGTATTGTAGTTATTGATGAAGGACAAGAGTTAGAACAAGAAGGATTTACGTTTGTATCTTCAATAGGATTGTATGATGACAATAACAATCTTCTTGGAGTATCGAAACTATCACGTCCAGTTTTCAAAGATTCTGAAAGAGATATCACATTCAAAGTAAGACTTGATTTCTGATATTTCAGATTGAACGTATGCTATGTCAATACAACGAGTTACACCAGATGATTTCGAAACGTTCACAATTGAAACCAATCCAAGAAGAACTTATGTCAGTTCTTCAACAGGTGGTGTAACTGGATCTCTTTATCTTTTTGCAAGACGTTCTACATTTCAAAAAGAACCATATCCCTTAACATATTATAATAAATCATATTTCAATGATTATGATTTAAATCAATTACGTTTGAATGCTATTACAGCTTCAACTGGTTCTACGAATATTGTTTCGGAGATTACATCTTATATGACAGGGGTTCAAGAAACTCCAATATCTCCAAAGCAATATCAACGATTAGAAATCCTTAGATTTGAGCCGCCGTTCCGATTTAACTCTAATACACTACGTAAGCTTGTTACCATCAATACGTTGATGCCATATTATAGAACTTCGTATCCAACGGCTCATTACAACTATACAAACTATCACAGTTTAAATTTTTTCTCTTCCAGCAATACCCCTACTGGAAGTGTCTTATTATACCCAAACCCACTTAACTCTTTGAATAGCAATTATAGAGATTATAGCTATTCCAATGCATTCTCTTTTGATTTTTGGATAAAGCCAAAGCCTGTATATACAAATGAAGTTATATACAAGCCTGGGACTTTAATGCATATGTCCAGTGCATTTGCTATAAGCTTATGTTCGGGATCGGCACGAGATATCAATGGAAAGATTAGTGGTTTTAAATTATTGCTACAGCTCTCAGGAGCCGCAGATATAGCTCCAGACTTAGCCTCAACATCATCTGCATATACGTTCTTATCAAATGATAATGCATTAGAAGTTAATAAATGGCATCACGTAACAATACGTTGGGGAGGTCCAAATTATAACTTTGGTTCCGGTTCATTTATTGTTGATTCAATTAATAAAGGTAACTTTGCTATAACAAATAGCTTAACAGTTGGTTCAGCATCTCTCAATCAAGATATCTTGTGCGTTGGCAATTATTTTCAAGGAACTAACGCTGGTCCATCCAATGAAACATCATGGTTTTTTTCTACAAACCCATCATTGAAATATGGAATAGAAGAGTTGAAAAATAGCACAGCACAAGATGCGCCTATATCATATGCTTTCAAATATCCTCTTAAGGCAGAAATTCATGAATTAAAATTATATAATTCATATCTCAATACCGATCAAATTAAAGCTCTTGATAGTTTTGGCGTAAAATCAATAACAAGTGATCTTAAGTTTTATCTTCCGCCTTTCTTTACACAAGAAAGTCCATATAGACAAGTAGTAAATGATGATGGCGGCGTATTAACAACTCCTTTGATTGCAAAAGATGGAACAACTATAGACCCATTTGATATCAAAATGGCTTTTGGTTGTGGTGGGCACTATATAAATCTCGAAAATTACGTAAGAGATTTTGTTACTGGGCGTTACCCAAGATTAATGAATCTAACAGCTTCTACTATCACAACAACGTTATCAACAGCAACTGAAGCAAATACTTTATTGTATTCAACCGGTTCAAATGTAAAGAGACTATATTCAATACTTCCAAACGATAATGGAAAGTTCTTTCCAAACTATGGTTTATTAAGCGATTTAAGCGGAAGTAAATTTGTTGATGATTTAGGAAATTATGTGCCAGGAGCAATCTCTTTAAGAGATATGATAACTGGTTCATTCCCAGGTCAGGTTTTACAATCTGATGATCAAGACAATTCAATATCAGTAGCTTTACAAGGAGCAAATAATCCGGATAACTTCTGGAAGAGTGGAGTTACACCCGCTTCAGATTATGCAATCTTCGATAGAACACGTGACAACACAAGTAATCAGGTTGTATTCTTTGATATCAGTAATATGTATTATGGTTTGTGTATTAAGCCAGGAACGTTTGTTCTGACAGATGCAAACATAAGCGGTTCTATAAGCGGTAGTATATCAATGACCATTAAAGATGATGGTTATGGTAATCTATACCGGGCAGATGCAGATACCGCTCATGCAACATGGGCTTCTATAGGCAACATATTTTATAACGAAGGAATTATTCTGCTTAAGGTTCCACAACTCTACTTCTTTGGTCTTAACCAATTCCAATGTGAATTCCAAGGCATTCAGAATATTCACGTTTTATCGGTAAATGGGTATGCAAGACCCATGCAGGAAATTAGTTCCAGCTATGCTCAATTCCAAAATGGGAATATAGATGATTTTGCAAATGAAAATGATAAGAAATACGTCTTTATATCCAATGTATTATTACACGATGATAATCTAAACGTTATTGGCAGAACTTCTATAGCTCAACCGGTTCTTAAACGCTCCGGTGATAAGTTTCTCTTCAAAATTAAGATGGATTATTGATCGATACACACATACTTTAGTCACGTGATTAGCCTATAATACCCATACACCTCTTCTAATTGGTAGGGTTCCACTTATGAACTAATACGTATTATGACAAAAGCAAAGACTACAAAAACTCCAACAAAACGCAGGAAGAGAACCCGTAAAGGTAAGAGACAGTCTCATTATATTACCGGAACACATAACTCTCCAAAATCTCCCCATCCTATTCAATATCGTTCTTCCTGGGAGTTGTATGTCTGTAAGCATTTTGATGAAGATCCGCTTATAACAACATATGATTATGAGCCATATAAAATAGCGTATATAGCTAATACGAAGTCTGGTAGGGTCAGATTTTATATACCAGATTTCGTAGTAAATTATGTTGATGGCTCTCAAAAAATTATTGAAGTCAAACGAAACTCTGCGTTGAATAATATAATGGTAGTAAAGAAAGCAGAGGCAGCAAGAAGATGGTGCGAAAGTCTAACAAAAAAGGGAAGGTTGACGACATACGAGTTTTGGACGGAGACAGTAATATTCCCGATCCGAGCCCGGTTCCTCCTTCTGGAGAAGCAACAGGAGAAGGCAAGCGTTTAGTTGATTTGGGTTTAGACATCAGCACGAGCTGCACCGGCATCTGCGTAATAGATAGCAAAACTGGTCAACTTGTTAAGCTGACACATAAGAAGCTTGTTAAGTTTGAAGATGAATATGAGAAGGCGGATAACTTTCTTTCAGACTGGATTGATCCATCTTGGAAAGTTCGTCGCATATACATTGAGGAAGCTGCCAAAAAGTTTACACCAGGGTTTTCGTCTGCTGACACAATAATGACATTAGGACGTTTCAATGGTATTCTTTCTTATATGGTCTATCAGTTATTTGGCGTTAAACCTATTATGGTTAATGTTCGCTCTGCCCGCTCTAAACTTAACATTAAGATAGATTATAAAGATAAGACCTCTTCCACTAAGGACAAGGTTTTGTTGCACGTAAGAACTTTAAATCCCAGTTTTCCATGGATAATCCGTGAGGCAAAGACGGGACAGTTTAAAGGTCAAATGATATATGATAAGGTTAATGAGGATCTTTCCGATGCTTGGATTATTTGTAGAGGTGGACAACTAATTTATCCATAAAATGCATTTGTTCGTCATATTTATAGGTGATGGATAGGTGATGTATGAAATGGAAAATAAACAACCAACAGAAAATGGGCATATATAAAATTGTTAATGTTCTAAACAATAGAATATATGTTGGTAGCGCAATTCTTCTTCAAAGAAGATATGCTTCTCATATATCATGCTTAAATAGAAATAGGCATGGAAACTCATATCTTCAAAATGACTGGAATAAGTGTGGTTCTGAAGCTTTTGAGTTTCATTTACTTGAAGCTGTAGAAAAAGCAGAAGACTTACTAACAAAAGAAAATCATTGGTTAAATGTTTATTTTGATAATAAACATACGTGCTATAACATATGTCCTGTAGCCGGAAACACAACTGGTGTATTTCATTCGCAGCAAACAAAAGAAAAGATGTTGTCAATTGCAAGAAAAAAAGCTGCCCCTTGGCAGATATTATCTCCAGATAACGTTTTGTATACAGTTAACGGGGCTCGTTCCTTTTGTAAAGAACATGGTTTAGATAGAGGCGCTTTAATTCGTATTAAGTTTAAAAAATCAATGTCACATAAAGGATGGAGATTGCCGGAAAATAAAGACTATACTGGTGATTTAGAACAGATTAAAAAAATGGTCAGTATGCGCTCGGCAAAAACATATGATTTAGTTCTTATTCATGAAAATGGAGAAGAATGTGGTCCTATACATAACGTTAAATCTTGGAGCGAACAGCGTGGTTTAAATTATCATGTTGTTCATGCTCTTATAAGAGGTTCATGTAAATCGTATAAAGGTTGGAGAAGAAAAGATAGCATATGAAAATATGGCAGATAGTTGGATTATTTGCCGTAGTGGAATGCTACTAAATCCTTGATTATGTCATCAACTAAAAAAAATTCTAAGAACCGTATAGATAACGATTACTATCCAACGCCTGATTGGTGTGTTAATCGTTTATTGGATGAGTTGTCTTTGCCTTCTGGTAAGTGGTTAGAACCTGCTGCTGGAGATGGAGCCGTTATACGGGCTGTAAACAAGTCTTATAAGCGTCCGCTCACATGGACCGCATCTGAACTACAGGATAAGTTTAAAAGCGATTTAGAAGCCTTGGTAGACCCAAGTCAAGTCCACATGGAAAGCTTCTTCGAGACGGGATTAAATAAAGAGTTTAATGTAGTTATTACTAACCCACCGTTCTCAAAGGCATTAGAGTTTATAAAGAAATCAATAGAGTTGGAGCCAGAGTATGTATGCATGTTATTACGACTTAACTTCATGGGTAGCGGTGAGCGGTCAGATTATCTCCGAGAACACACGCCAGATATCTATGTTCTACCAAATCGTCCGTCATTCAACGGTAAAGGAACTGATAGTATTGAATATGCTTGGTTTGTTTGGAGAGCTCATAACTTGTATGGACGAACGGGATCGGGAACGATAAAAATATTAAAGGACACTCCTAAAGAGCAACGAAAGAAGAAGTGATATGTATACCAGAGGTCAGGCTATAGAGTTTATTGAAAAGGTCTTTGGATCTGGAACTCTATCGAACCAAGGTGCTAACATATCGGTTTCTTGTCCCATCTGCACGCAAAAGAATGGTTCATTTTATAACAAGCGTAAGCTTGCAATAAGAACAGATAACTTTGCTTTGCATTGTTGGATTTGCAATTATAAGTCTCGTAATCTTGCTGATCTTATTCGCAGATTTCATTCCGGTTATTTTGCAGAATATCTGAATAGATTTGTTGGCACTCAACAGCTTAAGTTGAATAACGCCAATAACAATAAGATTGTTACAGAGGTTGAGTTTAAGCTTCCAAATGGGTTTCAGCTATTAGCTTTGCCGAATACCGATATGAAGATGGAAATTAGTTATCGGTCAGCCATTAGTTATATTGCTTATAGATTTGGTATAGAAGCCAAAGACCTTGATCCTTCCAATCTTTGGTATTGGAAGTTTGGAATTGCAATAGAGGATAGGGCTTTTGTTAATCGTGTGATTATGCCATCGTTTTCTATTGAAGGTGATTTAAATTATTTTACTGGAAGATCATATGCTGATGTTAATCCGAAATATTTAAATCCTAATGTTCATAGAGAGGACGTTATATTTAACGAGATTAATATTAATTGGAATGAGCCATTGACTATAGTTGAGGGACCATTTGATCTTATTAAATGCAATTCAAATGCCACTTGTCTTTTAGGTTCTGATTTAACTACAGATTATAAGTTATTTCTTATGTTAGCCAAACATAAGACGCCTGTGATATTGGCATTAGATCCAGACGCAAAAGATAAGGTTCTTAAGATTGCTGATATGTTAAGTGAATATGATATATCAGTATCTATTATGGATATTCCTGCGCCATATAAAGATGTTGGAGAGCTAACGCAAAGTCAGTTTAACTCGTTATTAGGAAATGTTACACCATTTAGTAAGGACTATTTGCTAAGGGCAAAGATATCAAAATTACTAAAGGCATAAAAGAATGACAAAAATAGTTCAGATTTCGGATATCCATTGGCGTGGTATTGCTCGTCATGACGAATATACAGAAAGCTTTGAAAGACTTTTTGATACTCTCCGGCGTAGGATTAAGCCTGACCTTATCATTAATACTGGAGATACATTCCATACGAAGACCCAAGGGATTACGCCCGAGGTTATTGAGAAGCTTTCATGGATGTTTCGTAGCCTTGCTGATATCGCTCCATCTATTACAATTCTTGGTAATCATGACGGCAATCTAACCAACTCTGATCGTCAGGATATCATTTCACCAATTCATGAGGCTATCAATCATTCAGACGCTTATCTTTTTAAGAAGTCAGGAACGTATCCTCTTCCCCGTGATGTGAAGGGGAGTAATCGTTTTGCTCTTCACGTATTTTCACCATTTGACGAAGATGGTTGGAAGGCTATTAAGCCAATTCAAGACAAGGTTAATATTGCTTTGTTTCACGGTTCTATTAGTGGCTGCAAGACGGACACGGAATGGAAGATGGAGCATGGTGAACGTGATGTTTCATTCTTTACAGGAATGGATTTCACAATGCTTGGTGATATTCATAAGCAACAGTTTCTTGCTTACCGTTTGGACAAGAAGGGCACCCCTAAGCCATGGGTTGGATATCCCGGTTCATTTATTCAGCAGAACTTTGGTGAAGCGGAAACAAAGGGATTTCTTGTTTGGGATATTAAGAACGAGAAGGAATGGGACGTTGAGTTCCATGAGCATGAGAATAGAGCACCATATGTTTCGGTTAATTGGGCTGGAACGGTAAATACAACTTTGCGCTCTATCGAAAAAGAGCGTAAGGAACGTTCATATATTCCAGGCAGTCGTTTTCGTATTATTAGCAATCAACCTATTCAGCAGGTTGAGGCTCGTCAACTTTTGAATGAGCTTAAGGAGCACAAGGGTGCTTCTGAGGTTGTATACAAATATGATCTTATCAATCGGATGGAAACGATTGAAACAACTGGAGAACAAGTTCTCAAGAACAATCTACGTAACGATCCTGACGCCCTAATCCGGCTTTACAGAGAGTTTGTCGAAGCGCACAAGGAAAGCTATGTCCTAAACGAAGAGCAGCTTGTAGAGGCTTCTACGGTCATTCGTAGCTATCTCAATCGTCTTAACCAAGAAGACATTGACAATGCTGTTCGTGATGTATCTTGGTCCCTAAAGAAGCTTAAGTTTGATAACATTTTCCGTTATGGGGAAGGTAATCAAGTAGACTTTGCAGGACTTGAAGGTATTGTTGGTATCTTTGGTCCCAACAAGATTGGAAAGAGCTCTATCATTGCGGCTATCATGTATGCTCTATTCAATACTACGGACAGAGGACCGCTTAAGGGCGCTCATATCATTAACAAAAATAAGAAGCATTGTTCTGCTGAACTAACGTTCTCTGTAGGCGGAGAAGATTATCTCGTTAAGAGAGAAACGATCCGCAATACTCCAAAGAAGGCTACAAAGAAGGATGATGATAAGACAGTAACCAGTCTTAACCTTTATAAGATTGAAATGGATGGAACTCTTACAGAGAAGAACTCTATTTCCAGAGATGAAACCGATAGAGAGATCCGAAAGCTTGTTGGTCAACCTCAAGATTTTCTTATGACTGCTTTGTCAAATCAGGGCGGCATAAATAAGTTTATTGAAGAAGGTGCCACACAGAGAAAGGCTATTCTGTCTCGTTTCCTTGACCTGGAGCTTTTTGATAAACTCAACGTGTATGCTAAGGATGATTATTCTGTTCTAACAGAGAAGACCAAGAAGTATATCGGTTTTGATTGGGCATCTGCTCTTAAGCGTGGGCATCAAGAAGTAGAAGAAATTGAAAAGAAGATTTCCAGTATTCAATCACAGCAGCAGAGCAATCTACAAGAGCGTGATGAACTGCGTTTGTGGATGATGCAGCATCAAAGTGTCATGCAGACGGTTTCATTAACTCGGTTTAATGAGCTTAAGAATGATATTGAAGCTAAAGAAAAGACCCTTGCATATCTATTGCGTCTTGAAGACGAACATGATAATACGGTTCGCAATATCAAAAATGAATTAGATGATGTTAAGTCTACCCGTTCAAAGTATGATATCAAGGTATTGCATGAGAAGCTTGAAAAGCTTGATCGTGTAAAGAATGATCTATCTTCTCTTAAGCAATCCTTTGTTAAAGAGACTGAAACTCTTGAACAGCAAAAGAAGTCTATTAAGCGTCTTGAAACAGTTCCTTGTGGTGACAGCTTTCCCACGTGTCGTTTCATCAAGGATAGTCACGCAGACAAAAAGCTTCGTCCAAATCAGGAAAATAAAGTTAATGAGCTACAGGAGAGTATTGCAGAGCTTGATAGAATTACAGAGGTTCTAATTCAAGAAAAGATTGCAGAAAGTCTCAAGCTTGACGAAAAGGCATCACGTCTTGAATATGAGTTGGAGACGAAGCTTAACAAGATAATTTCCGATAAGAACGTTAGGGAGAAAGAAATATCCATTATTAAATCTACTTTGGAGAAATTTGAAGGAGAAAAAAAGACCATTGGCGATCTGCTATCTTCTAACGAACGTAAGGAATTTGAAAAAAGGCAATTAACGCTTGATGTTATAGTAGAAAATATTGAGGCAAGGGAGCGAGAACAAAGGGATTTGTTTGTTTCTCTCGGTGGAAAGAACGAAAAACTAAAACTTTTAACAAAAGATCGTATTGAGTGTAAATCTGACTTGGAAAAGCTTAAAATATATGAGACGGTTCAACAAGCATTTTCCAAGAATGGCATACCAGCGATGGTGTTAAAGACACAAATGCCAGCGATTAATATGGAATTGGCGAAGATATTGGATAGTGTTGTTGATTTCACAGTAAGTTTGGAAACTGATATATCTTCTAATGTAATGGATGTATACATAGAAGATAGCCATTCAAGACGGATTATTGAGTTGGCATCTGGAATGGAAAAGATGATATGTTCTCTTGCACTACGAGTAGCTCTTATCAATCTATCCAGTCTATCTCGCCCAGATATCTTCATAATAGATGAAGGATTTGGTTCTCTTGATCAAGATAGTATGATAAAATGTATGGATCTGTTGACCATGTTCAAATCATATTTCCGCACAATACTTGTTATAACACACGTAGACCCAATTAAAGAAGTAGCAGATAAGATTATAGACATTTACAACGACGGGTTAGAATCGAAAGTAGAAGTATGACAGCAATTAACACAAAGAAGACACAAATCCGAGTTCCACGAAGTCGTGGTAGAACAGTAACCATTCCACCTCCTCCAATTGATGAAGAGGAAGAAGAAGTTGAAGAAGAGCCTCAACCAAGACCTCCAACGGATCTTGAAAAGCTAAAGAAGAAGACGAATAAGAAGGGTTCCTCTGAAGAAAAGGAAGAAGGAGAAGAAAGTGAAGCTGACGGCCCGCCAGTTTTTACAGATCGTTTTGTTCTTCAATTTGAAGGTATAGAAGCATTTCGGATTAAGAATGTAGAGTTACCGAAGATTATTTTTGCTCAACACAAGAATAGTCAATCTATTAAAGAGAAGAGCACGGTAATGGTATATTTTTACACCATGCCAGCGGACAAGGGAAATCAGTTATATCCATATAAGCAGTTATTTGAAGCCTGTAAGAAGAATGTAGTTAAGGTTTCTATTAAGTGGCTTGATGAAAAGGGCAACATTAGTTCTGAATGGGTATTTGGCGGTGCTCGCATTCAAGGTATTGACTTTGGAAGCGCAGCTTATGAGAAAGCCGAGCCAAGCGAAGGCGCAGTTGAGTTATCATATCAAACAATTAACGTTGATGGAATTGAATTCTGAACCTATAAACATTAACCTCTAACAAGATTTTTAAAAATGATTAAGAACAACAACTTCAAGAAAAACCGAAACTTCAACCATAACCGCAACAATAACGTTCGTAGGATAAGTCCATCAGATCGTGCTTTGGAGCTTATTGCAGTTTATCAAGAAACCCTATGCATGGGTTACAATGAGGAAACTTGGACCCAGGCTGCTCGTATTCTAAATGAGCTTAGTATGCATATTGACCTTGATACGCATCGTGAGTTGGGTTCTCTAATGACCGAGGCTTATACGGATGGTTCTCTTCAAAGCACCATTCTTGGTTGCGAGCGTATTGCTCTTAATATTCAGAAGCAACAGACGAAAACAAACCGCTGAACAAGATATATAGGTTAGAATTCAAGACCCAAGGGATATAATGTCTCTTGGGTTTTCCATTTATGAAACAAAGAAGAAAAACTGGTCAAGAAAAGTTAGTCAAAGATAAATGTGAGATATGTAGCTTTGATAGGAGTGCTGCATTAAATCTCCATCATATCATTCCTCAATGCGATCCAAGATCCACAAATGATAATCACAATCTTGCTGTAATATGTCATTCCTGTCATGATCTCGTTCATGCCGGTGAGATAACCATTATAGGGGTATATAAGACTACGGCTGGAAGAAAGCTAATGTGGTTCAAGGATGGAGAAGAACCGCCATTAGAGAAAGAGTTTTGGATTATAAAGGAAAACCCTATGGTTGTAATGAGGGGAAACAAAAAGACCAATTGACAACATAATATCTTCTATGGAAAAGAAGATAGAAAGCTTACATAACGGTAAGATTATTGTTGTTAAACCTACTGACACAAGCAATATAGTTCCTCTATTTTGCAAAGTTTGTCAATATCCCATGAAAACAATTGAAGATAGCATCTCTTATCGTAAGGTAGGAGTTTGTTCTCATTGTGATGGTAGATGGACAAACGACCGGCGTGTAGATTGGGAAACTGAAAAGCTTCCAGAGCCGGATTGGGAAGAGTGGGATGAATATATAGAGATAAGAAGAATAAGTGCTCGTTCTCCAATAAGTTTCCGGTGAAAGGGCTCTAATTAGAAAAAGAGGCAAATATGCTTGTTAAAGATTATCAAAAATTCATCAATCTATCAAGGCTCTTAAATACAAGCTTTGGCGCAGATAGCAGCAATCACAATAGGGTGTATCAAACCCAATCAATTAAATTTGACATACTTGATGATGGCTTAATTAAAATCCGTTACCTTACAATTGTTAACTTTGGTTCCGATACAATGATGCGAGAGCTAATGGTTCGTTATAGACAAGAAGCCATTTCTATGATTGAAGCCGCTCTTAAAAACGTAAAAGAAAATTATGCTAAAGAATTCCCAGGTCAAAAAGTTCCTAACTTTAACTTGGAAGAAGAAACAGTTGGAGAAGATATAGAATATATATCATATTACAATTATACCGGTAATCGCAAGGCATACTATCGCTTTGGTTGCCTTGTAGAAGTTGACTGATGCCCGCTAAAAAGAATTTAACGTTAGGAACTGTTCCAAATCGTGCCGCACAGATGAAAGAAATCATGCGCTGTGGCACCGACGCATCCTATTTTATTTCTAAATACGTTAAAATATCCCATCCAGTTAAAGGTCCAGTTCCTTTTGAAACTTTCCCATATCAGGATAACTGCCTAAAAGCTTTCCAATCACATCGTTTCGTAATCACAAACAAAAGCCGTCAGTTGGGTCTATCAACCCTCTCTGCGGCTTATTCTCTTTGGATGGCTTTGTTTCAACGTGAAAAGAATATTCTCGTTATCGCTACTCGTCTTGAAGTTGCAAAAAACTTTATTAAAAAGGTAAACGGAATGTATGATAGCCTTCCTAAATGGCTTGTCATGCCCCAGATTAAAGCACGTTCCGTCAGATACCTTGAGTTCTCTAATGGCTCAAAAGTTCAAGCTGTTCCAACTGGCACAGACGCAGGTCGTTCTGAAGCTCTATCTTTGCTAATCATTGACGAAGCTGCCCACGTTGATGGTATTGATGATTTATGGTTAGGTCTTTGGCCTACCCTATCTACCGGTGGTAATGCCATTCTAATCTCTTCTCCTTCTGGCGTAGGAACTCTGTTCCATAAGATTTGGGTCGGAGCCAAAGATGGAGAAGATGGAGAAGGAAAACCTTTGCCCGGTAAAGGACAAAATAACTTCTATCGCATAGAACTTCCTTGGACCGTTCATCCAGAAAGAGATAAGGAATGGTACGAAGCTCAAAGAGCAGAGATTTTACCAGCCAAAGGTGAACGTGGCGTAGCACAAGAACTTTTATGCTCGTTCGCAGCATCTGGTGAAAACTTCTTGTCAGGTGATGTTATTGAGGACATGGAACGTCAAATGAAAGTTCCTGTGGCTACATACGGAGATCGAGGCGACGTATGGATTTGGAAATATGCCGAAGCAGGACATAAATATATTATCTCCGGAGACGTGTCCCGTGGCGATGCTGATGATTATTCTACCCTTCATGTTATAGATACAAATACCGATGAAGTGGTTTGTGAATATCAGGGCAAGTGCCCTCCAGAAAGATTATCAGAATTGATGATGGATTTGGGATTTAAATATAACCAAGCCCTTTTATGTCCAGAACTTAATTCATTCGGTCTTATCGTTGCTACTGATATTAAGAAGGCACAATATCCAAACATATATTACGAGAAAATTCATCGTAGTAATGCATATATGAGTTATACTACGGCAGATATTGCCAGTGATTTACCAGGCTTTACAACAGGTCCAAAGAACCGTGATGAAATTCTTGCAAAGCTTGAAACGGTAATAAGAACTCGGCGTCTTAAAATATATTCATCCAGAACCGTAGAAGAATTTAAAACCTTCGTATGGAAGAACAATAAAGCCCAGGCTATGAAAAGTTATAACGATGATTTGATTATAGCCTTAGCAATTGGTAACTCACTCTATGAGGCAGCAGGTGTTAATGCATGGGATGATAAAGCGTTAACGATGGCAATGCTCGCCGGTATGAGTAAGTCAAATACCACAATGTCGCCTACAGGAAATCAATTCGGACAAAATAACGTTAATCTTCCTCCGGTCATGACTTCCGATGGAGTTAAAGAATATGCAAATTTCCAAGATATGAAAAATAAGCAAGATGCTCAAAAACACGGCGGCGGCTCACAAGATTTTCGCAATCCGTATTGGCGACAATTTGACTGGATTTTGAAATAGAGAAAACCTGCCCTCTGATATATTGGTTTAAAATAACTTCATAATATGTTATTATACCTTTATGCACAGATATTTGCGACTTGCTATGCAGTATGCCACCGACAATCGTTATGATAATGCGGCAGACTATCATTTGGCGGCTATTATTATCCGAGGGGGATCGGTAATTTCCGTTGGATTTAACAAGGTTAATACAAACGCTTTTGTAGAGCATTATACGGATCTTGCCCGAGGACGTGGCAGAGATTTTTGTCTTTCTACTCATGCAGAACAGGATGCAATTCTCAAGGCTCGTGGAAAGGTTAACCTCCGAGGTTGTAAAATTTTTGTCGCTCGGCGTAAGAAGATTGATGGTAGTCCAGGTATGGCTCGCCCGTGTCCTATTTGCGAAAACGCTTTGCATAGCTATGGCATCCGAAAGGCTTATTATACTATCAATGAGGAACAGTATGGTAAGATGCTAATTAAGCCTAACGGCGATACCACGGATATTGTTTACTGATGCTACATTGGTTTAGAAAAAAGGAACATACGTGTCAGTTGTGTTTTTGCGATAAGCGAAAGCAAGAGGCTGCTTCCCAATTTTCAGAACATATATGTCGAGAGTGTTGGAATTCAGAACGTTTGCGTCTGCGTTCCAATAATCGTTCTAAGAGGAACAAGAGATATCCTACCGGACGGATTACTACTCGTGAATGGTTAACAGTATTGCAAAAATGTAATTGGAGTTGCGCCAATTGCAACATTAAAGGGCGAAACAAGTTAACGCTCGATCATATTTTGTCTATTAACGCAGGAGGCACAAATACACCAGATAACGTTCAGCCTCTTTGTGTTCCTTGCCATGAAAAGAAAGATGGATATCAGCGCCGTCCTTTTTGGTGGCTACGTAGATTGATGCGACGTTGGCGTAGATATATGTGGAAGCGTCGGGGCATATCCCTGCAAAAAATACGTATTTTAGAATGACGGATGCTATCTACTTATTCCAAGCATATAAAACAGATATGGTATTAGCGGTTTTATGCCAAGAAAAAAAGTAGATTACAGGGTTCCTTTTATAAAAGAAGCTGATAAAGCCAATAATCTTCCAATTGGAAGCGTTCCTCACCAGATTACTCATTATGAAATGCGTAAACCAAATTGGGAAGCAAAATATGATTGGCGAGAGAATATTCGTTTTGATGCTAATTTAAAATTTATCAATATGTATTACGGTGGTAAGATACTTTGGGAGGATACTGAAACCGGCGCAAGATATTGGATGAACCAAAGTGGACTTGCGGCTTTATTGAAGAATAAATCTATAATATATGGAAATGTATTAGGGACGTTTGTTTTCAAGAAACATGGCACTACTTACAGCATCTTCCCTTATATGGAAAAACGTCGTGGATAAAATTAAGCTTCCTCCCAATAGAAAGCATATAGCTTATCAGGGAGGCAGCTTTTTTTATTCATTTTCGAAACGGCATATGCAGTCAATCTATGTGTAGCATCCATAATTGTAACGTTATTCGAGCTTTTCGATTTCATCACCAATCCACGATTACTTGCCAAATATATATTGTTTTCATTATTAAGCATTGGATTTAAAACATCTTTTGCTTTTATTTTTTGTATCTTTAAAAAATCGTTTTCTATTTTTGTAGTTAGTTCTTTGCAAACGTGTTCAACATTTTCTTTAGATTTTTCTAAATCGGTGCTGTGCCTTGGGCGTTTAATAATAAAGCCTTTTCCTTTTTTACAAGCTTTTTGATATTCTTCAGAAAACTCTTTAAAAGAAACGTTTGTAAAACAAGTTTTAAATGTCATTAGTTCTTCTATGTCAAATTCAACCAATGCGAATGCAACATTATCTTTCATGGAATTCCATATCCATTCACGTCTGTCTATAAAAACATCTAACCGCAATTTGTTTTCCAAAGGATTTAGAAAATTCGGGGCTGATAAAAGTTTAGGATTAATGTTCTCAACTACTGCCTTTAAAGCATGATCTCCGCAAAGCATTGACCATATAGGAATATGTTGATTGATTAATTTTATTATTTTCATATGTGTTTATTATACTTAAGCTAAGACGAAATATATTTTAAAAACTATATGGCACAAAAAGATACAAAAATTCAACTTAAAGGTGATGCAAAGAAGGAAGGCGTTGGAGTTATATTAACGTCTGGTCTTCATTCGGATGGTGAAATGACAATCCTTGCACCTATCTCTGTTTCAGATGCATCATGGGTATGTTCCTTCGTAGCTAACATTACAAATCCAAAAGGCATTTCTGATGCTGATGGAAAAGGTGGCGATGGTATACGTATGAAGCTTTGTTCAAAAGATAGACAAGAGCTTTTTGCCGTTTCTTTAGATACTTTCAAAAATTTAGAAAACAATAGCGGAAATGAAGTCGTTGTTTATTTTGAAGGAACAAAAGTTGCACAAGCTTCTTGCAATGAACGCTTTAACGACGGCAAAGAAAAAGAAGTAAACGTAATTTATGATCACGAACTTGAAACCGTAGTTGTTCGTGTTAACGATATGTCTATAGTGGCATATGCTTTCCATGATATGCCATTCTTTGGCTTGGTTAATGAACCATTCATGCTTTGCTTTTCTTCCTTCACAGGCGATGCAGGTGGCACCCATATGGTTTCAAATATAAAATTTGATGTAAATAGCTGATATCATTAGATTTTTATTTACTTGAAATATCAAATTATTTATGTTATTCTAATAGCATGAACAAGATCGAAACCATTGAGCAGTTTGTTGACACCATCACCGATATTTTCGCTCGTTTGAGTGAAATGGGGGATATCTCTCTCCCGTGCCCTGCACCGCAGCCTTGGAATAATAGCAGTTTCCAACCCACTTTTGAGGCGGATCGTGGTGGACGTAGCATCGTTCCGGATTGGAGGTTTTCATGTAATCCGATCTTTAATCAACCCATTGGCTATATGAAGTTCAAGGGGCTTCGTATTAGCGTCAATGTCAAGGATGCTACGATGTATGGTAACAACCGTAGCGTTGAGATTTATTCTGCTGACCAGCTTCCCGCTGCGCTCGCCAGCCTCATTAGTTTTCGTAATGAAAAGCTTAATGCGTGTAAGCACAATAATCATGCTTTCGTAGCTAATCTCGGTCGTTGTTACAATCGTTATAAGTGCAATGATTGTGGCGTCACCTTTGAAATTGATAGTGGTGACTGAATGGGATTTTTTCTTCTATTCGGTTCGTTCACGTTTTTCGGAATTGTTTTGGAGGTTGTGAAGTATGACTGCCGCCGCTGATTATCCTCGTTCGCTGGATGAAGTTATTGCAGACGTAAAGTATAAGCGTGAAACGATTGCAGCTTTGAACCAGTTTAAAAGCTCGAACCCCTGGAGGGGATCGGTGCCGATGCGAATGGAAAAGTTCCGTCAACTCCATGATGCTCTTTGTCAGATTTATAATGTTAACGTTAGCTTGGATTTTGATCCGAGCATTGTTCTTAACGAGGGTAGTGGTAGGTCAAATTTTTGTCCTGCGAATAGCACGATTACTCTTCATGGTCGTTTTTCTGTTCTTACGTTTTTGCATGAATGGGGTCACGTTCTTAAGGGACGTTCAGAGCATGAGGCTTGCAAGTGGAGCGTTAATCTTTTCCGTAAGATTTTCCCCATTAATTTTGAGCGTCTTGTTAACAATGCCCGTGGTCATTTCCTGGCGGCTTGATTAATAGTTTATAATCTAACTTAACCTTGCTATGCTTATAGCAGGGTTTTAACGTTTTAGGAACATTATGTTTTGGAATACCGAAAATAATCAGTTGGCGTATGATATCACTTACCTTAAGGATGGAGATCCTATTTCTCTTGTTGGCAGAGTGTTGTCTTATCGTAAGATGGGCGGCGTTGCATTTGGTCATATCTCAGACAATAGCGATGTAAAGGTTCAATTTTCTTTCAATAAGAAGATGATGAATGAAGAGGAATTCAAGGAATGGTCTTCTGTCCCTCGCATCGGAGACATTGTAGGCATCCAAGGAGAGGTTTGGACTTCTTCAACGGGTGAGCGCACCGTATTGGTTAACAAGGGCTTTAAGAGGCTCCAGAAGGCTTGTGGTGGCTTTCCTGATAAGTGGCATGGCATGACTGACCCAGAGCTTATGAGACGTAAGCGGTGGCTGGAATGTGCTATCCATCCGGCAAGCCGTAAGCTGTTTCGTTTTCGTAGCGAATTGATTTCTTCTATCCGTCGTTTTTTTGAAGAAACTAACTTCATGGAAGTAGAAACTCCTGTTCTAACTCCACAGGCAAGCGGTGCTCAGGCTCGTCCATTCGTAACCCATCATAATGCTCTTGATGCAGACTTCTATTTGCGTATTGCACCAGAGACATATCTTAAGCGTATGACTGCGGCTGGTTTTGATCGTGTATTTGAGATTGGCAAGCAGTTCCGTAATGAAGGTATTGATCCTTCTCATTTGCAGGAATTTACTTCTCTTGAATGGTATGCTTCGTATTGGGATTATTGCGACAATATGAAGCTTTTTAGAGATTTGATTTATAGGCTGCATAATACCTTTGCTCATAATGAGGATATTAAGGAAAAGCTTGAAGCTTGGCATAAGGCACCAGTTGTAGAATATCGTAAGTTGTTTAATGAGCATACTGGACGTTATCCGGATGATATGAGTGCCAAGGAAGCGGATCAACTATTTAAGACGGACGTTCGTCCAAAGCTTATTGGTCCTATTTTTGTAACTGATTATCCCGCTCATATGTCTCCTATGGCAGCAAGGCATTCTAACGATCCCAATACGGTTCAGCAATGGCAGTTTATTGTGGATGGATGGGAAGTGGTTAAGTGCTACACGGAGCTTACGGATCCGGTTCTACAGCGTCAGCTATTGGAACAGCAGATGCAGGACAGAGCTAATGGCGATGATGAAGCCATGATGATTGAGGAAGATTTCCTTGAGTGCATGGAGCATGGCATTCCTCCTCAGAGTGGTGCTGGCTTTGGAATTGATAGAATGGTTTCGCTTCTCTTTGGCGTTCCTAATCTACGTGATGTAGTCTTCTTCCCTACACTAAAGTCAAATTCGGATTGATGGACTATAATTAAGTTTAACCAACAAATAGCAACGAACGGGCTATTCCAAACAAATAGCCTGTTTTTTGTTTTTTAAGGAGAAAAATTATGAGAAAATTACTATTAATGCTCACAGCATTATTTGCCCTCACCGGAGCCAGTTTTATAACTGAGCCTACTCCGGTAAGACCAGAGCCAATATTGCCAAATAACGTAAGCTGCGAAGACCGGTCTAATGATATATCAACTGACCCATCATTAGAAGTCCCAGCTACAAATCCGGTGCAGGTAGAGCGTCCAGCACCAAGAGACATTCAATTAGCTCTTGCACGTATATGCATAAGCGAGAGCGGCTTCCAAGTTAGAACAAATGATTGCACTATGATATATCATGCTCTAAGAACAAGAAGCAATACAGGCGATATATCAATGGGCATTATGAGAGCATATGCCCCTTTATCCTTCAATCTCAATAGAACCGACAACCATAGATGGGTTGCTCACTTAACTCACAACTTTAGAGAACCAAAAGGATGGAGTGAAACGGTATCAATACCTTGGTCTACAAGACGTGAAGGTTTCCGACAAGTTTATGAGCACGTCGGTATGTTATTAAGAACACGTCCAGAAAATCCTTGCAATATCCGCATAGACCATTGGGGTGCAAGATATTTTCGTAGAAACAGACATATCAGAAATGGCTGGACACCTATAGAATGCGGTGAAACTTTAAATCAATTTTGGAGTTTACCAGACTGATTATTTTTTTGATGATTGAATAAAAATGAGTTTACAAATTGTTGGTTACTTGTTATATTTAATCATCAACTGGCTCCATAGATTAATTGGCTAAATCACCGCCCTTTCAAGGCGTGAGACTACGGGATCATACCCCGTTGGGGCTATCAATGCTACAACTTGTTTCAATATTATTGATGTTTATAACCTTTCCATATGCTTGGGGAGGTTATTTTCTTTTAAAGTCAAAATATACATGGATCCGTTGGATAGGCTTCGGTTTAACATATCCTTTTTGCACATTTGCCATGTTAGGCTTTAAAGATTAATTGGTTTAAAACCGGTTAATGACGTGTTATATTAACTGTATGTCCAATAAGCGTAAGCAGAATGAACCTAAGCGCCGCTCCGCTATCACGGAGTTTATGCTTTTCAATCTTAAGGGCGGTCCTATGCGAGATCGCCGGTCACGTCGTGACAAGGCAAAGAAGCACGATTATCGTATTTCTGATAACTGGTGATCCCCGTGTATAGTCCTATCGTTATAGCAGAAAAGCTGCCTCAACGTGGGCGGTTGTCTCATATTGATCATATTCCAGGCGGCAAACGTTTCTGGAAGATGGGCGGGATTTACCAAGTTAATGTCGCTGTAGCAATCGCCAGCGCAAAGATTGAACTTATAGAAACTAATCGTAAGAGACGCCGACGCACTAATGTTCGTTGGCGAGGTAATGATCTAATAGATTACCCCAATAAACAGATATTTTTTACACGTATCGATAAGGGTTCTATCTTTATCCTACTTGGAAAGCCTGACTATAAAACCATTATCGGCACTAATAATACGACGCATGATCTTTGCGAAGCCTATCAAATCAAGGTTCTCTGTAACGAAAAGATTGGCTGGATCCAGTTGAACAAAAATCTCAGTCCCCGTCATTACTGTTCCCCTGTTAAGTGAAGAAAGAAAACAATATGCCTAAGTCCATTTTTAAGATCGACAATAGCAATCTACTTGAACGTATTTGTTCTGAGGAAAAGTTTACATCAAAGACTACGCTTGAGCAGATTGAGTATCTGAATAAGTTTCGTTCACGGCGGGGTCTATATCGTTGGGGCGGTAATAGCATCATGGATAATCTAATTGATGATCAGGCTGGACGAACTCTTACCTTTGAGAATATCAAGTGGGGTAATCATACAATTAATTCTGTTACGTTCCGATATGTCAACTCCAACGTTGGACACGTTATTCGTTATCCCATTAATTCCAGCACGAATTCATTTAATCACGATGATCCCGTTATTGCATTTGCTCCTAATGGTATGGCATATGCAGAGCGTTCCGTTCGCAATTTCCTTCGTTATAACGTAACAAATACTTGGGGCAGCAACACAGATCACGATAAGCTTTACAGGTATCTTTATAAGCAGTATGAAAACGCATGGCTTGATCTTAAGCGTCGTCGTGTTGCTGAACTAAAGGCTACTCTTGATAGTGATAGTGTTAATGAGTTTGTTATGGCAAAGCGTGCCCAGCATACCCAGGCTATCATGGACATTGCCATGAGTGTTGCAAGTCTTACTGCAAAGCTTGAAACCTATCGTAATCGTATTGGGAATGTTCATACTGCACATGAAGCAGAGAAGATGTTTGATGAAGTTCACAATGATTTTCAGAACTTCACCTATGTTCAGAGTCGCAATCAAAAGCTGCTAAATAGCGATGTTCGTATTCCTGGTGGCAAGAAGGTTAAGGAAATTGCAAAGAAGGGAGGGGAGTGATATGCAAGATAGAACAATGATCATTATTATTAGTGTTGCATTTTTTCTTACTACACTAACAGTTTTTTGGATCGGCTGAAAAAAATAGTTTACAAACTTAACTTGCTCCACTATATTTATTGAGTAAGTTAAACGGGTCGGTAAGCTAATGGGAAACTGGTGCCTTTGCACGGCGCACTTGTGAGTTCGATTCTCACCCGATCCAAATTGTTCTTTAAAAAATGATAAGTTTTCTATCCTATCCGATGGACCGTTCATCGTCTTTGAGGTCCGATAAGGCAATGGGATAAAAGGAGCCGTAAGTAGCCTCCAGCACACTAATTTAATATTTGGGTCTATAATGCTGGTTGGGGAAAATCAAGAGCAATCTTGTAAATCGGAAATAATATATTATAAGCTCTAACATGATGATTAGAGATAGTCAGAAGCGACCTGACTAACCATGAGGGTTTAGGTGTTCCTTTCTAAAAAGCAATGGTGACAAAGCCCCTTCTCGGGAAAGAGAACGCAGATAGAAGCGTTAAGCAAGCAAGCCTACTTTATAATGTTTATGGAACTTGTATCTATCATTGTTATGAATTCAGTATATAGTATGTGCGATGTATGATATGCTGGGTTTATATTGCCAGGTAGCTCAGAGGAAGAGCGTTCCGCTGTTAACGGAATGGGCGCTGGTTCGATCCCAGCCCTGGCAGTTTTGCATCAACCAAGTTTTTAACGATTTGATAATATTTCAAAGCTTTATCTTTTTTAAAATATGATAAAGATGAAGTATCAATAATGCACAACTCAATGTTCTGTTCTAAACAAGCTTGCATTTTACGATTGTCATTGTTTTGTATTTTTTCCAACTTATCAGAACCATATATTGGTTCATAATGAAATATTCCATTTAGCTCAAAAGCAAGCTTGAGTGATGGTATGTATATGTCAAGCTCAGAGTTAATAGCATTTTTTTCGTTATAACGAATATCTAATTGTGCATATTCTTTAGTAATTTCTTCTCGTAGGAATATTTCAAGTTTAGATACTCTTGTTCCTTTAGATTTATGAGTATTGTTGTAAGTCGCAGAACATGAATGGTTGCAGAATACCATGCCAGATTTTGAAGATTTATATTCTGTTAGTTTTTTGATAACTGTTTTTTTACAATGTCCGCATTCTGTTATAACTGCTTTGTTATAATATTGATTGGAGCATTCAATACTACAAAAAATATTTTTACGTTTTTTATAAAACTGTTTTTTTTCCCTTAAGAAAGATTGATTGCAAAAATCGCAAGTGCATTGTATTTTTATCATATATATAAATATGTTTTGAAAATCATTTTTCCACTCCACGTCTCGGAGTTTGACGTGTCATATAAGCTGTATGACTAATAAGGTTGGTTTCCTTATGAATGAAGCGGAGTAGCTTCCGTAAAAAAAGCCCCAAAGCCTGGAAGGCTCGTTGTGATAGCAGCGAAGTAGACACCGATGGAGGATTAACCCATCTGATGAAATCAGGACTACACTATCACTTTTCGACCCCGATATTAAAAGTATCGGGGTTTTTCTTTTGGTCATAGGAAATAAACGCAATATTTAACTCTATGGCAATTAATAAAACTAATCTTGTAAAACTTCTGCAAGAATTAAACATATCTACAATACTATCAGAACAAGTAAGACAAAAATTTGAAATTACTTTGCCGACTGATTTAGAAACATTGTCAGATATTTTTAAAAGCTCTGGAAAAGACTTTTATTTAGTAGGTGGCTCTGTAAGAGATGCATTACTTGGTAAATCTCCTAAAGATTTTGATGTAACCACGAATGCTACTCCAGATGAAGTAGAAGAAATTCTAAAAGCTTATCCAGAGTATAGAGTTTTAGAATTGGGTAGGGCATTTGGTATTGTTAAAATAATCACTCCAGAAGGAAATGATTATGAAATCGCTACTTTTAGAACGGACATAGGAAAAGGCAGAAGACCTGATAGTGTTGAATTTGCAACAATTGAAAAAGATGTCAATCGTCGGGATTTAACAATGAATGCTCTTTTTTATGATATCTCAAATAAAGAGATTGTTGACTATGTAGGCGGCATACAAGACATAGAAAACAAAGTTGTAAAAACCGTAGGCAATGCAAAAGAAAGATTTGATGAAGATAGATTAAGAATATTAAGAGCATTAAGATTTGCTGCTCGTTTTGGGACTAAATTAGATAAAGAAGCAGATGAAGCAATATCCGATGATAATTCTTTAGAAGGAGTATCAGGGGAAAGAATAAGAGATGAATTCTTAAAAGGAATAAAATCTGCAATTAGTCCTATTAGTTTTTATCAACTGATAGAACGTTACAATCTATGGGAGCAAATATTCCCAGGACTGGTTGTTAACAAAGAATATTCAGAAACAAGTGATATCCCAGTAGCTTTAGCACTTTTATTGCAAAACAATGATGCAAAAGCTGTAGCTATAAAACTAAATAAAGCAAAATATACTGGAGATGAAATCAGACAGGTTCAATTTTTACTCGACTTCAAAAACATTTCTCCGGAAATAGCTTTAAAATTGAAAAAAATATATAAAATTAGTGGATTAAAAGATGCATCATTGAAATATTTTGCCGAAGCCTTGGGAATATCAAATAAAACAATTCAATCATTTTTGGAATATGAGCCAACAGTTTCAAGCAATGAATTTCCAGAACTAAGCGGAAGAGAACTTGGAATTGCAATCGCAAATCGTGAAAAAGAAAAATTCGAAGAAATGCTAAAAGAAAATAAAACTAATCTTGAAAAATTGATGGAAAGTCTATTCTCAGAAGAAGTAGATGAAATGGCGATCAGACAGTTTAAGACTGTTGGAGATTGGGGTCGGCGTTCTTCTTTCGGAGATGTTGATAGAAAAATCTTAACGTCTCCACGAGGTGTAGAAAAGATTAAACGACAATGGGAAAAAACTCCATTTGATTTTGATATGTATCTTGTTAACGATCCAAGAGTTAACAAATCCCAGTTTAGAGAAGTCGGTTTAGTTGATATGAGTTTCGTAAGAGACAAGATGAAACTTACTGCTGATGAAATTCCAGATCCTGACGGCAACACAATAACGATTATATATACAAGTAACACGGGTGCTGAACGTTATATGTCATCTGGATGGATATTGGCACATCGTTTAGGTCATGCTCTCGCAAGGGGAAGAGGATTTCCAGCGGAGAAATGGCAAGAATTTATTAAAGATTTGCGTAAACGTATCGCAGATATACTAAAAGAAGTTTATGGAATTGATGTTTATGGCAAAACATATGATTTCCAAGGTAATGCCGGTCGAGACAAAATATTAAAATATGTAGCTCAACAACTTGGCACGATGAAGAGTGCTCGTGACAATAAAATGCGTAATTGGTATGAGTTTGCTTATGAGTTATTGGCTCAATATCTTTTAACTGGTAAGATTACGTTTAATCCATTGCCACAATCTATTATTACTGGAATTGCAGGTTGGGGTCGCAAACAAACTCGTTACAGTAAAGATGAAGAAGCCCGTGAAGCAATCAACACATCAGAACTGGAAAGTATTGCTTTGGAAATAGAAGGTGATTTAGAAATTATTCTTGGTGCATCTATTGGTAAAGTTTTCGTAATGTGATAAGAAAATGTTAAGTTAAATAATAAACTATAAACATGACAATAGAAAATCAAACAATAGCATTATCTGGCGGATTTGACATTATTCATCCCGGTCATATCCGGATGATAACCGGTGCTCAAAACTTTGGGCGTGTTGTAATATTGCTTAACAGCGATGAATGGGTTTTAAAAAAGAGAGGTATCGTAATGATGCCATGGCACGAGCGTAAAGAAATCTTATTATCTATAAAGGGTATAGAAGCTGTAGAGCGTGTTAACGACAGCGATGGAACGGTATGTGAAGCACTAAGAAGGCTAAAACCTAATGTGTTTGGAAACGGCGGATTAAGAGTAGACAGAAATACTCCAGAACGTCAACTTTGCAATGATCTTGGTATTGTCTGTGTTTGGGGTTTAGGCGGCGGCGAAAGAGATGCTTACAGCAATGATATATTAGAAAAAATATATTCTGCTAAACGTCCTAATATTTAATGCATATGAATAGACAACTTTTAAAAGAATATATCGGTTTGATTGTTCAACAAGCTTTGAAAGAAGCAGGAACTATAGGAAGTTCTGGAGGAGTAACGTCTTTTGGAACCAGTTCAACAAGTTCATCCGGCACAACAACCGGAGCCAGCTCTACAGAAACAACAAAATCAACTGGTGGACGTTCAACAGATGATGATACGGAAAGCACGATATCAAACATAGAAGATGCTGTAGCCGCAAACAGTGAATTAATTAATAAAAATCAAAAAGCTATTAATACTGCTGCACATAAAATGACATCATATACTAATAACATGATATCATCTACTGACAAAACCTCTACCGGTTTAGCTAACGCATCTAAAGCTTCAAAAGATTTGGCGAAACCAGAACAAACTCAAGCTACATTTACTAAAGCTCAGGCTGATCAAGCAACTGGACTTGGAACTGCATCTGATGGAACTAAGAAAACCTCAGATGAACTTAAAAAAACGTTAACTACTTTGCAAACATTAGACGGTCAAACAAAAACCAGTTAATATTTTAAACTTTTCTAAGTTCGTTAGATAATCTATGTTAATCGGAGTATAGCTCAGCCTGGTAGAGCGCCGCATTTGGGATGCGGAAGTCACAAGTTCGAATCCTGTTATTCCGACTACTTATAAACATATGTTAACAACAAGAAAAATGCGTAAACTATTAAAAGACACAAAAGGTCTTTCTACCGTTGAATATATTATTATTCTTTGTTTAATAGCCGTTGTTTGTTTTGCCATCTGGAAACAGTTTGGTGAGACTGTAAAGAGCAAAGTTCAAGGTGCAGATAATCTTGTAGGAACACTTCCTACCGAATCGTCTCCTTGATTAGTGTTTAAAGAAAAAACATGTTCATGTATGTTTAGCACATGAGCAATATTAAGATTGATGTAGTAGTTGATTTAGCACATGGAGATAGTGGGAAAGGAAAAGTTTCCCACGCATTAATGGCTAAACGTGATTATACCCATTGTTTACGTTTTAATGGTGGAGGTAATGCGGGTCATACCATTTACCATGAAGGAAAGAAGTTTGTAACCCATCTTATTCCTTCTGGAGTATTTCATGGTATTCGTTCTGTAATCGGTCCCGGTTGTGTTGCCAGTACTTCAAAACTTCTCGAAGAAGTAAAGTATCTTGAGGATAATCTTGGTAAGAAGATTAATGTTGGTATTGCAAACAACGTTCATCTTGTAACCGAAGAGCATTTAACCGAGGACAGTAGCGATACCCGCATTGGGACAACCAAGACCGGAAACGGTCCAGCATATTCTGCAAAATATTCTCGTAAAGGTGTAAGAGCATCTACAGATCCTCTTCTGCAAAATTATCTTACCGATATGTATGAAGAGTTTTATGGGGATCAGCCGGTTAGAATTCTTGCCGAAGGCGCTCAATCTTTTAATTTAGATATTGATTGGGGCGATTATCCATATGTCACCAGCAGTCATTGTGGCATTGGAGGTGTTCTGAACAATGGGTTTCATCATAAGCATATAAGGAACGTATATGGCGTTGTAAAGGCTTATGACACTTATGTAGGAGCCAAGTCCTTTCAACCCGCTGGAGAGGTTTTTAACCGCATTCAGGAGGCAGGACAAGAGTTTGGAGCGACTACGGGAAGAAAGCGTCAAGTTAACTGGCTTAACTGGAATATTATTGAACGTGGAATTCGTATGAATGGCGTTACAACTCTTATTGTTAACAAGGGAGATATTTTAGATCAAGTTGCAGAATGGGCAATTCTATATAATAATGAAGTAATTCGTTTTGACAATAAATTTCAGTTTCGTAATTGGATAGATTATCAGACATTTTCTATGGATATGAATGATACTGTTTTTTCAGAAGGCGCAGACGATATGAGTTTTGTAGATCGTCTGTAGTATATAACTGCATATTTACACACATGGCAAAATCTAAAGAAAAAACCGAAGTAGTAACAAACCGGGAAGAAAGACCCTGGGGATGGTTTGAGACAATCCAAGAAGGTGAAAAATACAAAGTAAAAAAGTTATTCATCAAGAAAGGTTGTCGCATTTCATTGCAATCGCATGATCAACGTGATGAGCATTGGGTTGTTATAAGCGGATTTGGTACAGTAGAGCTTGATGATATGGAAAGGCATCTTGGAACAGGTGGTCATATATTTGTTCCAAAAAAACACAAACACAGAATAACTGCCGTCAAAGATATGGAAATTATTGAGGTTCAGATGGGTGTTTGTGATGAAAAAGATATCCACCGTTATCAAGACGATTACGGCAGAAGCTGATACAAAAAGATAGAGTTGTTCTATCTTTATATAGCGGGTTGGAGAAGTAGTAACTCGTCTGGCTCATAATCAGAAGATCGACGGTGCAAATCCGTCACCCGCAATTTAATGTTTGTTCTGCGGTGGTAGCTCAATTGGTAGAGTCTCAGTTTTCCAAACTGATTGTTGTGGGATCGTGCCCCATCCACCGCTTGATACCTTCCCAATCTCACAAACCCCTTATAAAATAAGGGAATAAAAATAAAATAAAAATAAAAATTAATACCTTTAAAAAATCTTATACACCTGCTATTCTGTATACATGATGACGAACAGGACGTTTGGGGTGGAGATTGAATGCATCGGGATCACGGCGGAGGTCGCTCTTTCTGCGATCCGTGCGACGGGTCTGCCCTGCGAGATCGAAGGTTATAATCATAACACTCGGTCGCATTGGAAGATTACGACCGATAGCTCGGTGCGTGATAACCGTGGAAATCCCGGCATCGAGATTGTTTCCCCTATCCTTTCGGGAACGGCGGGCATGACGGCGCTTAAGACGGTTGCCGATGCATTGAACGCTGCCGGTGCGACGGCTAATAAGACGTGCGGCATTCACGTTCACGTCGGTGCGTCGGATCTGTCCATCGATGAAATCAAGATGATCGTCAAGCGTTATTCGTCTTTCGAGACGGTTATCGATAGCTATATGCCGGTTTCCCGGCGGGCGAGCAATAATCAGTATCTTAAGAGCATGAGCGATTGGTCGGCGTATTATGGTGCCGCCCTTGCGGAATGCCAGACCGTGGCGGCTATGTCGGCTCGGGGCTGGGATCGTTATTACAAGATCAATCTCGCTGCCTTTGTTCGTCAGGGCACGATTGAATTCCGCCAGCACAGCGGCTCGGTTAGTTCGGAGAAGATCGGGAATTGGGTTCTCTTTGTCCTTAACTTCGTTGAGGTGAGCCGTCAGCTTGTGGCGTCGGTTAGCCCGGCTCCGGTGGCTCGTCGTCGTGGACGCCCTGCTGGTCGCACGAACGCTCGGGACAAGGGGTTGTTCAAGATCGTCCGTGAGCTTCACACCGCTGGCTCGGCAAGCCAGGCACGTCTCGCAGAGGTGTCGGGTTATTCGGTGACGAGCATCCCGGCGTGCATCAGCGAGATCCGGCGCAAGTGGTCGCTGCGGGTTACGAAGAGCCGCCTTTGGGGCACGTATCGGGCGAATATCAGCTACACCACCTTCCTTACGATTGAGCAGAGTGTCACCACGGGCACGTCTACCCCGGTGGTTCGTGCGGCGGTTGGGATGCCCACGGTTAGCGTTGACGATCATGCGCTTAGTGGTTTGTCGGCGGGTGTGGTTAGCTACTTCAATGAGCGAGCGATGGAGCTTGCGGCGTGATTAATACCTACCGTTTCTTTCATTGGAATATTAACGCTGCTAATCATCGTGACTTCGTGGAGCGTCTCTGGATGGGCAGTTTGACTGAGGCACCCACGTTGCGCCGGTATATGGAGGAAGTGGCAGAGCGAGCCTATAAGGCTTATGGTGATTATATTCGTACTACGAATTCCGTTACATTCGTGAATGATATGATTAAAGTTGGATATCTTAAGATTGACCGTTGCGAAACAAATTGAGGTTTAATATGAAGCATCGTGTTTTTGTTTATGGAAGCTTGAAGCAGGGTCGTGGTAATCATTCATTGCTATTGGAAGCGAACTATATTGGTTCACGTCTTACAAGCGAAGAAATTTATCATATGATTTCGTTTGGTGCGTTTCCAGGCGTCATTAAGAATTCGGAGAATGGAGAAGCTGCGGCGATTAATGGTGAGCTATACGAAGTGGACAATTCTACTTTGGAGAGGCTTGACCGATTGGAAGCCAATGGTAGTTTTTATAAGCGTGAGCTTGTGCAGCTACGTGATGAAAATGAACCTGCATGGATGTATATTTTGATGCGTAGTTCTGGAACTAATACCTTGCGCCCTCAACATAGTGATAATTCCTTTTTTTATAATTGGTGAATATATAGTTTACACCTGACATAGAGCGTGCTATATTAGGTGTATCAGGTTCCTGTAGCTCAGAGGATAGAGCTACGAGCTTCTACCTCGTCGGTCGCAGGTTCGACTCCTGCCGGGAACGTTTCGGATACTAAACAAAAAAGAAAGATAGAAAAGGTAAATAGCTAATGACAGATCGTATGGAATTGATTGGTTTTGTTCTTGATCATTCTCGTGATATTTTCCGTGTTAAGGTTGAGGGGACCGATCAGATTGTGACTGCAAAGCTATCTGGCAAGATGCGTCAGAATAAGATTGATTTGCAGGTTGGTGATAGGGTTAAGCTTGAAGTATCGCCTTATGATACTGGTATGGGACGTATTACTTTCCGTATTAGTAGTAGTCGTGAATACTATGCTTCTCTTGAAGGTGATGATCGTGCTCCAATTGGCGGTGTCATTCCACGTCGTAAGCAGCGGGTTCGTAGTCGCAACAGCGATGAAGATTGATTAATATGTCAAACGCACCGGATCTTTCTGGTTTTACTCGTGATGAAATTTGTGATGCCTTGGATGAAGTTCGTCAACCTGTAAGCATTGCAATCTTTGGTTCAAAGAATGAGTTTAATGTTGGTGGAATGATTAGAACCGCTCATAACTTTCTTGTGCGAGATATTCATCTTGTAGAGGTTGAGTGGTTTTATGAGAAGGGTGCTCTATCAACGCTAAAGTATGAGAAGCGCCACCTTAAGCGTTGGTCTACTCTTGATAGTTTTCTTCATGGAATGAAGGGACGCAATCTGGTTAGTTTTGAACGTCGAGACAACTTGGATTGTTATGATATTCGTTCTTTTAGGTATCCAGAAAATCCGGTTCTATTCTTCGGTAGTGAGAAGACGGGCGTTCCGGATCAAATCCTTGCGGCATCCCATAGCATCGTAACCATTCCCATGCTTGGTCTTAATAACGATCATAACGTTACAGTTTCTTCTGGCATTGCTTTGTATGATTGGTATCAGAAGAGTTCCAGAGTATAAGCTTTAAAGCCCCTCCTATTTATAGTAGGAGGGTTTATGGAAACAAATACACCTGATTTCTGGGAGTGGGTAAAAAATAAAATCAAGGAACGGGAAGAGCAGCAACCGTTACAGATTGAAATACAATTACCAATTCCTTCAATTCCTCCATCAAATTATAATAACGGTTACGATGGCATCTATGAAGATGTAGATCACGAAATAAAAAAAGATATATATCAGTTAAGAGCCACCTCTGCGGTGGCTTTTTCTTTTGTATTTTCGCATACTTAAGCTATATATGAGTTTTGACACGCTAACAAAAAAAGAAATTATGATCCTGCTGAAAAAAGTGCAGGATATAGCGGCAATGCTCAAAGATATAAATGAGATTATAAATTCGGAAGCTAAAGATCCAAGCGATCCAGAAGATAATGTCATTCAAATAATTCCAAACGTAATACAACAGTTCAGTAAGAACCAAAAGGTTCCAATGAACATTGTTAACATTGTTACGTTATATGAAAATTGGACACAAGACCTATACACCGCTACTATTAGTAATAAAGGTCACATTAAAAATCGAGCCATTAGAAAACATATACAGGAAGCATATGATATATGTAAATCCGTAGAAAATGTTCTTAAGAAGCTAATAGCACAATAATTAACCCCAAAGGATTTCATAATGCTTAAAATAGAAGATTTATTTATTACGTATGGCGATGCAAAGTATGCTGAACTTGGAATATTCCTTGATCTATTACGTGCGCTTTCTTTACTTCATCATACCCACCATTGGCAAGTCCAAGGTTCTCAGTATTACGGGGACCACCTTCTTTATCAGAGATTGTATGAGTTAGCTGATGGACAGATTGATGGCGTTGGTGAGAAGGCAGTAGGATTAGGTTCGATTGATCTTGTAATGTCAAAGCATTCAATTGAGAACGTTCGTCGTTATATTGAAGCATTAGAGGACGCTGACCTTATGGATGCACCAGCCCTTAAATTGGCAAAAAGATCCCTCCTTGCGGAGAAATCTTTTATAACAGCCGGTGAGAAACTTATGGATCGACTTAAGAGCCAGGGATTACTTACTCGAGGCGTTGAACAGCTACTTGGCACAATCTTAGATACTCATGAAGGTGCTTTGTATCTTCTTAAGCAAAGAGTAACTGGTTCCTGATCAACGTAATACGTCGCCCGATACAATTCGGATATGATCGGATGGAAACCATCCTATCTGCTGATAATGATCGAGGAATATGGGGAACATACTGACGAAATCGTTTGTTCCTCCAAGGGCTGCTGTAGCTGGCGTATTTTGTAGATGCATCAATTGGGTGCGATGAATTTTAAGTGGTGGTCCCTGGATTGTTCCAGTAGAACCCGCTTTAACTCCACCCATTTTTGCAAACTCATACGAACCATCATAGCTTTCTTTAAGCTGACCATTGCCAAGCTTGGATGGACTATATACAGGAAGAACTTCATCTGCCTGCGTATGTAATACTGCTGAACTAATTGTAACTCTATCACCTTTCATATCAATTCTCCTCTTCGTTTACTATTACGGAATTGCAAGATAACGTCAAACCGATGACGCTAACTGCGTGTTGTAGCGCAAATCTTGTAACTTTTACTGGATCTATAATGCCTTCTGAAACCAAATCGCCATATGTGCCCTTGGCAGCATTATATCCATATCTTCTATCATTTTTCTTTGTCTCAGATTTATTCTTAAAATGTCTAACCGCAGATACAAGGTCTTCAACATCAGCATTTTCTGTGTCTATATAAAAAACCTTATGTCCGGTAGTGGCGGCTTTAAGTCTTTCTTTAATAACATCTGGCGAAGCACCAGTATTACTTACGATTGTGTTTAAAGGATATTCACAGACGTTAGCGATAATTTCCATACCGGCTAATTCATCTTGCGTATAATCGCCTGATGCATTTGCTTGTTTTAACTTAATATGTTCTCTAAGATGATTAGCGGCATAGAAAAGAGCCGTGCCACCACCAGGAACAATGCCTTCTTGTGTAGCAGCTAAGGTTGCGTTTACAGCATCCTCTACTCTATCTTTCTTTTCCAAAATCTCTACTTCTGTAGAGCCACCAACCTTAATAACAGCTACCCCGCCAGAGAGCCTTGCAAGCCTTTTACGGTATTTGTCTACGTGAAGGGCATCAAGCGTCTTATCTTCTGTTAGAGAGGTTCTAAGCGACCGTATACGGTCTTCTAAAGCGTTCTTACGATCTACATCAAGGTCACTAATGATTGTAGTAGAGGACCGCCCGATAATAACCTTTTTAGCAGAACCCATATGACTAAGAGATGCTTTCTTAAGAGTAAGATCGGTGGTGGCGTTAAAAACAGTTCCACCAGTAAGAACTTGAATATCTGAAAGAATATCTGCTCTGTGTTCTCCATAACTTGGAGCCTTTATAGCGCATACCTTAACAACACCCTTAGTCTTATTAACAATAAGAGTATGAAGAGCTTCACCTTCTACATCATCTGCGACGATAAGAAGTGGACGAGAAGTTCTAAGAACACCCTCTAACAAACCAACAATATCTTGTATTGAAGATATCTTGTTAGGAGTTATTAAGATATATGGGTTATCGAGTTCACACGTAGCTCTCTCGGAATTTGTGATAAAAAATGGAGAAACATATCCGGCGTCTAACTGCATACCCTCAACAATGTCAAGAGTAGTCTCAACGCTTTTAGCTGGTTCTACCGTTATAATACCATCATTACCAACACGTTCAATAGCTTTGGCTAATAGCTCACCAATAGAACGATCTCCATTGGCTGATATTGTCCCTACATTAATAATATCTTCTCGTGATGAAAGTGGAATGGCAGTTTTTTTAAGATAATCAACTATTATATCTGCGGATTTATCCATTCCCTTTTTGATATCAATTGCAGAACGTCCCGTAGATATCATCTTAAGACCTTCTGCAAATATAGCATGACCAAGAACAGTTGCAGTCGTTGTCCCATCTCCAGCAATGTCATTTGTCTTAGAAGCAACTTCCTTAAGGAGCTCGGCACCCATTGATTGAAGCTTATCTTTAAGATTAATAGATTTAGCTACCGTTACACCGTCTTTAGTTATTAGTGGAGGACCGGTTTCCATATCTATGATAACTGAATGCCCAGATGGTCCCATTGTAGAAGCTACTGCATTTGCAAGAACCGTTGCGCCTTTGAAAAGCTCTTCATGGGCTTTAGGAAAAAATACAACCCGTTGACTGGGGGCACCTACTTGATTACTCATGTTCTAATATTAACCTTTACTACTTGTCCATCAGGTAACTGAATTTCTTCTGAATCTACTATTTCGCCAGAACTATTTTTCTGTTCATCTGACATTGCAGCCAATAGCTTGTTACGTGCTTCTTTAGCCGCTTGTGCTTTATTTAAACCAGATGGTTTTGTGCTTGTCTCCGGAACATCTTCATCAAACAAGGTATTAGGATCTATTTTATCGTTATTAACTTGTTGTTGAATTAATTTTGTTTTTTGACCATACCAAGTCTCAGCACGAGATCGGGCATCGGAAACTATTTGAGTAATGAATTCACTTAAGCGTTCTTGCATTACTCTTTGTATTTCATCAAGATTTGCGTAAAGTTCTCCATCCAGACGTTTAGAATCTATAATTTTTTCTTTGCCTTGTGGACCTACCGAAACTTTCCAAGAGGTTTCGTTGCCATCAATTTTTTTGACAGTCATTTCTTCAACAACTATCGCTGGAATAATCTTTTGCGTTTTATTGGAAAGAACGTAGATTATTTGTCCGATAGATAAAGAATTATTTTCTCCAATTGGCATAGATTTACTCACCGACGAAGAGCTTTCATCATATCTTCCGTAAGAACGAGAACAACATCTTGTTCGCCGGTTTTGCGTTCATAAGCTGATAGATCAAGTTGTTCTAACTTAGCTTTTAGTTTTGAGTTATTAAGATGTCCGCCATAGTTTTCGTATAGATAAACGAGTTTCTCAACAACGTGTGGGTGTAGTTTCATTGCATTATCTCCTTTGTTTTCTTTTCTAATTCTTTTTCTACTAAATCTCTTTTTTCAAGTTTCTCTTTTTCAGCATCATCTTTAATAAGTGAAACCTGGAACATTACTTTATCCATTATTTTTTGACCTTCTTCTTTTGCAACTTGTAATGGTTTCATACCAAGTGCAACACGAATTTGATCATTTAGTTCTGGTGAAAGTCTATCTTTAAGATATTCCATATCCACATACTTGTGTGGGATTTGATCAACGATAGCGACTTCTCTACCACGGTCATCTGGTTCTGTCTCTCCGGTATGTTTATATTCAAAGATGAATAACATTGGAGGCATCTGACCTTCTTTTTGGACTTCAATGTATGGCATTGAAATGCCTTTGTCATTTTTACCAGAAGGTTCTTCATAAAGAATAACTGGTAATTGAGGTTGCTTACTTACTGCTTTTGTGGTGTTCATAGATTTTCTTTCTCTTCCAAGATATCAACGAAGGTGTCAAAGGTATCTTTATACCCGACCTTCTTTTTAATCTTGACAGTTCTCATAGCCGCCTGAAGAGTTTTAACATCAAGGCGGTCACTATACTCTTCTACAAGTTCTTTTTGATCTTGCTTGAGAGTATCTATTTCAGCTTCAATTGATTTAAGTCTATCCACGAATTCACTTACCAATGCGGTAAGCGCACCTAATTCATCGGGTTGACGTTCTGCTCCATCTAATGCCATTATATATCACTCCTTTTTTGAAAGAGGATAATAGCAAGTTTTTTAAATGGATGAAATCTATATGAAATTACTGTTTGATATTTCCTGGTGCGATTTGTTCAAGCTCTTTAATTGCTATATCAACTTTTCCAGATAATGCAGGATTTTGTTTTTTTAATGCATTTAGTTGTTCGACATATGCTGGCTTAAGTGCTGCCCTTATTGTAGCTACCAACTCTTTTTGTATCTCCGGATTTTCTAACTGTTTCTGTTGCTCTTCCGGATTGATCTTTTTAGATTTAAAATATTGTTCTATATTAGCTTTATATTTTTGCTTTATATTTTCAAAGTTAATATTATTCAAAGTTCCACGAGCTTTATTCATTATTTCATCAATTAATATTTGTTGTCCCTTTTGAACCATGGGAGATTGCAACAATTTGGTTTGTATTTTTGTCGATTGAAGAGCCGCTACCCATCTTTGTTTCAATGCATTCCAACTCTTCATAAACTCTTGTCTTTGAGCAGGTGTTAATGTTTTAACTGCTGGTTGCTGAACTGGTTGCTGAACTGGTTGCTGAACTGGTTGCTGAACTGGTTGATTTGCTTCTTTTAAGAATCCTGCCTTACGGGCTTCTCGTTCCGATCCGAATAGCTGTATACCCAAGTCTTTACGTAAACTTCCTATCTCCTCTACGTAAGCACGACTGGTATCACTAACTTGTGTTTCCGCTGCGGCAGCACGTGCGCCCTGTGCTAATTGTTTATTTTGTCTGTATAATTCTTCTTGTTTTCTTAAATCTTCTTCGCTGGTGCCGGTAAATTTTCTTACAAGTTCAGATGTTTCACGATCTAATTTTTGTAAATCTTCTTCAGAACCTATAATTGATTCTACAATTTCTTTCGCTTCTCCAGGCACGTGATTTGATGCCCATTTTCCAAGTGCGATACCGGGGTTGGCTATAAACAGAGCCATGTTAAAATCTGGGTTATCAAATATTTCTTCATTTTTCTTTATGACTTCTGCATATTGACTATCAATATTTCTCAATTTGTCTTTCAAATCTTCTCTATCTTCATCGCCCATTTTAGCAATGCTGCCGGCATCTGGAACTATGCCAGGTATTAATGCAAAAGCCAAACTTTTTGCTGCGATCTTTGCCTCACCGGCTCCAACAGTCGCTAATTTTTTTACTCCCATTAATGAAGTGTCAACAATGTTTTTGACAGAATCCAAACCAAACATTCTGGCAAAATCTGTTTGAAAGAAATCACCTTCTTCATTGAGAAGATTTTTTTGTTCCATCAACAAAGAAAGATATTCTCTTAACAAAGCTCGTTCACGGATTTTCTTTATTTTTTCTTTTGAGTTTGAGTGCATTCTTCTGTCTCTCTTTGTTGTATTTCTTAAGACCCCAGCCACGTCTATGCCTTACCCACTCAGGATTGTGTATAAGATTATCAGTTATTGTTAAACGTTTGCCTGTCTCCGAGTACCAGTATTCGATCACGAGTTTTTCAAAATCATTTATGGAATGTTTTTTAGTTGAGTAGTGTCTACGAGAGAAATAGTGACGGTGTTCATTTGTTAATAGCCATAATATTTCTTTTTTAACTGCCAACCAATCTTCTGATGTATTGGCATATTGCAAAACATAATTAATAGCTTCCCAAATGTTATCCGGTATATCGTGTATATTATTCATGGTATTATAATAATTAGTTTGTGGAACCCTACCAATTAGAGAAGGTTATACATGAAAAGTGTTCGCAAAACAATTGGTCTTATTGCTGGTGGCTTTAAACCTTTCACCGCTGGTCACTACAATTTAGTTCAAAAAGCTTCAAGTGAATGTGATGAAGTTAAACTTTTTGTTTCAATTGGAGACAGAAAGCGTGAAGGAGAACTTCCTCTTGTATGGGCACAAATGCAACCGGTCTGGAACCAATACCTTGAACCTGCAATTGTAAAGCTTGGTAACGTTGATGTTATATATGCTCGCACTCCAATTCGTTCTATTATGGAACTATTAATAGATGCCAACGCAGATGCAAACAATTATAATAGCTATTATATCTATTCAGATCCGGAAGATGCAGCAAGCAACTATTCCCAAGAAAAGCAAATGAAATATTGGCCACGTCTTGTAGAGAACGATCAATTTGAACTTATAATGATTGATAGAGGCGAGACGGGTGGTATCTCTGGAACAGTTATGCGTAAGGCATTAGCCAAGGGCAATGTAAAAGCATTTATAGCGGGATTACCAGAGCCAGTTAAGCTCTATGGTCCAGCTATATTTGATATGCTTAAGACCTAATATTAGTCTTTATTCTTAAGTGTTTGTTTATATATGTAAGATGCTACAAATTTTGGATCTTTAAGACCCGGACCAATTTTCAATTGAGGTGGATGCCCTTCGCCATCTGTTCTTATTTCTATATAGAACAGCGGATTGTTTCTATTTGTGTTGGTCCCAGAATCTTTAATATAAATTATACCATAAGGCTGTTTTGAATCTTCTGGATTTAGACCAAGCCATTCTAAAGTTAATTCTGGTGCAGCACCAACTCCACAATTTTCAATTTGATATTTGTTAATTTCTAAATTAAGTGAGTTCAAGCCTCCAACGTAATTAAAAAACAGAACTGTTTTGCCAATTGTCTTTCCTTGAATTACGGTTCCTTCTCCTACAACCTTTGCTTTGATATCTTGTAGCAAATAATGCCAACTGGTATCTTTTGGCATTATCTGTAAAAATTGTTTCTTTACAGAACGCTTATAAGAGTTTTTAATTTCTGGCCACCATTGATCCCAGTCAATTTCGAAATTATATAATTTGTTTTTTACTTGGATGGCATCTTCATACACAACATAATTTTTCTTTTTTGAAGAAAAGCCTGCTGGTTTTGATATTTTACCGCTGGAAGCTACACATTTTGAAAGCATGAATGCACCGATAGCATTTTTTTCACTTTCCGGAACAGCCAATTGTGATTTGATATCTTCCATCATTTCTAATTGACCTTTAGACTTAAGACCGGCAAAAGAAGTTTGCATATTCTGAATAAATGATATCCCAAATTTACTTCCCTTAAGCTGCCTTAGATTATCAACAGTTGTATTTGCCAAATCTAATATTTCTTTTTTGCCAGATATCTGAAAACCGACTAATCTTTGACCTGGCTTTGATTGATTTAATTTCACGTGTAGGTTTGCTGTTTTGGTTTCAACATCATAAACAGCGGTTCCACCACCAGTAGTGCTTGTAACTTGATCACCGATAATATTGATCAATTTGGTAGCTACATATTTGCCGTTTTGACATACATTGACACTTCCATTATTAATGGAGTCAATTGTTATACGTAAAGCCTCATTATAAAAGTTGCAAACGTGTTCAATATAGACATTTGATTCAGATTCCAACTTAGATATAATTTGAGTCTTGCGACGTATATCATGATCAAAGAATCTGATTGCTTGTATTTTATCTTGATTTGTTCTTATACGTGTTGGAGCTAAGTTATAATTTTTAGCTATAGCAGCTTGCAATGCTACTTCACAAACATAACCTAAATCAGCGTCTTTTGGAATATCTATTGTGTTTGCCATATATCACATCTTTATCGAATATGTGTTTTCGATTTCATTAAGTCCTATATTCACTTCTTCTAATCCAGTTGCAACTCCTTGTGAAGAAGTGTCAATATTTCCTCCTTCTAAATAGGATGCCATCTCTTCATCCGACATTTGGTGTTCTGTTTCTTCTTTAGGAGGTTGTAATACTATGCTTGGACCTTTAGACTCTTCTTCTGTTGTCTGTATGTCTTTTCCAGCATCTGGGGTTTTCAACTGTTCATCAGTATTTAAAAGCTCAAGAAGTAACTTTTCTAAATTTGACTTTTTATTCACTTTGGACACTCCATACGTTTTCACTCAATAATTACAATCACGAAGAGGTAAATTACATTGGCCAATCGAAATGATCCATTTTTCACCAGACTAACCAAATTATTCAGGTCTGGACCCGCAATCCAACGTCGTGTCAAAGGATATGACTATAAAAGCTATTATGACAATCAATTAGTCCGTGGTAACTTAGGTTATCGTGGTCCATTTCCGTTTGGTCGTGAAAGCTCTCCATTCTCTGTTCTCGGAGCCTACGGTATACTTGACCGCATGGCTCGCTACTCTGAATTTGCTGAAATGGAATATCAGCCAGAGATCGCCGCAGCATTAAATATCTTTGCCGATGAAACTGCGGCCGGTGATGAAAAGGGAAAAGCTTTCCATTTATATTCTAAGAACCCAGAAGTCAAGAAAGCACTTGAAGAGCTATTCTATGATATTCTTAATATAGACTTTAATCTCCGTCCCTGGATCCGTAACTTGGTCAAATATGGAGATTTCTTTCTTTATAACGAAGTAATCCCAGATATTGGTATCGTTAACGTCCAGCCAATCCCTGTAAATGAACTTGAAAGAGAAGAAGGATTTGATCAGCGTGATCCATATGCGGTTCGTTATAAATGGATAACGAGAGGTAATCGTTATTTAGAGAACTGGCAAATAACCCATATGAGAATTTTGGGTAACGATCTATTCTTACCCTATGGAACTTCTATCTTGGAGCCTGCCAGAAGGGTTTGGCGACAACTTGTTATGATGGAAGACAGTATGTTAGTCTATCGTGTTGTTCGTTCCCCAGAACGTCGTGTATTCTATATTGACGTTGGTAACGTAGCTCCTAATGACGTTCCAAGCTTCATGGAAGCTGTTAAGCAAACCATGCGTTCTAAAGATGTTGTTAATCGTCAAGATGGTAGAATGGATCAACGTTTCAATCCATTAAGCATTGATGAAGATTATTTCATTCCTGTCCGTGGTGGTCAAACTGGAACAAAAATCGAAACTCTTGCTGGTGGTCAAAACGCTACAGCAGTTGATGACGTAAAATATCTTCAACAGAAACTCTTTGCAGCTATTCAAGTTCCAAAGCCATATTTGAACTTTGATGAAAACCTTTCTGCCAAGGCATCTCTTGCCCAGCAGGACGTTCGCTTCTCCAGAACCATATCAGTATTGCAGAGAGTTATTCTCAGCGAATTGAATAAGATGGCAATGGTTCATCTTTATACGAAAGGATTTGATGGCGAGGATCTCATTGCCTTTGAACTAAGATTGAGCAATCCATCTACAGTTGCAATGCAGCAAAAGCTGGAAGCAATGTCTACAAAGTTTGATATTGCTGGTAAAGCAAAAGAAACCAAGCTTGTTGATCAAGACTGGATCCAAAAGAAAATCCTTGATCTTACTGATGACGATATTATTAGGATTGAAGCCGGCGTTCGTAGAGATAAAATCCGTGAAGTTGAGATTGAAGCAATTGCTGTTAAAGAAAATCTCCCAGAGAAAAATACAACTACGGATCCATTTGACCCAAGCAACTATGTGATGCCAGGATCAAATGTTAAGAAGAATGCTCCTCTTGGAGAACCAATAGCCGGTAATGCCAATACCAATATGCATCCGGTTAATGTAACCAATGATATGCAGGCTGTAGCTACGAGCGGTGTTTCTGTAGCAGGACAACCATCGGCTTCTCCAGAGGCGTCTGTAGGGCTTCCAATTAAAGCAACCCCATTTCTTTCGGCAGCTAAACACAATGACCGTAGACGTGTAGGAATGGCTGGAAAAGGAAATCTATCAATGCCAGACTTTAAAGATATGTTGTCTGGTAATAACAAGTATCTTACAGATATTAATGACAAAGGAGCTCTCAATCTTAAAAGCCAATTCTCTCTTTCTGAAGAAACAAAAACCGAAGATTTTGAACTTGATTACAAGCCACCACCGGTTGTATCACGTGATATGAAAAATCTAATGAATAAGCTCGATGATCATTTTGCAAATACCGGTGCAAGAAGAAATAAGAAAATTCTCACAGAAAATGAAGTTAGACTTGATGATTTGAATGATGATCGTTTATTTGAGATGGATATGGTAGGCGACGATATCTTGATTGAAAATGCAAACAAAGATAAAAAAGAGGAAGAAAACGACGATTTAGATTTAAGCAATCTATAATCATTTAATTTTTACTATAGTTCTTCCCTATTTATATCAGGAATTGACCTATAAGAGAATGGGTAATTTGAGATGGAATTTAAACATAACAAAAAACGTAACATTGGTTTGATTAGTGAATTCTTTTCACGTTATATTGCAGAAGCATTTATTGATGAACGACACGATGACATTACTAAGGCTCGTCAGCTTTGGGAAAAACATGTTCATCCAAAATCCGCAACATACACGGAATTGCAAATATTCAATGCATTGCATGAGAGCAGTCTTAAATCTAAAGACATTGCTTTTTCAATGTTAGAAAAAGCAAAAGTCGTTTGCAGAAAACAATCTCAACTTAAACTTGATGAAGAAAAAGCTTCTCTTATTAATGAAGTAAGTTCTGTTCTTGGAGATAAAAGTTTCTTTGATCGTGCAGTTCCAGAATATAAATCATTTGCTTCTGTTCAAGTATTAATGAATGCATGGAGAGGAACTGGATTTAAAGGTTCCATCTCTGAAATGGCTCAACTTGAAGAAATGATACTTGAACATATATTGTCTCCAAAGGCTAAACCAGAACTTGATGCATCAGACGTAACCACTTCAGAAGTCAATAGTCTTGTTGTTAAACTTATGACAGAGAAATTTAATGCCAAATATAACGGGCTATTAAATGAAGCTCAAAAAGAAATCGTTAATCTTTATATGCTAAGTCACAACAGCAAAGAAAATAAAGAAGTGTTGGTTTCATTACTTGAGAATATAAAAGTTCGCACTTTAAAGGCTCTTAAGTCCCCAGTTATGACTGAAGGTTTAGATAAAGGTATCAAGAGCAAATTAGGAGAAGTTGTTTCTTTACTCGAGGGTAGCGATTTAACCAACATAACCGATGAAACAATTACATTCTATATGTCAATTGCAAAGCTAAAGGAAGAGATGGAGAATAAATCATGAAACTCCTAAAAGAATTTAAAGAATTCAACTACGAAATTATTAAAGAAGATGCATCTGATGGCAAGCCAGGTAAGCTCTTCGTAAAAGGCGTTATTCAACGTGCAGACACCCTTAATCAAAATGGGCGTATCTATCCAAAAGATATCCTTTTTAAAGAAATGGAAAATTATAAGAAGGTTGTTATGGAACGTCGTGCAATGGGTGAGTTAGACCATGCCGATGATCCAGTTGTTAATCTTAAAAACGTTTCCCATCTTATTACAGATATTTGGGCAGACGATGAAGTTATCTTTGGAAAGATTGAAATCCTTCCAACTCCAATGGGTAACATCGCTCGTAATCTTATTGAAAGTAATGTTAAAGTTGGTATTTCATCTCGTGCCCTTGGTTCTGTAAGAAGCCGTGGCGATGCAGATATCGTTCAAGATGACCTTCATCTTATCTGCTGGGACTTAGTTTCTGAACCTTCTACTCCAGGTGCTTACATGATGCGTGAGGCAAAAGAAGTAGATCCACGCATTCTTAATAAGATATTCTCAAAGAGTGATCGTCTTGATCGCATTGCAAATGATATTCTTGGAATTAAAAAGGGTCGTGTATGAAGATGACAAAATCAGACTTCAAAGGAATGATTAAAGATTGTATTCGTGAACTTATTAAAGAAGGCGCATTCAACGAAGTAGGCGCTGTAATGTCTGAAGGAACAAGAACAGCTCCTTCTACAAATAGAGTTGCTTCACGTGATATGATTAATCAAAAATCTCCTGTTGATGCTGCCAGAACCAGAGCCGCCGCCGCACGTATTGCAGGCTATGATGATATGGGTTTTGGTTCTTCTGAAAATTCAGATATGCAAATCTCTTCTGCTCCAATGAACCAAAATATGCAAAAATTGGTTGAAGCAGCATCAAATCAAATGAGTAAAGGCGATAATAAAATGGCTAATGCATATGCTGCAATATTAGCTGATACCGCTATGCATACTCTTCCACAACAAATGGCACAAGATCCTTCCAGAAATGGTGGTTATGGTGCCATGGCTGCTGCTGGTATGCAAGGTGCTCAAGAAAAGATCGCTCCGGAGCAATTACAAGCTATTGCACCATCCGGAGATATTGGTCATTGGGCTAAATTAGCGTTCGGAAAATGATTATTTAATTCTTTCCCAGCAACTAAGTTATATTTGCAACATATTTAGTTGTTAGTAAAGGATCAAACTATGGCATATGCACCAAAACAAATATTAGTTGAACTACCAAAAAATAGAGGAAATGGTGGATTAGGCTCTGCAAATTATTCATCACTTCAAGATGCCTTCCCAGGATCTCCAGTATATTCTGGTGAAATAAATGATGAAACCGTAGCTAAACAATATATCGATATAGTTACAGATGCCACAGTTGATGATAAAGGTCATATGTTTGGAGCCGTTGATTTAAATTATACTGGCGCTCCAAATCTCGCTGATGTAGTAACTGGTGGTGGTGGACTTCCTGGTTCACCATATGCTCCAAATATCGCATCTCCTCCAAGCGGTCAAAACCCAGCAGATATTCCTTCATCTGGCGTATCCGCCACCGCAAAAGCCCAAGGCTCAGGTGCGCCATTCTCCGGCGATGGACTCGCAAATCCAAGTGACACATCTAAAAACGTTTCTAAATTAACAATTGGCAGCTTACCACCAGTAGGAAAAAGCTCAAGAACATCAGGCTGATTATAAAGGATTGTAACAATGAGTGATTTATATAAAGAAGCATTAGCTGATGCAGCAAAAATTCGTGAGATAGCAGAGCAAGATGCTCGTAGTGCTATTCTTGAAAGAATTAATCCATATATCAAACAAATGATTGCTAAGGAAGCTTCAAACTCTTTCTTATTAGAACAAGAAGATATGACACCAGAAGCTCCTGCACCTGATGCAGCAATGGCAATGCCTGATGCTATGGCACCATCTGAAATGCCTATAACTCCTGCCGGTGGTTCTGATGTTGTTAATGTTCCAATGCCAAGTGGCACAGATGGAAAAATTACTTTAAGCTTCGATGATTTGTTTGCTTCTGAAGGTAGCGACATTGTTAATCCAACTGATATGTCGCAGGCTTCATCCATGGAAGTTGCAACTACTACACCAGCAATTGAGGCTGCACCAGAAATGCCAGCCTCGAGCGCCCCAGTAGAAACACCACCAGCAGAAATGCCAGCTCCAGAAGCTGCCGCTGCTGCTCCAGCTACTGCTGGTCCAACGCCAGCCCCAGAAACCGCAGGAGCAGCCGCTGAAGAAGAAGTTGCACCAGCAGCACCAATTGCAGAAGCAAAAACAATAAAACAATTTGAACGTCAACTTGCTGAAATGGCAGTTAAGATTGACCGTATGTATACAACAAAAGTTACGGCTCTTACAGAAGATGCCTACAAAACTAAGCTTTTTTCATTATTAGAGCAGCTTGATAGTCTTGCTGCGAACAAGGTTATTTCACCTAAACAAGCACAATTGAACGAAAATAGATTAGAATTTTTGTTCTTACACTTGAAAGAAGCAAATTTGAACAATAGTTATAACAAGCAAAAGGACAAGGATACAACTATGACAACTCTTAAAGAATTCGCAGCAAAACTTTTCGAAGGTGCAGACAACGAACGTCTTGCACAAGACAGCAAAAGCTCCGGTGAAACCGGTGTAGCAGTACATAAAGCAGCAACTGCTCATGCCATGAAAGCGTCTGGCGTTCACGCTGATCTTTTTGGCGGCGGTTCAAAGACCACAGAAAAGCTCGCAGCAGCAGGCTCAGTAGATGCTGACGAACTTGAAGGTCTTGATGGAGAAGAAGGTCCATGGGAACAAGCTCTACTTGAAGAAGTAGAAGCAGCTCTCCGTGATGAACTTGATGCCCACGAAGAACCAGAAGCTGGCGAAGTTCCAGCCGCTGTTTCCGATTCCGGTTACTTCGAAATCAGCGAAGCAGCTCTTAAAGAAGCAGTTGCTAAGATCCGTAAGGAAGCCGCTGCTAAGAAGACAACCTCCAAGTCCGCAATCAAAGAAGCTGCACGTAAAAAGCTTCTTGAAATGATGGGAGCAGCAGCTCCAGGTGGCATGGATGAGGATCTTGTTCTTTCTGTTGAACTTCCAGATGAAGTTGAAGAACAACTCGCAGATGAAGATCTTGAAGTTGATCTTATGTTCTCCGGCGAAGAAGAAGAAGACATGGGCGACGAAGACATGGGCGACGACGAAGAAGTAGTTGACCTTGATATGTCAGCAGCCGGTGATGAAGGCATGGGCTCTGAAGAAGAAGAAATGCTTCTTACCGATGAAGAGGGTGGCGAAGAAGAGATGGATGAAATGGCAATGAAACCACATTCACCAATGATGGAATCTCGTCGTGTTCGCAAAGCTCTTCTCGAGTCCCGCACACGTGAAGTTAAGTCACGCCGCCTTGCAGAAGCAAAGCGTGCAGAAACTGCCACACTTAAAAAGGAAATGGCAGAAACAAACCTTTTCCTCTCCAAGCTTGTTTATCTAAACAAGTTCCTCGTGAGAGAAGACCTTAGCCGTAAGGTTAAGCAACAAATCGTAGAACATCTTGATCGTGCTTCAACAATCGCAGAAGCTAAAGATATCTACGGAAAGATTGTAAGAAAGCTTGATGAAGCAGCAGCAGCGCACACTGCTCCTGTAGTTGGTTCGGCATCAAAGCCAACGACTGCTGGCAGCGCACGTCTTAATGAAGGCGTAACCAGAGCTGCATCTTCGAATGGTTCTGAACCAGTAATCGGAACGTTTGAGAAATGGCAGATCCTAGCTAACATCAAGAGAAATAATGATTGATAAAAGCCGAATAACAAAAAAATACAGGAGTATATTAAAATGAAATCTTCGTTCACATTATCACAATTAGCAGAAGGCGTTCATCGCCGTTCACTTGGAGCCGATGCTCCAAGACTTCAAAAGAAGTGGCAAGCCACGGGTCTTCTTGAAGGACTTAAGGGCGTCAATAAAGACAATATGGCTCGTCTTCTTGAAAACCAAGCAGCAGAGCTTCTTAAGGAAACCGCAAACTCACTTTCTACCGGCGGCGCAGGTCTTGCTTCCTCTGGTCAAGTAGTTGGTTTCACCAACGTTGCATTCCCAATCGTTCGTAGAGTATTCGCTGGTCTTATCGCTAACGAGATCGTATCCGTTCAGCCAATGAGCCTTCCAGCCGGTCTACTCTTCTACCTCGATTACACCTATGGTAACAACGTCGGTGGCAACGCAGGCGTAAACCTAGGCGGCGGAACCCCATCAACTTACGCTGATGGTACCTCAGTATACAATAACCCACGTGGCGCAGGTGTCCGTTCCGGATCCCTTGCAACTGGCGGTATGTATGATCTCGTCGGCGCTGGTTACTCCAAAGTCCACAAGAGCTCTGTCGCTCTATCTTCTTCAAACTTTGCAATCGGTGCATGGGGCGCAGCAGGAACAACGTGGACGCCAGCAGATACCGTAGCAACAGCAGCAGAGTTCGTTGGTTTCAACGCTCGTTATGTCAACTACGATGGCAAGGTTGAAAATGACCTTACTGACGGCGTACTTGATTACTGCTTCCTATTTATGAGCACGTCAGTAATTACGTCCAATATCACGGGTGCTGATCTAGATTCACTTGAACAAATTACGCTCACCGGCTTCGGCAATCCAGGTACCCAAGTTGCCTGGGGCGAGCAATATCAAGGTGGTTCCGGCGTACTTAATCTTCGTAAGCTTAATCGTCGTGGTAACTGGAATGACAAAGTATTCACGCCAGATCCACTAAACGGCTCCCACGTACTATTCGTACTACGTCTTGGCAACGGCGGCGTCGTCCCAACGCTCGGTCCAGCAGCAGCGGACGTAATTTCCGGATCCGCAGCTCTTGCTGACAAACTTGACACGTCCGCTGGAACTGGCGCAACTCTTACGATCCCATCCTTCGAGTCTGATTTCGGAGTTAACCCAGCTTCTCCAGTAATCCCAGAAGTTGATATCCGCATCGAATCAACCTCAGTAACTGCAACGACCCGTAAGCTCAGAGCACGTTGGTCACCAGAAATGGCACAAGACCTTACGGCTTTCTACTCAATCGATATCGAAGTAGAACTTACGAACATCCTCTCCGAAATGATCACGCTTGAGATCGACCGTGAAATCCTTAACGACCTTCTTACACAAGCTGGCGCAGCAAACCTTTACTGGTCCAGAGCTCCAGGCAAGATCGTCAATAAGCTCACGGGTGCAGAGGCTCTTCAAAGCTCCAATCTATCCCCAGGTCCAATGGCATTCGTCAATATTCAAGAATGGTATCAAACCCTTATCGAGACAGTATCTGACGTTGCTAACACGATCTACAAGAAGACGCTTCGTGGTTCTGCAAACTTCCTTGTCACGTCACCAGACGTTTGCACGATCCTTGAGCATCTTGTATCCTACAAGCCAGCTTACCGTCTTGACTCCGATGGTCAAGTACGTGACAGCATGACCGTAGGCGCAGAAGCCGTTGGTACGCTTAATAACCGTTACACAGTCTATAAGGATCCATACTTCCCAGCTAACAAGATCCTTGTTGGTCTTAAGGGTAATACGTTCCTTGAGAGCGGTTATATATACGCACCATACGTTCCACTAATCCTCACGCCAGTCATTTACGCTCAAGACGACTTCACCCCACGTAAGGGCGTAATGACGAGATACGGCAAGAGAATGGTTCGTAACGACTTCTACGGAACCGTTACAGTTCTCGATCTAAATCTTATCTGAAAATAACGTAGGATAATCTGAAGAGGGACTGGCAGAAATGCCGGTCCTTTTTCTTTTGATACAACAATATTGAATTCTGATAGTATTAATTGTAGAACCTTGTTATTTAAGAAACAATGGGCAAATTATTCAAAATAAGACGCACCGGTAGATTTCATCCATTTGATGTCGCTGCTCCATATGGTTTTCTCGTCAAGAAAACGGAAAAAGGACAATGGGCGAGCATATGTTACGATGAAATATCCGATATTAACACAAGAGATATTGAGCCTGATTTAGAAGAATATTCTTTTATCGAGCCTAATTCGGTTGTTCTGCAACTTGAAGAAAGTATAAAAGGAAAAGAGTTAGAACGGTTTAGTGCAACGATAAAAGGAAAGTATGTTCCAGATGGAAACTACATTCCTTGCTTGCTTGATGAACGTTTGATGCTTATTAAAGCAGAGTTCCTAAAGCCTATATGATATAAGAGAAATTAATAGTTTATATTCATTGTTTTATGTGACATGATAAAAGCATATGAGCAAGTATAATCCTCCCCATCATCGTTTTGATACTATTACTGGCTGGCGTGTTTTTGCATCCGAGCCTGACACCGAGACTGTCTATGGCAATTATCGTTTAAAGTGGACGGTACCGGGCCCGCAGTATATCCGTACCAAGGTTCATCTTTCCGTGGATGATGGACAGACTTGGTTTGAGGAGGATAGCGTCTGGTCACTATATAACGTCAGTTATAATCTAATCAGCAATTATTACGACAATGGTTCCTCTTTTAATAAGGCGCTACTTGCAGCCCGTGAGGAATGGAGGCTTGCACGCCGCAAGAGACTTGACCGAGGTCGCCGTGAGCATTTTAATTCCCTTCCGCCGGAACAGCGTGCGGTAGTTAAGGCAGAACGGGCAGAGGCATGGAAGCTTCGTAAGGAGCAAGCAGCCGAACGTAAGGCACAAAAGACTGCCCTTATTATGTCACAGATGCTTGAGATTGGACCGGAACTTGTCCGTCTTAAGGAAGATATTGAAAATGCTATTCGCCTTATGGCGAAGGGCGGCATTGATCGTGCATTTCCTTATTACCACAGTCGTCGCCGGTATCTTAGCACCGCTAAGTGGGCGGTAAACGACATTCGGCGTCATATTGAAAACGCACAGAAGCGAGCAGAAGAAAAGAATAGCTGAATATACCTTATAAATTTAAAGAAACCTGTCTCATTATAAACGATATGAGACAGGTTTTAATATTTTTAGCGGTTTTGTTTGTTGGTTGTACCGATAGAACAACTGACGTATTGGATGCTGGAACATATGTTCCCGATGCTGGCACGATATGTAGTGAGGATGGTGGAATTGATAACGACATTAACAATTGCGGCGGGTGCGACCACGTTTGTCCATTTACTATAACTGATCGTTGTAATTTAAACGAATGTAATTGTGGTAATAGTCCTGCGTGTGATTACAACACGGAAGAGTGTCGTTTTGGAGTTTGTAGACCAACCGATGTTACTGGTGCGGTATGTGAGTTTGATGATCAATGTGGATATCCGAGTTCTGGATATGGATGCATTATAGGACATTGCACTCGTATAGAATGTGTTCCAGAAGTTTGTGATAATCTTGATAATGATTGTGATGGAACGATTGATGGAGATAGTCGTGGTCCAGTATCTCGTTGGTGTTACGATAGAGATTTAGGTGCGACAGAAGTATTAAATCCTCCATGTGAGCGTGGTGTTCAAGTATGTTATGAAGGCTATTGGGATGAATGCATAGGTTCTATTCCTCCTCGTATAGAGAGTGGGACATACGCTTGTGACGACATAGATAATGATTGTGATGGTTGTGTTGACGGCGTGTTAAGTTCTACGGGTTGCGTTCCATTTCCCTCAGAGGGCTTTGACGTTGTTTATGCGATAGATACGTCTGGTAGTATGGCATTAAGAATAGCAGCCGTTAAAAGGGCTACAGACGCCTTTACAAGCACGTTTAGTGGAGATACATCATTCCGATTTGGACTTGTATTGGTGCCGGGTTCCATAGACGGACAAGTTAGTGTAGTTACTCGTCTTGTTCCTTTTTCTATATTTAATCCAATATTGAATTCAAGCTTTCTTGGTATTGGAGGAGGAAGTGAACCTTCATATGATGCGGTATATATGTTAGGGATGGATGATGAATTACGTATTGGATGGAGAGAGAATGCAGTAAGGATTATTATATTGTTTACTGATGAAGCTGGGCAAAGTTATAGAGAGCCAAGAATAACGGAAACTGATATGTGTTCTGCATTAACTCATGGGGAAGTATTTGCATATGTTGTAGATCCTGTAGTTGCAAGAACATATAATGAATGTGGAATAGAGTTTGAGTTAACGAGTGATCCAATTGCAATGGCAGAAGCCTTAAGGGACATTATTCGTGATCCTTGCGATATAACTCCTTAATATTATTCAATAATTAATCCCTTGAAATATCTTATAATCAATGTTATGCTGATAATATGAAGAATGAAAAGAGCCGGTTGATGAAGCACGTTTATATTGTGCGAGGGATCGTGAGTGACGTGTCGAGCGAGATCCTTAAGGTCTTTGAGCTTGAGCGTGATGCCGAGCGTTTTGTGAGTGAGTTTCCTCTGGACGAGAATGGTCTTCCGCAGGGCTATGATGATATTTACGTTGCACTTACTTGCGGCAACTTCGATTTCCATGGAAGACTGAAAATTGTCCCTGCCACGCTTTCCTCGGTGGAGGGTTGAACATGGTTCGTGATCGTCGTAATCGTCGTATTGGGGATATTCAGCGTGACCTTCGTCCCGACCAGGGTGGAGACATTCTTTCGGAGTTTATGCTTGAGTTTGTTTGGCCTCTTGCCACTTTTGTTGTTCTAATGGCTTTGCTTATTTTGGTTGTATATCTATGAGTAATATTAGACCGCTATATACGGAGAAGAACCGCACGGCGCTTGCAGAACTTATCGTTAACCGAATGTCATATGAGGAGTTGGTAGATTATGCAACTTATATGATTGCTTCTTCATATGATAAAAACGTCGATCATTTTAACACGGATTGGGAACTTGTTAACGAGGAAGATGTCTAAATTTAAAGTTGGACAGCTTGTTCGTTTAAAGCACATTAACGTTAATGCTGTGCTTGATGATATGCCTGACGTGCGTGTATATATCATTGATGGATATGGGCAAGAAACAAGGCAATTGCGTTGGGATTGGATGCCTATTAATAGCATTGGGATTATCGTAGGAGAATGGGATAAGAATTCTTTCGACGTATTGATCAATGAAAAGCTGATTAATATATCGTATACGTATTTGGAACCGCTTTAATATTTATCCCGTATGCAAACAATGCGAGATATATTTTCCATATGGAAACAACGATCCAACTGTGAAGCCACGTTAGGAGGAATTCCTTTAAGACTACGTATGTTAACAACTCCAGAAGAGCAGGAAAAAGGATTTATGTTTGAGCCCGAGCCGGATGATGGCTTTGGGCTTTTTTTCGTTTATCCCGAGCCAAAAGAATTAGGTTTTTGGATGCGGAACGTTCCTTTTGATTTGGATCTTGTGCCTTTAAGTGATGGAGGTCGTGTATTGGGAATTCATAGACTGTTAGCTAATGACGAGAGAACTTGTAAGATCAAGCTTCCGTGTCGTTATGTTTTAGAATTAAAGGCGGGTTGGTGTGAGAGTAATGGAATTGCATCCGGATCTAAAATTGAATTTTAACCGACTTTTCTTGCAATTATTTTAACGCCAGGAACTTTTAATCTTTGAACTGCGGCTATGTTTTTTGTGCTATCATCAAAGAACTCAATCTCTTTATATCCAAACTTCATAGCTACCATCTTAATCCATTGAGCTTTCATTTCCGGATCGCTATTGCCGAGGGCAACAACAGGAATTTCTGGGATATCGTTTAAACGAAAGAATTCCCGAGCTGGTTCTTCACTTCCACGTGCGGTAAGAATAACTGCGCTGTCAGTTCCATGTTTTGCAATAACAAGCTTTAATATTTTTGTTGTCCAACGTATAGCTTTAGGATCTTTTAATCCTTGAAAGTCGGAATAATCAAATTCATCGCCGGGTTCTTTTTCATATACCGCATATTCTGCTGGATTTAAATCTAACAGCTCACCCGAAGCTTTTTTAATATGAACTTTGCTATTTGTTTTTACAAGAGTATCATCAAGATCGAATATACGTAATTTCTTTCCAGCTTGCAACGTTTCTTTGATGATTTCATGTATATAAGTTTTTAATAGTTGATTGCTCATAATCTCATACTAATTAGTAATATGTCAACATTTAATACAACAATGAACCCGTGTCCATTTGGATTTTTTGATAGTGATACGGCATTTCAAAATGATGCAGATAAAGTCGTTACATTCGTTTTAAGAAAGCTTGGAGAAGACGTATTAAGCGTTGAATTGACAAAGAAAATGATTTGGGCTTGTTTTGAAGAGGCTACCCTTTACTTTAACGCAGTCATGATTGAATATCAAGCCAAATCAAATTTATCTTCTCTTCTTGGAACCCCTACCGGAAGTATTGACCCTGCTACTGGCAAATATAACCTCAATTTAATTAATAACTACGTTCAACCAAACTTTGAATTCATCATAAGACAAGCAGAGCCATATGCTTCAGAAGTTGGATACGGTCAATCTCTTCAAAGTTATTCTGGTTCTATTAAATTGGAATTAGGTCGTCAAGATTATGATATATATGAAGAATTAAAAGATGAAGCAGGCAATCGTCTTGCTGCTTATATGGGCACCGGCTCCCTTGATGTTCGTGGTAGAATGAAAATATTTGAAGTATATCATTATGCTCCAATTCAATATGTATTTAATAGCAATCTTGCATCTAATTTCGTTGCTTCAGGTCTTCCAGTAGAAAGCTACGTTCCAGATACACGATTCTACGTTCTTCCCTTGTTTGAAGACGTATTGAGAGCTGGAATGTTAGATATGGCTTCTCGTGTAAGACGTTCTCATTATACTTATAAAATATCTGGAACTGGTATCCGAATATTCCCAACTCCAAATAATCTTATTCCATTCTTTAATGATAAATTGTGGTTAAGAGTTGGCTTTCCACCCTCGGCTGTTCCAGGGATTGCTGGCACATACTTCAGCGGCTCATTAGAGGCGTCTGGAAGCCTCCAGGATCCTGCTACACCGTCCTCCGTGTTATTCGGTGTCAGTAACCCAGGAAACATTCCTGCGGGCTTTATAACGTATTCTTCTCTCAACCCATGGAGTAGAAATTGGATTATTCTTTATACTTTGGCGGTTGCCAAAGAACTTCTTGGACTTGTTAGAACCAAGATGAAGACAATCCCAATCCCAGGAGCAGAATTAACTCTTAACGGTGATGAACTACTTGCTCAAGGAAGAGAAGATAAAAAAGACTTATTGGTTGGTGATACGGGCATTATAACTAAACTTGATGCCTTGACCTACGATAAACTTGCAGAGCTTGAAGCAAATAGAGCAGAAAATAATATGAAACTATTGCAACATATGCCTTTCCCCCCAAAATATACATTATTTACGGGATGAGTAGTCAAAACGCCCCCTCTGATCCATCTATATATACTATATATAATGATAAGTGGAACGCTACCAATTAGAAAGGTGAAGCTGTGAACCTATTAAAAGAATATATACGTCTTATAATCAAAGAGCAATTGGAAGAAGATATTGATATCCAAAAATTATCTCCTGCAATGATCGGGGTTTATTCTTTAGCCCAAGCGATGAATAGATTGATATATGAGGGCGGTGCGTTACCTGGAGCTATTCCAATCGACATAATAGATGCTGGTCAAAAACTACAATCTGCTCCAATGGCAACAGATACAGAAAGAAAAGCTGGGGTAAGTTTTCAATCTGATCGTAATAGTTTCAAGCTTTATCTTAATCCGAATTTAAAAAAACCTGAAATGATTGGCAATGACGAAACTCATGATCTTATTCATGCTTTTACCGGACATTTAGCTAAAAAATTTGGCAAAAGAAAACAGTCTATAGAGAAAAGTGGTCAATATACTACAACTCCTACAGAATTTAATAGAACACGGCTTGATAAAGATGCTATAAAGCTTTATAATGATGCTTTTTTAAGAGCATTTAAATTTAATCCGCCGCAAGAAGTTTTTACAAAACCTTTTAATATGGACCAATCCGATTATATAAAATGGTTTATGGATATATTTGCTGACAAAAAAGAAAAAAATGTTAGTAGTAAATTTGATTTTGATATTAAGAATTTAGGTAAGGATACGTATTGGGCGGTTTTAGGTGACGATTTTTCACCAGGCAGACTTAGTAAAAGATATTATGTTGGTTATGAAAAATTTAAAAAACCTTTTAATTTCGTTGATTACAGTCAAGCAGATGTTCCTTTTCGTGCTCCATTGCCGCCTATAAAATACAATCAATCATTTGAAGATGAAGAAGAGCTGGGCGTTACTATGATTGCTGAAATTTCGAAATATGTAACCAAAGGAAAGATTATATCCAATCCAGCAAAGATGGCAAAAAAGATAAGAACTGAATATTCAAAATCTCTTGGATTAACAAATATAAATCCAGATGACTTTAAACATCGTTATGATACTGCCGAAGTTGAAAATACAATGAAAAGATTATTTGAGTTATATAACGTATTTGTTGATAGATATAAGAAAGCTCAATCAAATCCGGCTGCAAGAACTGTTTGAAATTACATTATAATGTCAGGTTGCCCTATTTATCTATATGTCAAGGTTATTCATAACAAGCCGAGAGATCCAGTTTATCAATGACATTACCAAGGAATTGGTAAAAGACGTAATTGGGCAACAGATAATTTATTATCCTATTTCTACGATGAAGACCCAAATTCATCCAATATATGAAGAAGCAATTGAGAAGATATTTGAAAATCCAATTCGTTTAGATGTTATGGCTGGACAACCCAACTGGGAAACTAAATGGAACCAATTTGGTAATGAGCAAGTCAATAAGTTTGAGTTGTTTGTTCAAGCCCGTGACCTCTTAGACAAGGGCTATAACCTTAATGAAGGCGACTTCTTCCTTTATGGCGACCAACTATATGAGTTAGTTACTTTCGTGCCTATAAACAACATATACGGTCAAGTAGAATATACAACCGGTTATAAGTTAGAAGGCAAAGTAGCACGAAAAGGTCAATTTGATGTTAACGTCTTTAAACAAATGCTTAAAGATCAAGGCGTTAAGTATATTGATAGTAATGTTACTAAGGTTTGGCAACAACAACGTGGTCTTACGGAGAACATTGAAGGAGAAACGTTGGACAAACGTCAGATGCGTAATAGATTGGCAGAAGATATGGCTCCAATAGCATTAGACGAAGGCGCTCGTATTATTAATATAGATGCGGATCCAGATCCTACACATAAACCAGAGGAAGCAAGTTCTTTTGATAATAATAGTCCAACTTACGTAGAACCAACAGATATCTATAACGAAGACTGATACTTAGATATATGGCTGTTGACCCAAAAGAGAATGTCACAAGACAGAACATACCACAAGACCCAAGAAATCCTAAAGATCATCTTGATAGTGGTTATGAAAACCAGCCAAGCTTAGATTTCACTATCCCTCCAGTTGGTATAGAAGATATCGATTTTGCCATTCATCGTTTATTTGATAAGACTATTGGTTTTAATACTTTCATGGTGAGCGCCGCAAAAGGTCCGCAAAATGTAAAGAAACCATATGTTATCTTTGCTACCGGTGAAAGATTTGCTCTTGCAAAACGTCTTAAACCACCAAGAGATAAAAATAAAGTCCTTATTCTTCCAGCTATATCCATTCGTAGGACCGCTATAGAACAAGCTCCTGATGATATTACCGGTAGAGGCATGAACCAATATACCGGGGTTATAACAATAAAAAGAAAATTAGCTCCAGAAGATAGAGATTATCAAAACCTTGTTAACAAACAAGGATTAAAGAACTTACAAAGCGTTCTTTCTAGATTACCAACTTCTAATAGACCTACCGGCGATGATAAAAATGAATTGGAAGTTGTTCAAGGTGGATTGTTACAAAATAGACTATCTGCAAATAACATATATGAGATAATAACAATTCCGCAGCCACAGTTTTTTACTGCGAAGTATGAAGTTGTGTTTTGGACGAATTATACCCAACACATGACATATCTTATTCAAACATATATGACCTCTTTTCTTCCACAGTTTAGAGGGCATAAATTAGAAACCGATAAAGGTTATTGGTTTCTTGCATACACAGAAGACAGTTTCTCCAATGGAGAAAACATCGATCAGTTTGAAGGTGAGGAGCGTCTTATAAAATATACCTTTAATATTAACGTTAAAGGTTATTTATTGGCTGCTCAAGCGCCTACAAATGCTGTTCCTGTAAGACGTTGGATTAGTTGTCCAAACATCGTATTTGATATGAGTATTGCTGGAGATATACAACCAAAAGACGTTTTGGAAAGACCTCCAATCAAAGATACTCCTAATGACGGTTTTACATTAACAGATATCGATATGGACCCCGTAACAAAACAAACTCCTACAACAAAACAGAAGTTTATGGTCAATAAAACAATATTTGATGCATCAACAGGAAAGAAAAGAAAGAAATACGTATCTATCTTAGATACCAATCAAAAGAAGGGGGAGACTGTTTTCGCCGCCTCAGATATTGAAACCTTGGAAGAATATTTAATATCATCCAAATAAACAGGAAATAGTAGAGCAGATGCCCCTAATTAGAAAAAGAAAAAGGCAAAAAGCTCGTATCTAAGATAAGAAGGATAAAATCAATGCCGCAACAACTTTTTAATTTCCCAGGCTTTTTTGATCGTGAAATCGATCTAACCGCACGAACCGCCGGACCTGTTGGTATACCAGCAGGTTTAATTGGCGCAGTCCAAAAAGGACCGGCGTTCGTTCCATACACACTTGGATCATTTAATGATTTCGTAACGAAGTTTGGTGGCTATGATCCAAAGTTACCAGCCCCATATGCGGCAGATAAATTTTTACAAAACCGGAATGCGCTTACATTCGTAAGAGTATTGGGAGCTGGCGCAAATGTAACTGCTGCTGATATATCTGCAACAGATACGGCTGGCATTGTTAAAAGCGCCGGATTTAAATTAAGCGGCACGGTTGCAACAAATACAGGTGCTCGGGCGCATGGTGCGGTGCAGTTCTTGGCAGCACGCCATCAACTACAAGCAAATCAAGGCATTGGTTTCCCAATGTTTACTGATAATGATAGCTTTGCCGACGCCGCCGATGGTTCTGGATTTGTTAATCTTATTCGTGGTGTAATATTTGCAGCATCTGGTTCCCGGATTATGATCATGTCTGGTTCTGGCGAAACGTTTAACCCACTTCTTGATGACGTTGCCGTTTATTCTACTCCAGCAGACAGTGAAGAACCATATTTCAAGATTGTAATCTCTACTTCTCTTGGTTCAACCTTTGGAAGCGCAGATGGATTAGCCGGGATTAGAATTCTATCTGCTTCCTTCAATCCAACATCCGATCTCTACTTTGCAAAGCTTCTTAACACAGATCCAGCAAAGTTTGAACAAGAACAACATTATGTTTATGCAGATTTTGCAGTAGACGATGAAGTTGCAACAGTCATTCAAAATACGGTATCTGGCGTTCTAATCGCTTCTGGTTCTGGCAATACTTCTGCTACATCAGGTTTGTCTTCAACTCGATTCATTGAGCTCTTTGGACGTTTTGACACACGTTTTAAAACGCCAAAAACACCAAGCTTCATTTCTCAACCATATGGTTCAACAGAATATAATCTATTCCACATTGAAGCCATTGATGATGGCGTTTACTCTAACGATAAGATTAAAATCTCTATTCAAAATATTATTGCCTCTACCAATCCAACAAATCCATATGGTTCATTCACATTAACGGTTCGTCAATTTGGAGATACGGATTATAATCAAGCTGTTATTGAGCAATTCAATGATCTTACCCTTGATCCAGAAAGTGACAAATATATCGCCAAAGTTATTGGCGATGCAAAGGCATATTATAACTTTGACGTAGAAGATCCAAATGATCGACGCATCATTCGTTCTGGCAAATATCCAAATATGTCAAACTACATTCGTGTAGTTATGAATGAGATGGTAGAACAAAAGATGGTTCCTGGAACCGTGCTACCATTCGGTTTCCGAGGTCCGCAACTATTAAATACAAATCCATTATTAACAGATGTAAGTTCTTCAACGGCAACAGACATTCGTCTTGCAGGAAGCGGTTCTGCTAATACGTTTGGTCTTAATGGTGCAATAGTTCCACCAATCCCATACCGTTTCAGAGTAACACGAGGCGCTGTTACTGGAAGTGGTCTTGTAACTCTACCAGGGGCACAAGAGATTACAGATGGAAGACTATATTGGGGCGTTAAGTTTGAACGTAACAACAATAACGTTCTTAATACTAATATTAACGGTGAGCTTAACAACATCATTCCATCCTTCACAAGATTTGCTGGCATTGAAAAGCTTGACGTTCTTGTGACCGGTTCTTCAACGGACGATTTTAATGATAATAAGTTTACTCTTGCAAGAGTAGCTCTTGGAACAACTGGATTTGCATTCCTTACATCATCTGTTGGAACTCAAATGAAGAATGCTGTATATGTTCGTAATGGAGTAGTTAATCCTTCTGACTATACAGTAACCGGAAGTTGTGTTTCTGGCAGTCAACTTACTTTTGCAAGTCTTGTTCATAGCGGCACGCAACCAATCCAATTCAATAGATTTAATAACTTTGCCAAATACACAGTATTCATGTATGGTGGATTTGACGGTGTAAATCTTCTTGACCCACACGCACAAAATTTTGATGATCGTTCTACTTCAACAGAAAATGGCATTGGCGGTTATGGCGGTGCAAATGCGAATTATGATAGCCCAGGATTTAATTTCAATCAAAATGGAGTTGGATTTGCAAATAACCAAATATATTCTTACAAAGTAGCTACAACTATTATTACAGATCCAATTGCTTCAAATATAAATCTATTGGCAATCCCAGGTCAACGTGAACCATTTGTAACTGATTATGCTTCTGATGCCGCTGCTGGATTTGGTTTAGCTCTATATTCTATGGATATTCCAAATTACAACTCTGATGGTGATAGAATATTTGATGGAACAACAACTGGAACTGGAAGTTACATTAACGTTCAAAATACGGCAGATCAATTTGACAGCCGTGCAATAAACAATGATTTCGTTGCCGCATATTTCCCAGATGTTGTCATGACAGATCCAGCAAGCGGGAAAAGAATTACGGTTCCATCTTCTGTTGCTTCTCTTGCTGCAATTGCTTATAATGATAAGGTCGCTTATCCATGGTTCGCTCCAGCCGGATTTAACCGTGCTGCACTCAACTTCGTATCTCTTACAAGAACAAGAGTAAATCAGAATGAACGTGAGAAGCTATATCAAGTAAGAATTAATCCAATCGTCAAGTTCCCAAATGAAGGTTACGTAATCTTTGCACAAAAGACGCTTAATGCTGAGAAGTCTTCTCTTGAGAGCATTAACGTTCAGCGCATGGTTATGGATGTTCAACGTCAAGTTATCGATATTGGAAATAGATTAATCTGGGAGCAACTAACCCCAGCTCTTTATCAAGATTTCGTTGCTAAAGTTTCTCCAGTATTAGCTTTGGTCCAATCCAGAGGTGGTTTGAGACAGTTCAAGGTTGTATGTGATGCAACTAATAACACAGAACTTGATCGTGAGAACAATAGAATGAATGCTAAGATTTACTTACTACCAGTTAAGGCAGTTGAGTTTATCGCAGTTGACTTTATTATCACCAGAGCAGGCGTTCAATTCGGCTGATAATAATAGTTAATACAAGAGAGTTTAATATAGAAAAGGCACAACAACAATGACACAGATATCATTCAAATCAGCCGGTGTTTCAGCCAGAACAATCGATCTAACAGGACCAACAGCAATACAACCATCCGGTATACCAGCAGGTATAATCGGCACGGCAATCGCTGGTCCAGCTTTCGTTCCTGTAACCTTAGCCACTACAAACGATTTTATAGCAACATTCGGAGAAACAACTAATGACATATATGTTGGTCCATTAGCTGTTTCTGAATGGTTAAGAAACGCTCAAGCTGCAACGTTTATCCGTGTTCTTGGTGCGGGTTCCGGCGCCGCCCGGCAGGTCAATTCTCCTCGTGGAAGGGTTGCTGGCGGTGGCTACGTAGTTGGCGAACAACTTCCGGAAGGGGCAGGCGCTCTTGGTAACAATCCTTATGCTACTGTTGGTAATCCCCTCGGCAGAACATATTTCCTTGGCGCATTCATGAGCCAATATGAATTGCTTGGTGTAAATCCCGTTGTTAGTTCTTCGATATTTACAGATTCAGGTTTATCTGCTGCTGGTGTCCCAGTTGTTCGTGGTGTATTGTTTGCTGCCTCTGGAACTCAACTATTATTATCTTCTTCATTTGGCGGGGGCGTAGCACCAGCCGGTCACGTAACAGGCTCTGTCAATCTTCGAAACTCTCTTGAAGAATTCGTCATGTTCGTATCCGGTCAAACCAATACGGATCCGATGTATAGAAATGTTATAACGGCTTCTTTTGATATTGATGCTCCAAATTATTTCGGAAACATAATGAATAGAGATCCGCTTAAGCTTGAACAGGCTGGTTATATGTTACAAACTGATTGGGTTATCCACCCATCATATGCAGTTGTAACTGGAGCTAACGTTATTAGCGGTTCTACCGAAGTATTGGCACTTAGAACATCTGGTTATGAAAACGTTGCATTCCTTATTACCGGTTCTCAAGCAAGAAATACTGGAACAACAACGGCTCCAAACTATGAAAACTTTGAAGACCGTTATCGTTCACCAAAGAGTCCATGGATTATATCTCAAAAGTTCGGCGGCAAACCAGTTAATCTTTTCCGCATTCACTCTTTGGATGACGGTATATATGCAAACAATAAAGTTAAAATCTCAATTGAAAACATTGCGCCAAGCCTTTCTGACGTAAATCTTTATGGAACATTTGATCTTCTTGTAAGAGATTTTGCAGATAATGATAAAAAGAAAGTTGTTCTTGAAGCATATCGTGGATTATCACTTGATTCAACATCTCCAAACTATATTGCTCGTGTTATTGGTGATTATAATACTTTCTATAACTTTGATGCAAATGATGGAGATGCAAGATTAATCACTCTTGGAAACTATACGAATAACTCAAAATACATTCGTGTAGAGGTTGCTGATGCAGTAGATGCATCGGATGTTGATGCAACGGCTCTCCCAGTTGGTTTCCGTGGTCCAGCCCACTTAGTAACATCTGGTTCTGCTCCTCTTGCGGCGTTCAGCGCAGTTGGTCCAACTGGTTATACAGTCGCAAATCCATTCCAAAAGACTGTTCAAATCCCAGTTCCATTACGTGAGAACTTGGTTAGAGGCGAGTCTCCAAATACAGTAGCAGACAAGGGACTATATTGGGGCGTTCAATTTGAACGTAAAATAAACGCTCTTCAACCAAATGCAAGCACAATTCGTGAAACCAGCGTTGAAAGCTTTGCAGCTTACTTCCCAGACTTCCAACAAGACAGCGTTAACTTCGTAGTCATGGACAATGAAGGAGTTCTTGATACGGCAGCAAACGGAATTCTTGATGCTGACCGTTTCAATAACAACGGCTTCTCTCTTGAGAATGTTGAGATCGTAATAAACTCAACGACTGGATTGGCTGATACTACGCAAGTAGTAGATTGGAGCTATGTAAGAAATGGAGCGATAACTCCAACTGTTACAACAAGAGCATTGACAGTAGCAGATCTTTCTGACCCATCAACACGACAACTTGCCAAGTTCAATCTTTTCATCCAAGGCGGATTTGATGGTGTTAATATCTTCAACTATGATGAACGTTATTTGACAAACAAAGCAATCAATGAAGAACTTGATTACACTTCAAGACTTCTACAATTGGGACCAACTGTAATAGCATACAATACTGCACTTGATTTGATAGCTGATGCAACTGAAATTGATGTTCAAGCATTCATCGTTCCTGGTATTCGTAATCCAGTTATTACGGATAGAGCTTTGCAAATCGCTGAAGGTAGATTTGATGCCATCTATATCATGGATATAGAAAAATATGATACAGTTAATATGCTTATCACAAGCAGTAATCAGGTTGAGTCTGTAAGATATACTGCTCTTAATTTCCGTGATCGTGGCATTAACAGCTCTTTCGGAGCTTGTTACTTCCCAGATGTAATAATGCAAGACGGCATCTCTAATACTCTTCGTGAAGTTCCATCTTCCGTTGTTGCTCTTGGAGCTTATTCTTTCAATGACTCGGTAGCATTCCCATGGTTTGCTCCAGCCGGCTTTGCAAGAGGCGCTCTTGCAACAACGGAGCGTTCAACTCTACAACTATCCAGAACAAACATGGATGATCTCTATGAAGTTGATATCAATCCAATCGTATCCTTTGCAGGATCTGAAGGATTGGTAATCTGGGGTCAGAAGACAATGTATGCACAACAATCAGCTCTTGATCGTGTAAACGTTCGTCGTCTACTTCTCTCCATCCGTAGACAAGTTCGTCAAGTTTCGAACAGAATTCTCTTCGAACAAACTCTACCAGAGACGCTCGCACGTTTCTCACAGTTGGTTAACCCAATCCTACAAAGAGTTCAAAATCAACGTGGTGTTGATCGTTTCCTTGTTCGTATCGATACATCTACAACAACTGAAGCAGACTTTGAGAACAAGACGATCCGTGGTAAGATTTACTTACAACCAACACGCACCCTCGAGTTCTTGTCTGTAGACTTCGTAATCAACAACCCAAGCAACTTCGGTCAAGGTTGATATATTATCTAATAGGCATATAAAATGAAAATTACATTAGAACAACTTAAACGTTTAATTCGTGAAACTGTAGAAGAAAGTATATTCATGGATCCAGATGATCCAGAAAATACAAATAATCCATTAAATCATCCACATAGTCGTGATCTTTTAAAAGGTATCTCGCCAGAAGAACTCGCAGCCCGTCGCAGACAAGGCGCTTCAGTAGAACAAGGATTTTCTAATCCAAAACCATCTCGTCATGGTGAAAAGTCATTAAGTGATCGGGATTTTCTACCAGAGAACAAAATAAGAATGATATATACAAATCATGGTATTCTTACAGAAGAACATGTTCGTGATTTGAAAGAATGCGGATATGAAATGGAAGAATGTGGTTCTTGGGAAGTTGAAGGACCAAGCATGAGAACTCATCATGATGAGCCGGTAGCTAAAGTTGTTATTCTCGGTCCAGGACAAGAAGATGTGATTGAAGAAGGTGACACATCATCTCCTTCTGTTGGCGGTTCTGGACCTGGAACACAAGTAGCCGTAGGAATGCCAAGTGGTCCCGGAGGAGCTCCTTCACCATCTGGCGCTGCTGTGGTAGCAGAACGCTTTAATCGTCATGCAGAAGCTTTATTAGAAGCCTGGTTGGAAGAAGAACTTCATGGCGACCAAGATAAGCTTGATTTAGACGATGATGGTGAGATTGAAGCAAGTGATCTTGCGATGTTGCGCCATGGATTAACTGACAAACAAGTTGGCGAAGACAGAAAACGTAGCTGAAGTTTAAGAAAATCAGATTTCAAATATATTTATTATTAAGAAAAAGGGTAAAAGATTATGGCCGACACACTATCAGTAACAGATATGTTACCAACAAAGTTTGAACCACTTATTAAAAGACGGTTCGTATTTGCTATTGAAGGAGTAGATGCATTCTTAATCAAGTCTGCTGCACGTCCACAAATGACATTTGATGAAGTTACTATTCCATGGATCAATAGCACACGTTACCTCGCTGGTAAGGGCACATGGGGAGAAATGAGCGTTACGCTTTATGACCCAATTGCTCCATCTGGTGCTCAACAAGTAATGGAATGGATCCGCACGTGCTTTGAAAGCGTTTCTGGTCGTGCAGGTTATGCCGATTTCTATAAGCGTGACATTCAAATCAAGATGCTTGATCCTGTTGGAACGGTAGTTCAGCTTTGGGACGTTAAGGGTGCTTGGTGTAAATCTGCCAATTTCGGTGAAATGGCTTATGATGGTAACGACCCAGCAGATATTCAGCTTTCTATTCGCTTCGATAACTGCGTTCTTCAATTCTGATTACAAATACAGTTATCCTTTCGTAGAAAACCTGGGAGAGTTCTCCTGGGTTTTTCTATTTATAGCATATGGATATGATAGAACAATCAATGAAACAATATGAGCGTATTCGTAAAGGATATCCTCGGTTATTCACAGACGCTCAAAAGATTGCAAAGCTCATTATAAAAGCCTCTAAAAAGGATTTTGAGCCCATTAAAACTTGGCGCTACCTACAGAGGTTGAAGCAAATAGAAAGCCGTAAAAAGGGTTATAGCCCGGTTCCTGATATGGTTATTAACATCTTCTTTGATGCGAAGTTAACTCGTGATGAAGAACGTGCGAAGATAAAACAATATTATTTAGACGTTATAAGAGCTGGACAAAAAGATATTAACGATATGTCTTTAATAAAAGAATATATTCATCATATCTTAAAAGAACTTTGATTAGATAAACTGATTTATACAAACTAAGCTGTCATTATACAATTGAAGAGTTATATCAATTGGAGGAAGAAATAATGTCAGAAACAGATAATAGAGAGTTGCATAATGCGATTTTAGCAGCTCAAATGGCTTCACAAAACGTTGGTGCAACCGGTGGAGAAGGTCAACCAATATCCGCTCAACAATATGCTCGTCAAGAACTCGGCGTTGAGATTCCAGTAGATGCCGTTCCTTTACCATCAAAAGGTAGAGTTTATCCACAAGGACATCCATTATGTGGAGCTGAGTCAGTTGAATATCGTGCAATGACTGCAAAAGAAGAAGATATTCTAATGTCTCAGGCTCTTATTAAGCGTGGAACCGTTATAACAGAACTTATCAAATCTTGTCTTATCAATAGAGATATAGATGTGCAAAGCCTTTTATCTGGGGATAGAAACGCTTTAATGATTGCAATACGTGCTACCGGTTATGGTAACATATATGAACCTCAATATTCCTGTCCATCATGTGAATTTAAAAATGATTTACAGATTGATCTTAATCAACTTGGAATTAAGCCTTTAACATTGGAACCAGTTGTTCCTGCTGGTAATCTTTTCAATTTCAACTTGCCTGTATCCAAGAAGACAATAACATTTAAGTTTCTAACCGGTAGAGAAGAAGAAGAGATTGTTAATGAGACTGAGATTAGAAAGAAAAAGGGTCTATTAAATTCTAATCTTATCACCTCTCGACTTTTACGTTCAATTGTTGCAATTGATGGTAACGATAACAAGAGCCTTGTCTCACGTTTCGTTCAATATATGCCAGCTCGTGATTCATTACTTCTTCGTGAACATATCGATACACATGAACCCGGTGTAGATATGAAAGTTGAATTCCGTTGTTCAAGTTGCGATCACTTCGAGGAGGTTGCCCTTCCGATGGGTCCGACGTTTTTTTGGCCTAACTTCAAGCGATAAAGAAGCGGTTCTCCTTGAGCCATTCTTCTTATTAGGCTATTATTTCGGGATGGATTGGAATACATATTACAACTATCCAATCGCCTATAAGAGATGGCTCATTAAGAGAATAGAAAAAGAAATAAGTAAAGCTCACGAATCTCAGAATGATATCCCGAGTAAAGCGCCACATCACAATACCCCAGATATAAGATCCCTTACTGGGAAAACAAGATCACAAGTTCCGCATAATTTACAACGCTTTACTTGACACAAAACCTGCCCTCTGACATATACTTATTTAAAGGAGTAGGTATATGGAGCTTAAGTTTGAAGGAAACAGTCTTAAATCTGGCATTTATAAAATAACGAATAAAATCAATGGTAGGATCTACATTGGCTCTGCAAAACGATTTAAAGAGCGTTGGAGCCAACATTCTAAATCTTTAAAAGAAAACAAACATCATAATAAGTTTCTTCAGGCGGATTTTGTTAAGTGTGGAGAACAAGCTTTTTTGTTTGAGGTTCTTGAGGTTGTAGAGGGAACCAGAGAAGAACGTCTTGCCAAAGAAGAGGTCTACCTCAAACAATTGTTTGACAATGGAAAACAATGCTACAATCTCTGTGACCGGGCAATTTCAAGAGAAGGAAAACTCTCTAAAACACCAGAAGAAACTTTCACCAAGTGTTCGGACATTCAAAAACAACTCTGGAAAGATCCTGTTGAGCGTCAGAAGCGTATTGAAGGCAAAGATGGTTGTAGACGAAATAATATTGGAGAAGCTTCAAAACATATGTGGGCCAAGCTTTCTTTAGAAGAAAGAAAAGCTCTTTCTGAAAAAAGAAAAGAATTAACTGCTCAACAATGGAAAAATCCTGAAATTCGAGCTCGGAGACTTGAAGGAATGAAGAGTTGTAATACAAGCGGCCGGCGAGAGCAGCGGTATAAGCTTCTTTCTCCGGCAGGAGAAATAGTTGAATTTGTTGGAATATTTAAGTTTTGCGAACAGAATAAGTTAGACAGAAAATCACTTTATAAAGTCTTTAAAGGTATTTTCAAGCAGCATAAAGGATGGAAACTGCCGGAAAACTATACCTGTGCCTCATAGACCAAATCTTAACAATCAAAAACGTATCTTAAGAAGACCCAGATGATGTAATGCCATATAGGCTCCATCTGGGTTTCTTATTTTTCCATCAAATAAAAGATTTTCTAAGTCTTCCATATCTACAACGGCAACTTCTAAAAACTCATTATCATCTAAGTCTAAATCTTTAGCTACCTTCTTGCATCCAGTAGATATATACACGTGTCGCAGACCAGATGAATATGGGGAATAGCTTCGGCTTGATAAGAATTCTATATTGCCTTCATATCCAGTCTCTTCTAATAGTTCTCTCTCAGCGGCTCTGGAAGGCTTTTCTCCGGGGTCTATCATGCCACCAGGTAGTTCGAACTCTACTCGCTCTATGCCTGGTCTAAACTGTTTTACGAGCACTATTTGACCATCTTCAGTCATAGGAAAGATATTGACGCTATCTGGGGTTCTATCAATGAAAGAAGTATAAGGTTTGCCATTAGGCAACAAGAAGGTTTTCTGAATGACCTTTTTCTTGTAGCCGGTTGGTTTGTGTGAGAAGGTATAAAACTTTTCTTTTAACTTTTTCATTTTCTTGATTTATCTTTAGAGCAACGCCATTTCTTACGTGATAATCTGAGGGGACTGTTAGCATCTTTAGCGGCAGAAGGATGATCTTTCATTTGACCGTAAGAGCGAGCACAGTAGCTATCTCCCTTTGATGTTCCTGGAGCAATGGAATAACCTTTAGCTCCGTAACGAACTGTTTTCTTATTCTTGCCAGAACCGACAACCTTTTTGTATTTCTTTGGACCTCTATAGCCCTTTTCTTCTTGAACCCCTTCATTGATTCCTTCAAAATCTAATCCGCCATAGTAATCTACAACAAATTCTGTTGCATCACCAATAGCATTATCTATTTTATCATTAAATTCTTGTTGATTTTTAACGATACCAGCGGCTTTTTGTATTTCTTCAAAAGGAATATAAATATTGACGTATTTGGTTATAAGGCTTTCAACTTTTTGAGTATTATTTTCTTCTGCTGCCGTTTCTATTTCATCCACGGAGTCAATATAGTTCATTATTAGCCGAGTTAATGGATTTAAGCTTTCAATTTCATCATCGATGTTTTCAAGAAGATAAGATAATAGTTTTTTTAAGTTTTTCATTTTAAGCTCCAATCAGAGTGGCCAAGCTTTGCCAGTTTTTTCTTCAAAAGATTTTTTAGCAACATTTTGAGCATTAAGTTTTTCCATTACGGTTTCAACTGTTGCGCCGTCACGTTTAAGTTCTTCTTGATATTCTTTTGAAGCACGAATTACTTCTTGGGTTGCTGCAATTTGTTCTGGAGTTCCTTGAAGCTTAAATGGAAAACCAATTTCTCCTTGTTCAGAACCTTCTTCTGCTTGTTCTTCCATTGAATTTGCAAGCTTTTTAAGTCCAACTTGAGCTAATCTTGCTGCGACACCTGCAAAAAATAATTTACCTGCCCATGATAGACGAATTTCGTTAAGTTGTTGTTTAGATTTTTTATCTGACATTATATTGCCTCAATACCTTAAAATTTTAGATCCGATTGTAATTATGAGAAGACCGGATAAACACTACAAGTTAAATAGTAAAACATGGCATCAAACATTGAAATAACGGCACAACTGAATAAAATGCTTTTAGAGCAAAATCAGTTATATCTTACGCAAGCTAAAATTCAGCGTGGACAATTGGCTATTATGCAACAAATGGCTGAAGCCATGGGCAACGTTGATGTTTCAAAGTTGAATGAAAACTTTAAGCAAATCAATGATCAGATAGAAGCTGCTGATGCTGCTTTGAAAAAAATGGAAGAGAGCGGTCAAAATGCAGTAGGAAATGTTGCTGGCGGCAGCAAAAAAATGAAAGATGCTCTTAATTCCGCCTCGGATGCTGCTGGACAAGCAGCTAAGAATATAGAAAAAATGAATGTAGCTGCTATGGCTATTGATGGAGCTATAGCCGGTTTTCAAACCACTTTCAATATATTAGGAGGTGTTAAAAATATATTGAAAAATGTTATTAGCACTTTTGGTCAGTTTGCGCTTTCAGTAATTAGATTTCCATTTGCTTTATGGAGTTTCTTATTTGAAAAAGCTGCCGGTGACGGTGGTGGTGGTGGTGGATTAAGAGAAGCTTTAGAAGCCATTAGAAAAGAATTTGGTGATTTAAGAACTAATGGTGCTAAAGCAATTCAAGACTTAGCTAAAAGCATGAGTGGCACTCTTGGTCCAACTACATTATCTGTTTATAAAACATTTGGCAACTTAGCAGAAAGATTGAAGTATTTTACTGAACTTGCTAAAAATCTTGGAAACATGTTTGGTGTTATAGTTAGCGGCGGCTTAATAAAAAGTGCGGAAGCAGTAGGAGCTTTTCAAAAAGGTCTTAATATTAGTGCTGAAGGCATGAAAGCTGTTGCTCGACAATCTATTATATCTGGCAGAACCATGGATGAAGAGCTAAGGGAAACTGCCAATTATGCAATTCAAATGGGAGAAGCTTTTGGAATTAACGCTCAAGTAATTGGTCATGATATGGCTGAACTTGAGGCAGATATGAAACATTTCGGAGGAATGAGTAAAAAGGCTCTCTCAGAAACTGTAGTATATGCACACAAACTTGGTATTGAAGTTAAATCACTTGCTGGTATTATGGATACCTTTGATAATTTCGATACAGCAGCCGAAGCCGCTTCGAAGTTAAATCAACAGTTTGGTATACAGATAGAAACTGAACGAATAATGAGGGCAGAGAGCCCGGCTGAACGTTTAGATCTCTTGCGACAAGGACTTGAAAGAACTGGCAAGAGTTTTGAAAGTTTAAGTAGGCGTGAACAACAATACTTGGCAACAACTGTTAATATGTCTCAGGAAGAGGCAGCGTTAGCGTTTGCACAAGAAAACAGAGGATTAAGCTTAGATCAAATTAAGAAAAAATCTGGCGAAGCAGAAAAGAAACAATTGTCACAAGCGGAATCAATGCAAAAGCTTGCAGGATCAATTGAAAGATTAATTAAATCTGGTGGTGGATTACAAAAAGGATTGTTTGCAGCCTTCTTTGAAGGTTTTGAGAGAGGTATATTCCGAAGTAGGGACTTCTTGAAAGTCTTCAGGGAAATACGGCAAGTCTTGCGAACGGTAAGGCGAGCTGGCATACAGGTTGGCAGAGCATTCGTTGAAACATTCCCAGGAGTTCAAGATATCGTAAAGGGTTTACAAGGCTTATTCAATCCTGCTCGTTGGAAAGCAATGATGGATAGAGTTGTTGGAGTTTTCAAAACCTTCTTCAAAGAGTTACAAACAAATCCAGAAGCTGGAATGAAAAATCTTTTTGATAGATTAAAAAGTATATTTTTTGATCATTTTGATGCATCAAGTGGTGCAGGCAGAAAGATAATAGAAGGTTTTAAAACATTCTTTAAAACTATATTGGCTGCTGGTGTCGCTGGACTTAAAATAGCCATACCTTTGTTATTTGATGGATTAACTAAAATTATCAAAGGCATTAATGGCTTCTTAAAAGGCGAAGCATTGCCTATAGATGTTAATGGGTTCGGTGGACAATTAATGGAGATATTGTCTGGATTATTCAAAGCAATTAAGGATGCTGCGCCTCCTCTAATAGAAGCTCTTAAAGAACTGTTTAGCACCGCATTTGCAAAGCTTTCCGAGATGATTGAGCCATATAAGGGAAGAATAATGTTACTATTATTTGGACCTGCATTATTTCGTAGTGCTTTAGGTGGTTTGACTGCTGGATTAAGTAATTTGTTTATTCAATCAATGGTTAAAGCAGCTACTACAGCATCTGCCTCAACAGCAGCTCAAGGTGCAGTAGGAGGAATTGCAAGAAGAATGCCTCCTATGCCGCCACCTGGAAGAGCATTAAGCAGCATTCCTTTAAGTCCCCGTGCAGCAGGGCAGATAGTTCAAACAAACGATGCTCTTGGAAGATTTGGAGTTGCTGATGCTACTAAATTAGGATTAAAGTTAGTAGCTATAGCTGCCGCATTAGCAGTTGGTGGCTATCTTTTGTCTATAGCAGTAAAAAAGATGGCGGACGAGCTTAAGGATACTCCAATAGAAGGAATTGTTAAATCATTAGCTGTATTAGGTGCCGCAGCTATAGGAATAGCTGGATTAGGTGCCGCCTCTAAGCTTCTTTCAAAAGTTAATCTTGCAGATGTAGGAAAGGCATATTTGACAGTAGGTGCCCTTATTCCAATGGTTATTATTATAGCTGGTGTTTTGGCTATAGTTTCTGAGATGCTTTTACAATATTCAATTGGGGATGTTATGAAAGCAGGAATAGCTATGGGTGCAGGTGTTATAATATTTACAGCCGCAATTCCTCTAATAGTTGCCGCTGGATTGCTTGGTGCCTTAATAGTCGCAACAGGCGGGGCGGCGTTGGCCGCCGCCGCTGTTGGGTTTGGAGCCATATTAGCCGTTGTTGGTGGAATGGTTTATAGTATTATTGGCTTTATAGATAAAATCAAAAATATCAACATAGGAAAACCAGCAGATTTTGCACCGAAGTTAGATGCATTTGTCAAGGTTTTTGGGGCTATAATTTCATTTGCAGGAGTTTTTTCTGCAATAATGACTGCGGGAGCAATATCTTCAATTACTTCATTAATAACAAATCTGAGCCCGGCTGGATTATTAAATAATTTATTTGGTGCTGGAGATGGAGGTCCGCTCGCACAATTAAACAACATCATTAAAGGAATGACTGGTAGCATAACAGAAATAATAACTACTATATCTGGCAGTTTGAGTAATATAACTCCAGAACAATTGAAAAGTCTTGAAGCGATTGGTCCAGTTATAACTGCCGTCGCAGCTTTAGCAGAAGCAATAAAACCACCAGAAGGTGCAGGAGGCGGGACCGAGGTTGGATTAACTGGAGTTAGCGTTCGTAGGGCAACCGATATTAATGCTTGGCTCAAAAATATGAAAAATGTATTAACCGGTCGAGATGGCTTAATTAAAACTGCAAGTGAAGTTGTTAGAGAACTATCTACAATTCCAAATGTAAATGTAGAAGGGGTTAAGGCTTCGGGTTCTATATTGAGTGGAATAGTTGGTTTGGTAGGAAGCATTAAAGTTGATCCTGAATATGTAAAAGCACTATCAGAAGCCAGAGAAGGAAGACTTGGTGCTCTTCGAAGAGCTGCTTTGGATGCAATTGGCGACCAAGTTAAGGGGGTTATAGCTATTATCGGTGCTGTAAAAAATGATCTTCCTGCATTGATAAGTGGAATAGTTGAAGTAACTAAAGGATTAACAGCAGGACAATTAAACAGAGCTGTCAAAGGTGCAGAAATTGTTGGCTCTATCATTGGAACAGTTGTTAGTTTAGTAAACTCGGTTAAAGAAACTGGTTCTGTTGAAACTAAAAGTGGCGGAACAACTTTTAGTGGAACTACTTTTAGAAATATATTTCAACAAGCCAAGCAGATGGTTGAAAGTTTATTTGGCACGGGTGGGGGTGGAGTTATAAAGACGATTGTAGATGCTATTAGTAATTCCGGAATATCCGGATTGCCAAGAGGAATAGATACTAAAGTTAAAGCAGTCTCAGAAATATTAAATGCAGTTATTAATATTTCTTCTTTGGGTCAAGAAGGCATAGGAAATCTTAGTAATGGAATTACTGCCATTAACAGTCAATTAAATAGCATTGCCGGAGCTGGCGGTCCTTTTGCTCAAATGTTAGATAGTATTAATGCTGTAGGAGGAATTCTGAACGAATCAAATCCTGTTAATATCAGCACAAGTCTTAATCGCTTCGTTAATAAAGCAGGACTTGCTACTGGAACATATACGATCAACAATAGAAACTTTACATTACAAGTTAACGTTGAAGTCAAACTGGATGCAGATAGATTTGAACAAGCATTAGCAACCCGCCCAGGAGAGTCACGCTTTGTTCTACGTGCTCCACAAGGAGGCGGAGCAGCAAGGATACCATGAGGATGAGGAAATATGTCATTATTTGATGAATTAATGAAACAAGATCAATATTATCAGTTATTTGATCATTATCCTGATGATCAAAAGCAATTAATCATAGAAAAAATAAAAGAATTCATGGAAGATGCTGAAAAGCGAATTATCATTCCTTTACAGGAAGCATCTGATATAATTTCTACAACAAAAAAAATATAGAAGTAGTAGTTATACTATATGCCACCAAGAGATCCAGTAATTCCATTAGTGCCACCGAATTCGGATGTATCGCCACGTAGCAATACATCAACGACATATCCTGCAAACGTTACAGAAGTATTAGCTACTCAAAACAAATCAACCATCTCAATTGTTCTTACAACTTCTGGAGAACGCAATACATTTAAGTTTGATTCAGATGATTATAACATTCAAACTTTAAGAACCGCCCAAGCATATGCCGTTGGAACCACATCGGAAGCAAAAAACAAATATGGTATCGACTCGCAATTGACCGAAGGAGCTATATTAGGATCGGTTATAACTGACAACAATGGTAATCCAGTTGCAATATCCGATGAAGCTCCTGGCAGTCCTCCAGCGGGTCCAGTAGCATTTATTAATAGAGCAACCGCTGGAACTATTGGCAAATCCCTATTTGTCAATCTATCTGATAGCGGGCAATTAGATATTAACATCATAAAGGGAAAAGCAACCGCAGCTAATGTTAATTCAAAAGAATATGATGTTTTGCTTGGAGAGATAAATAGAGATAATACGATACAGAGTTATGGCACCGAAAATAATAACGAACTTCCTGCAAGCGTTATAAGAACTGTAACATTAAAGAATAGCAATTCTCCAAACAATGTTTATCTTCCAGGTGGACAAGTAATTGCAGAAAAACAATCTAATGTGGGAAGAATAGTTCTTCCCACAAAATTGGGTTCACATTCAAAGATACAACCAACTATAGCTAATGGTGGTAGTCAAACAGGAAATGTTTCTGCTGGCGGAAACTTCTTTGCGAATCAAGACTTAGTGCAATCTTTGGGTAGTCAAGTAACCCTTAAAAGTTCTGGAGAATATTATGTCCCAAAGAATGCATTTAATACAGATGAAGTATTATTAGCAAGAGCGGCAACATTAGCTCCTGGCAGAGCCAGATTAGGTATTAAAGTTCCATTTGAAGAAATGAGAGCTTCTACAGTTCTCAAACAAAACAATCCTGACTTTGCAGATTTTGATTTGCCGAGCTTAAAAGAAGATGAAGTATTGAGTTATGGAAGCTATAACAATTGGCTTAATGCTTTTAATAATGGAAATACAATTGCTTCCATTCCAGGATTGGCAATTCAAATAGGAACGTTAGCCACGATATTAGTTGGAATAGCGGCTTTGGTTAAAACAAGCGAAGAATACTTAGATAACTTCAAGGTTGGATTTGTAACGTTCTTTGGATTGCCGCCACTCACCGAGGGCGCAGGTATTCTTGGAAGTGCTGCATTTGCCGCTTCTGTAGCTCAAGCTATTATAGCTAAACGTCTACAAAAGGAAACGGGTTGGTATGCAACAATTCTACGTTCTATTAATAGGGTTATAGTTGAGTCTACTGTTGGAACTGGATTAAGCATTGCAGCTAATGCTGGTGATGGTGTATATGGTGCTTCTGCTGCTGGAGTCGAAGGTGCTCAGAATATCATTAATCAGTTTTATAAAGGTAGACTAAGAGGATTTATAGATGATCTTGTTATTATAGGTGCAGCAACAATTAATAATTTAGAACAAATAACTATTGATGAAGAGCCAGATATGATTCCTGGTCTGCAATCAGAGGACGGAAGACTTGCGGAAATTAATTTATCAAGCTTAATTCGCAAAAGCCGTCTGACACAAGGGTTTGGATTTGGGTCGCCAAATATAGCTCCATTAGCATGGGCGACTACTACCACTCCATCCACTTATATATTGCCACGAAATATTATAACTACAGCAGGTCTTGCAAGTGATAATGGACAGGCAGCTATGAATAGTTTAACCGCTATAGGAGCAATGACTACCACAGAGCCAAGATTACAACCAAAAGATGTAAAAGCTATAGAAGCAAGATTAGAAACCAGTTATATGCCTTTCTATTTTCATGACTTGAGAACAAATGAAATAATTTCATTTCATGCATTTTTAGAAGATACTCAGGATAATTTTAGTGCAGATTGGAATGCTCAAACACCATATGGTCGTGTTGAACCAATTCACACGTATAAGGGAACCACAAGAGACATATCGTTGAGTTTTTATGTGGTTGCAACAAGTCCACAAGATCACAACAATATGTGGTGGAAAATTAACAAATTAGTAACAATGGTATATCCTCAATATACTGCTGGTAGAAAAGTAAACACTCCGAATGGACAGAAATTTATCCAGCCATTTTCTCAAATAGCTGGCGGATCTCCAATCATTAGACTACGCCTTGGCGATCTTTGGAAATCAAATTATAGTAAATTTAATGTAGCCAGAGCATTTGGATTAACTCAAGGAAATAATAATTTTAGATTAAATATTGAAGGACAAGCTGCACCAACTGCACAAACTGCACCACCAGCCGACGAGGCATTGAATACGCAAATTGCAAATAATCGTGAAAGAATATTTGCCAGAATTAATTCCGGAAGATTGCAGAGAGATGATGAATTTAGTCTAAATATGCCAACTTTAGGAAGAAGATCATTGATATTTGGTAATGGTGGCTTAGTGCAAGCACCAGGTCGGGACTATTTGGAAATTCCAAGACTTTTTCGACGCCGATTAAGCAATCAAAATGTAAAATTTAAAGTAACAGATGTTGTTTTATCTCCAGATGCTAATGATTTGATTTGTGAATACAAAGTAGATTGGCAAGTTAGAGGTGCAACAGGACTTTCTGCAATATATCGTTGTCCAAATCCAAATATCAGCAGTCGTGAATGGGGGGCGGCAGCACTTTCCGGAATCACTGATGTGTTTGGGGGTGCTTCTGGTCAAGAAGCACGAGATCGTTCTCAATTAAATGCAAGAGCGATTGAAATTAGAGAAGCATTTCAAAATAATTTAAGACCAATTCCTGATCCATACTATGTGAATAGTAAAGCAACGGAGTTGGCAAATAGTAGTGCTGGAACGGCTGCACCGGCTCCCGCAGTTACACCAACAACTCCGGACCAAGCGAGAGCTGCACAGGAAGCTTCAAGAACAGCTTCTCGCACCGCAATATTAAATTTCTTTGGCGAACAAAATCCAATTATGCAAGCTTTTGAATCAACTACCGGGAAAGGTATGGCTATTGCATTTAAGAGCATACAATTTGATTGGAAAAATTCTACATGGGAAACTGGTGCGGAATGGAATGCGCTTGGACATAATTCTTCACGAGCGCCAAAATTTCTCAAAATATCAATGGCAGGAACTGTAATACATGATATAACTCCAGGCATAGATTTTGCTGGGATTACAACTTCGCCGGTATATCAAGTAGGCGACTATTCAAACGTTTTCAACAATGTATATGATCCTGATGTGCAAGAAAACGAAGTAAGAAATCAGGATGCATCGGTCGCCTCGGCAGTTGCAGGACCAACACAATCATCAATACCAACATTACCAACGGTAGGATAATAAATGACATTAAGAAGATATACGAGAGCACCAATATTAATATCTGGAAGAAAGTTTGGAACCTCAAATTTAATTCCTATTATCAGGAATAATATTGCTAACGGCTCTATATCATATACAACATACGTTACTAAAGAAAATGAAAGATTAGATATCTTAGCAGGAAAGTTTTATAACGATAGTAAATTATGGTGGCTAATTGCTACTGCAAGCGATATCGGTTGGGGTATGCAAGTCCCATCTAATACAATATTATTAATTCCAAAATTAGAAGAAGCCGCTCAATACATAGAGTAATCACATATGCCAAATAGAGAAATAAAACTCAAAGTTGCAGTTAATAAATTGAGCAAATATTATGATTTGCTTACTACTTCTGATCTTTCACAATATATAGCCGCTGGTGGTGCTCCTACCTCTACACAACCTACTGGAACTCCTGTTGCGGCTGGGACAGCAGGAACAAGACCTTCCGATGCAGATTTAGATCGTAATGATGTTGTCCTTGGAGAATTAATAAATAATTTTCTTGATGTGAGTGAAGGTGCATATACAACAGCGCAGCTCTTAAACATATTTGCACAACGTTTTGGCATTGCAACTCAAGAACAAAATGCAGAAACAAATGCTTTAAAGGAAAAATATAAAAGACTTTTTCACATTGTTAGCGATGCTCAATATGCACATGATATGCCATTTCCGGAGACTATGGCTAAACTTAAAACTACTGGAATCGCCAGAAGTGGAGAAAGTGTTGCAACTCAAATGTTACGAAATAATAATATTATTAATTCAAATCCAAATGATCCCAGTAAAACGCATCCTGGTTTATCTGTCATAGTATCAAATACAAATCAAGTTTCTGTAGCAAACAGATTTACAAACGCTTGTAGCTTGTTTTTAAATTCCATTCCGGCTATCGAAATGTCAAAAGCAATGCCATATCTGGAAGTTAATATATTATTTCCTTCTCGAGCTATTAATAACAGTCGATTAAATTCTCCATCAATTTATAAATTTCTTTTTGGTGGCGCTACTGTTGATAATGGAAGTATATTAGAAAATCTTAGTTTAGCAAATCAAGAAAATCGTCTTGCCGGTTCTAATCCAGATGCTCCAACAAGTTATACTACCATAGGTATGGAAGCTTTTTTGATGCCACAAACACTCGTAAATGCGGACAACATTAACGATACTCAAATTAGTGCTAATCCAGCTATTGATAAATTTAGACCATTTTTAAGTCTTAAAGAATTCTCCTTCAATGAAGCTCAAGCATTTCAAGCTTATGGATTTAAAACTGGTAAGCTTAGTTTAACATTGCATGATCGATCTCGATTAAGTCAAATAGCAGAATTTGTTAGATCAGATTTACGTGGTGGGACTGAAATATTGATTGAATTTGGCTGGTGCCATATGGAAGCTGAACAAGCATCTAATCCAAAAAACATATATGCGGATATTATCAATGGCATGAGAAAAAGGTGCAAATTTCAAGTTGCCAATTCTTCTTTTACTTTCGATGATAATGGTCAGGTAGAAGTTAGTTTAGATTTGTCTACTCTTGGCGAAACCAGTTTAACTACCGAACCTTCGGTTGGTGACGGCGTTAACGTTACAGACTCAATCAGAATTATTAATTCAATTACTGAAGAAATCGCACGATTAAGAAATAATAGTAGACTTTTGAATCCTCCCGCAACTACAACAACCGCAACAGGACAGCAGCAATCCAATCAACAGCAACAATCAACTTCTTCATCAAGAGAAATTCGTGGCATTCAATTTTTAAATGTAGCTCAAGATGCATATTCTAATCTAACATTAACTCGTGAACAACAACAAGAAATGAGAACATTGCTTGCAAGCTTGCAACATATGCCTAATGAAAGTGAAGTCAGAAGCATACATACTTTGTTAACGATGTTATATAATGACCAACAAGGTCACGATGGACCTAATAGAACTGGCGGAACCGGATCTGCTACGGAACGTTTACGTTCGCAAATCCAAAATCAAATAAGAGATAAAATGAATTCTCTTAAAAAAAATAATGATGATCCATTTTTGTTATCATCTAATGATGTAGAGGCTATACAAGCAGCCGCAACAAGAATTGCAGCAAGAAGAATGGCAGCTCGGGCGGCGGCGGCGGCGACGGAAGCGGCAGCGGCAGAGGCGGTGGTCGCAGCGGAGGCGGCAAGGGTGGCGGAAATAGACCAGAGAAATCAGGCTCGAGCGCAGGCGCTACTGGAAGAGGCTCAAGCAGATGCGAGACGTGAGGAGGCAATGCGTGCAGCGGCAGAACGAGTTCGGTCGGAAACGGCTTTAAACGATACGGTGAGAAATTTCCAAAGCGGCGTTCGTTAAAGGAATTTGATCGTTAATTTATATAGTCGTTTATAAAGCACAATAGTTATCAAAAGAGAGAATACATATAATGCCAGGTCCAGAGACACCAAGAACTTCTGCAACTACAGCAACATCTGGTTCAGCACCTCATTCCGGAACCGGTAGGGCGTCAGCACCTCTTGTTACAGGAAGAGTAAGTCTTGCCAATATGCTGATTAATTTCATGGGGGAACCATTGGCAGCTACCGGTTTATATGATGACGTTCAATTGATATTTTATCCATTTAACGCCTATGCGGGTTTTGCATCCAGAATAAACATTGCCAATTTTGAAATCGATTTAGATTTTTTTACTGAAAAATATACGGAATATCGTTTGCAAAACTTATCACGTTCTGGAAATTTGACAATACGTGAGTTTTGGTCTTTTCTAAATTCGAATATAATTGAAGATTATTCTGCGAGGTCTTATGGACTAAGCGAACCGGGTAGAGGTGCGATATATAGAAGAGTAAGTGAACGAGGTGAGAATAGACAAACAACTACGGTTACTCGTCCAGTAGATTCTGATCAAGCTACAACTATTAACCGGTTGAATCAATTACTTAGCACTATAACTCCAGACGGTTCATTTAGACTGCCCCAATTAAATTTCACTTTAGAATGTTTACCTGGGCGGGTTGCATCTGAAAGTTCTACTTCTGATAGTGCTGTTGAAAAAACAATATTAAGAGTTCATATATATGATCAACAAGCCAGCAGTTATGACGGATTAGGTTCTATCTTACGTGCTCAAAGAAATGGAGCTTTAACAGTAGGACCAAATCCAAATAGAGCAGGTAGCGGTTTAGATTCACTAACTGCCGAAGCTTCACAGAGATATTATCAACAAATATTGCAAAGAGCTAATGAAACCGGTTTAGTAACAAGAACAGAACAAGGTAACTATGAAGTTGTTGGCGGCAGCAATGCTATAAAACAATTCATGTATCAAACAGTTCCTTATATTATTCATGGTTCAAAAAATTCACTTGTAAAACAAGCTAATCTTTCTTCAATGACAGATTCAGCCGCAAACACTATGAATATGTTAAGAGCGCCTCGTGGTGGCGCTCTTATTGAACCAAATGGTGAAGATATTGGTGGTTTACCAATGCAAATTCTACCAACAGAAGTTGCCATGGAAACATTTGGTTGTCCTCTATTTGAATTCAGCAGCCAATATTTTATTGATTTCAATACTGGGACTACTGCCGATAATATATATTGTGCAAACTCAATTGAGCATAGAATTTCTCCTGGAGAATTCACAACAAACATCAAGTTCAGTCCATTGGATGGTTATGGGCAATATAGAAACTATATAACGGAACTTAATAATGCTGTAGAAGCTTGTGATGATATTCTTAGAACAATGAAAGATAATGCAGCTACAACCACCGATACCCCCCCGGAAACTCGGCGGCGTCGTCCAAGGCGTCCTCGTCGTTCAACAGAGCAACTTGAAAGTCGAGCCAGAGAAAGAGCATTTTTAAATACCAGTATGTCGGTGCAGGCACCAATTGGAAGACCATTAACAGAAGCTGATATATTAAACAATACTCAATTGCGTATGCTTTATGAACAAAATTTAGTAAGAGCAAGAGAAGCTATAAGAGTTGCTGAAGAACGAGCACGTTCAACGGCGGCTTCGACTGGGCGACAAGTAGTAGAGGGAAGAGCAAATTTAGAAAGACAAGCTACTGATATTCAGAGGCAGGCAACTGGACAAATTGCAACTCCTCCAGTATCAACTGAATTAACAGATGCTCAAATACAAGAAATGGCTGCTGCAACTGGTCCTTCTATGTTACAACAACCAATACCAGCGGCACCGACTATGGTATTTGATCCTGCAAGCGGAAGAACAATTGATTCGAGAGTAGCTCATTCGTTGGCAGCAGCAGGACGGAGTTCTGCATCATCACAACCAACAGTAGCGGCAGGAACACCTCGACCTCGTAGATCTTGATAATATTGTTTTATACATTTATTATAGAGTGCTACTCTGTTAATATGCTAAAATATAGATTAAGTCCAGATGCATATGGAGGGAACCATTCTGATTACTTTGTTAGTAATATTGGGTCCGGCGTTCATATTAGTCAAAAACCATATTCAAGTGGTAAAAATGTTATAGAAAATGTAATCAATTTTGATTTGCAATATCAGATTGAAGAGTTTTGTCGTCTATATGGTATGAATATGCCTATATGGCCGCCTAAAAGCTATAAAAAGGTAGTATCTCAAATAGCCCCAGATACAAATCGTGACGATATCCAATGGTGGAAAGTCATGGGCTTTAAAAGATATGTCTCTGAACTTCAATCACTTGCTAATAACATTCAATACTCTGTATCTGAATTTGATATATCATATTGGCATGATATCTACAACAGATTGATGAATAATCTATTTGAGGAATTGGATAACTGCCGTATTGATGTTGAGCTTTATAAAAAATATAAGAGTGAAGCTACTGCATCTCAAATGGAGATAATAGAAACGTTTAAACCAAATTCGGATGGTTATGCGGATAGAGTAATTTATTCTGGAACTGAAACCAAAACTGGTAGATTAAAAGTCATTGATGGTCCCAATATTCTTCATCTCAAGAAGGATTATCGTAATATGATTATTTCTACACATGGAGATAAGGGGAAGATTGCATATCTTGATTATTCTTCTTTGGAGCCACGGATCCTATTGTGTGTATCTAATCCTTCTCTAATTGGTAGCCTTCCACAAGACATATATTCTAAAATGCTTGCGGACCTAAATCTCTCTGAAAAGATACCAAGAACCGTTGCAAAGACGGCAATTCTTTCAGCGTTATATGGGCAGAAGGAAGAGAACACGATCAAGACATTATCAAATTATATTGGTAGCGCCGAAGATTTTCTTAACGTTGTGAATGATTACTTTGGGATAGACAAGCTCAAGGAGAAGTTAGCTGGAGATTTATTAAAAACTGGTGGACGATATATCTTAAACTACTATGGTCGTCCTATCTTTTGTGAGGACACGAAGCCTTATGCGCTTTTAAATTATTATGTGCAATCTACAGCGGTAGATGTAGCGATGTTAGGTTTTTTAAATATCGTAACTCGGTTGAAAGATAATCATCTTACAGATAAGATAAAACCGATCTTCATCTTGCATGATGCTTTGTTTTTGGATATACATGAGGATGCCTATCATATTATTCCAAAGATAGAGAAATTGGGTTCTACTGGTATTAAAGGTTTTAAGAATATAGATTTTTGGTTAAGGTCGGAGTAGAATATAAGATATGATTTGCATATTTACGTGCTGGACTTGTTCCAAGAAGTTAGATCCAGAAGAAACTACTGAAGAATATTTTTTCTGGTGCAATAGAGAATGTTATGATAAAGATGATCGATACCACAATAGAGAAAAAGTTGTTGACCCAAAACCAAAGATTGCAGATGCAGCTCCAAAGAATGAGAAAGAGCAGAGAAAATCTAAAATTCGTGCAGCTCTTGCTCAAATCAATGGAACACATAAAGATTGAAGACGAAACAAAAAAGAAAGAAAAGGAAAATTGAAAATGGACAGCGATGCCAGGAGCACTTTAGAATTGTTTAATCGCATTAGCGTAGTTGTTGATATATTGTTAGTGATGTTATTTTTAACTGCCGGTTTATTTGGTTTAACCTTATTAATCCCTGTTAGTTATGTAATAAATCTTGTATTACAATCTGTTGCAACTTTAGTATTTTTACTATTTGGTGTTGCATCTCTTAAGGGAGCCGAGCACATTACCAATTTAATCAGAGCAAATCTTGTTCAAGCTGTTGAAGATCAGAAGACGGACGAAGAAAAAGCTGCTCCGGTAGTTGTTAGTAAGAAATCTATTATTGCAGCGGAGCCATCTCCAGCCCCTACTCTTACAAACCGAGTTTTGAAGACAACTAAGGTTGTTCTTAAGTCTTCAAAGAGTTCTCCACCAACTGCTACTGTTTCATCAAATGAAGCTGTAGTTAAGCGTGGTCGTCCAAAGAAAGATAATTGATATGCCAGCAACAAAAAATCGTTTTTCGTGCAATCATCGTGGTTTCGGCAAGTTCTGCCATCGTTGTGCTCAAGCCGACGCTTTAGAAGCCAAGGCAAAGGCTCTCCCAGCCTCCTCTGCGCCCTCAGAAGGCGAGAAGAAGGGAAAGGGCGGTAAGTCTGCGTCTGCGGAAGCAGCGGCTCTTATGGAGGAAGCCAAGCGCCTCCGAGCAGTCACAACGAAACGTTCATCATATGATGATCTACCTGACATTCCAGTAAGCGAGTGATAGAATAGATATAAAAAAGAAACGCCGCCCCGATTAAGTTCAGAGCGGCGTTTTTATTTGGTTTACTCCCATATTCACTTAAGCTATGATGGGCGTATGAATAAGAAAATAGATAACCAAGAGATAGTTCTACAAAAGGTTCAAGAGAACTGGGGGACAATAAAGGTTCTTGTAAACCGTATAGAAAATCCAGAAGCAAGAGAAGGTGCAATTCATCTATGTGATGATCTCCATGATCGTTTTGCCGTAGCTCCAGCATCAACCAGAACAGATTATGTTGGTTGTTTTGTTGGTGGTCTTGTATGGCATTCTCTAAATGTTCTTCGTGTTATGAAAGCATTGAGAACATCGCTTGATATTGAGAAGACTGTTAGTGCAGATAGTATGATCATTCTTGGTTTATTCCATGATATTGGTAAGCTTGGAAATGAGAAGGAGGATTACTATCTTCCTCAATCAAGTGATTGGCATAGAGAGAAGTTGGGTATGCATTATGAAGTTAATGAAGGAATGGGACATATACCGATTGCAGTCAGAAGTCTCTGGTGGCTTAACCACTATAAGGTTTCACTATCTGAGAATGAGGTATATGCTTTACAGTCGTTATCTGTGAAGAATGGAGAGCAGATCAGTTTTACGCCGTCATTGAGGGATCCTTGGGAGGGATATTTGTTGCAGAGTGCAGTTAGGGGTGCTTGCATTAAGCATCATGGTATAACCAGCCTTACACAGACACCTTGATTTGAAGGTTTGTTGACATATTTAAGGATATGTCAAAAGAAAATTTGAAAAATCTATTAGGGTATTTATTAGAAGCAGATACAGAAATATTCGGCAAATCTTTTAATGATCCGGATAAAAAGCGCCCAATAAGTAATCCTCCGGAGAAGAACACTCCGGAGGAACAAAAGTTTGTAAACAAACTTGAAAAATGGTTCAATAGCCATTTGACAGCCGGTAGTTTGAATAGTTTTGCTAATGATCTATCTCAGTTAATTCCAATTGTTAACTCTGGAAAATATCCAGAGTTGCAGCCGCCTTCTGGTGATGTATATAGAGGCATGAGATTAACTGTTGATCAACTTAAGAGTTTCTTAGGTTTAGAAGAATTTGCCATCAAAGCTGATGAATATAAGGTTATCAATAAAAGCGGCGTTTTAACGCCTCAGAAGATAAAGTTTTACAAACAAGGCAAACCTTTAAGTTCTTGGTCCGCCTCTGCTGATGCTGCATCATTGTTTGCAGTTCCACCTGAAGATGGGGCTCAATATCTAAGCATTATACTTGTTGCGAACACGGAAGACCCATCTAACAAGTTCTTTTTAAACCCAGACAAAATAACAAATTCTTACGTTCAGTCCATAACAAACTATGATGATGAAAACGAAGTTATAGCTATCGGACCAGTTAAGTTTGATCGTGCTATTGTTCATAGCACATCTGACATATACACAGACGAAGAACAGCAAAACTCTGAACAAGAAAAGAAAAATATAAGCAACATAATCTCTAATACGGTTAGTGAGTTGCAACAACAGTTAATAAATAAAAATTCTAAAATATATAAAGGTGCTGCGGCTCTTGGTATACGAGAAAGAAATGAAAGTCCTGGTATAGCGGAAAAGAAAGACATAGAACCAGCGATTGTGTCTCTTTCAGAAGATATTCTTGCAATATTAAGAAAAAAGGCACGTGCATATAAGATGGACACTTTGCCTGGAGCAATAAAAAATATTATTTATTCTTTAAATGTGTTTCATAGGAACAAGTGGGATGGATACGCTCCAAATTCCTTAACACATTCCGAGGACATTAAAGAATTTATTTCTGTAGGGCTTGAGCCAGGACTTCATGTAGAACAACAGTCCAAATACGGCAGGGTAAATGCTGCAAAATTAGGCAGATTGGCTCAAGCTAAAGTTCGGAACAGAACATAAGGTATTTGTCATATAAAAATGATAACGCCGCCCTGATTGATTTCGGAGCGGCGTTTAACTTTATATTGAATAACGGTTTATATATATTTTCCTATGATGTAGATTAAATGAAGTTAGAGATACAAAAAGCGGGAATTAGATTATAATTAACATACAGAGGTTCTTATAAGCTCTTGTATCCATTGGTGGATTTTATGGCTTATATCCTTCCTCTGTATCATTAAAGTCCCATTGGGCAACATAGGTGAATAAATGAGTTACAACCTCGACGCCATTAAGGCAAAGATCAATCAACTTTCTGGTAATCGTGCATCAGCCGGTTCAAAGAACACAGAAAAGACCAAAGTAAACTGGTGGAAGCCGCAGCTTGGTCAGCATGATATTCGCTTCCTCCCATATCAGGATCGTAATGGTCAGCCCTTCCATGAGGTAAGCTATTATGATAGCCGCCTTCTTTCTGAACGTAGGTTCGTAGCCGGTTGTCAGTTTGAAGGCACCACAGATCCTGTCTTTAATCTCCTTACCGATCTAAAGAAGGATAAGTCAAAGGAAGCCTGGACCCTCTGGCGCAATCTTCAGCCAAAGGAGCGTTACTATGCTCCAATCCTCGTTCGTGGTGAAGAGGACAAGGGTGTTCAGCTCTGGGAACTAAACAGCAAGCTTGTAAAGGATATTTACAGCGTCCTTGCTCACCCTGACTATAAGGATGAAAACCTTATGGATCCAGAAACCGGTTATGATTTCACCGTAACTGTATCTCCTACTGATAAGACCTTTGCTGGTAATCCAGTTAAGGATATCAAGCTTCAGCCACGCCGTAAGCCTTCACCTCTCGCAAAGAGCGCCGATGTATCCGAGAAGATCGTTGCCGCTATTCCAAACCTTGAAGCTTATTTCAAGGCACAGACAAAGAGCGAGGACGAGCTTAATGCGATGCTTCAAAACTTCCTTGCAGGTAATGGTTCTTCATCAGAGGTTTCCTCCGAAGAAGTAGAAGAAGCAAAGGATAAGTCCGTCACGGAAGCAAAGGCAAAGAAGGCTAAGAAGTCAATTGATGATGCCTTTTCGGACCTATGACGCTTGAAACGTCCCCTCGGTATTGAGGGATAGAAAGAGAAGCGCCGCCAAGGAAACTTGAGCGGCGTTTAACTTATATTTTTTTCATCTGATTTCAGTTTACGTTTAGATGCGGTTGGTATATGATGATTGGAAAGAAGGAAACAAATGGCAAAACCTACAAAGAAATCAGGAGATACACAGCAAACAGTTCAAGATGCAGTAACAGATGATTTTTCATCTGATCTTATTAAAGCAATCAATAAAGAACATAACGATAAGATTGCTTTTAACCTCGGTGTAGATGATGCACCAACATACGTTCATCGCTGGATTTCTACCGGCTCACGTCAGTTAGACTATATCATAGGTAATCGTCGTGGTGGTGGAATGCCAGAGGGTAGGATTGTAGAAATACAAGGTCCGCCCGGTATCGGTAAGTCAACCCTAATGGCTCAAATAGCACGTTCTACCCAAAGAATGGGTGGCATTGCGGTTTATATCGATACGGAGAATGCAACAAATCCAGATACTCTTGCTAATATGGGTGTTGACGTAGCAAGAAGATTTGTATTTGTGCAGTCTGCCTGCACAGAAGAGATCCTCTCCGTAATAGAGAGCACAATTCTCAAAGCCCGCACGATGACAAAAGACGTTCCCGTAACCGTTATGTGGGATAGCGTCTCTCAATCTTCTCCAAAGGCTGAGTTAGAGGGCGACTATGATCAGAACACGATTGGTCTTCAAGCACGTGTTCTATCAAAGGGTATGCGAAAGATTGCCAACGTTATCGGTGGTCAGAAGGTCTTATTGGTGCTGGTATCACAGCAGAGATTGAAGATCGGTGTAATGTTTGGTGATCCAACGACTACATCTGGTGGTATGGCAATACCATATTCTTCATCTGTTAGAATTCGTCTTGATGGCGGCTCTGCAATTAAAGATAAAGATGAAAACGTTGTTGGTATTAACGTAACGGCAAAGACCATTAAAAACAAGGTAGCAAAGCCTTTCCGTAAGGTTGGTTTCCGCATCTTGTTTGGACGTGGTATCTTTGAAGAAGAAGAGATTTTTGATCTTCTTCGTGAACATTGTAAAAATGCAAAGAATGGCGTTAGCGTCGGAGATAAGTCCGTAGCTATTGCCGGTGATGGGGCTTGGAAGACCTTTACCGTAACTGACAATAGAACTGGTGAAGTAGGAACAGAAGTTAAATTCTATAAAAATGAGTTTGCCCAGAAGGTTCTGAACAAGCCAGAATACTCAGAGTATGTTAATGCTTTGATGGATGCTGCACTCATCCTTAGCGGTAATGACAAACCAGAAGATCATCTCACGTATGAGGGGATATCCGAGGGCGACGTAAGAACCGCTGACGAGTTAAGCGCCTGATAAAAACACCTAACACATAACACCCAAAACAAAGGCGGTAATCTAAACTTTAGAGATAGAGTTACAAGGTTGTCGCCTTTGTTCTTTCTACAGGAGAAATATCGTATGAGTAATAACAATATAAGTGATAGCATAGCACAGAGTTCATATAGAACCGTTGATAAAAACTGGTATGATCCACAAATACCAAAGGTTTCCAGAACAATCAATATCAAATTTAAGCGCATGAATGATAATGCTAAAGTGCCTCATGCTGTAAGAGATGGAGACATTGGATTTGATGTTTATTGTTCGGAGAATGTTACCATTCCAGCCGGAACTGTAAAAAAGATGGCAACTGGTATTCAACTTGCAGATATGCCTATAATGGATAATGATCGTAATCGTATTTTTATGAAGATTGAGGGACGTAGTGGATTAGCCAGCAAGGGAGTATTCCCTGTTGGTGGCATTATAGATCCAAACTATCGTGGTGAGATAGGCGTTACCCTTGTTAATATGGGTTCAGAAGACGCTGTATTTAGCGTTGGAGATCGTATTGCACAATTGGTAGTTTACAAGGTGTCTACTGCTGGAGAGGTAGTAATGGCTGAGAGTGATAAGGTAACTGAAACCAATAGAGGTTCTGCTGGTTTCGGTTCGTCTGGCAAGTGAAACATAAGAGATAGAAAAGAAAAACGCCGCTCGGGATTGATTTCCAGGCGGCGTTTTCAATTTTAGATTTAACTTTATTTTCAGCGTTTATTGCGAAGTTGACGTGCTACTTCTTCTTTAACCATTTGACGCATTTCTTTCATGCCAAAGAAACCTTTGACCTTTCCCATCATTCCACCACTTTCTTTGGGAAGTTTATCATATGCTTCCATTAGATCATTTATAATGGATTGATCAAGTTGAGTGCTTGCCTTGCCGAGCCCTACCATCGCCACGTCGCCAGTTAAAATATCGCTTACAACTCTATTCCAAAGTGGAGCTATCATTTTATTTGGAAAAACTTTTTGAACAAATGACCCAATTCTATTGCCATCAACGTTACCGCCTTCTTTTTGAACGGTCTTAGCCCATACACCTATATAATTTTTTAATTCATTCCAATCATTAATCATTTTTTCATTTCCAGTTGCCTGAACTTTTTTTTCAGCATCTTTCGATCTAGTATTCAAGTTTTCTAGATCTAAAGATACGCCTTCACTCATTGCCATTTCTTCTACTTGTTCACGGATTAAATTCTTTAATTGCGTTACTGTAATCTTCATATTATAGTTTCCTCTCTGTTATTAACAGTTATAATACATTAAGTATTGTTTCGAAGTTCATTTCTAACTGGTATATCAATTATATGAGTTAGTATAGTATCTTTTCTATGACCTCAACAACTACAGAAAGACCGATACTAATCATCGACGCTTTTAACAATTTTATCAGGCATTTTTTAGTTAATCAGGAAATAAATCTCCATAGTCAGCCGGTAGGAGGAGTGGTTGGGTTCATGAAATCGGTTGACTACCTCGTTGGAACCTTCTGCCCATCCCGTGTATACGTTGTCTGGGAAAACGGTGGTCCGTCTCAAAGGCGCAAACACATTTCCCCCGAATACAAGGCAAATAGAGCCAAGATGAAGGAAGTGAAGAAAATCCAACAAGGCAAGGAGAGCATTCGGGATGTTTTGGCATTAGATGATCAAACAAGGGTTCAACAGATCACAATGCTAACAGCTCTACTTAAGAGCACTCCCGTATGTCAGATTTACGTGCAAGATACAGAATGTGATGATATCATTGCATATCTTGCTCAAGATAAGTTACGTAATGTAAACGCCAAAAAGATTATCGTGTCTAACGATAAAGACTTCTACCAATTACTTCATAATCCCCTTATAGAAATATATGATCCGGCTACCCGTAAGATTGTAACCGGAAATGAAGTAATCAATAAGTTTGGTATTTCTGCCAGAAACTTCTGTTTGGCTAAAACCATAGCTGGAGATGATAGCGATAACGTAGCTGGTGTCCCTGGTGCGGGGTTCAAGACGGTAGCTAAACGATTTCCTAAAATGGCTTCTACAGAAGAAGACCTGGATATAGCTACCATCATTTCAGAAGCCCGAGCAGCGAATATAGGAAAGAAGAAACCTATTGCAATATATGACCACATATCCCAATGTGAAGAGTTGTTAAGGCGTAATTGGGAGTTAATGTATTTGAACAGTAGCAATCTTAGTGCCAGTCAGATTAATAAGATAAACTACATTGTAGACAGCCATGAACCAAAGATGGATAAGCTTGGATTGATTAAGACTGTGCTTGAGTGCGGTATTAATGCAACCTTTGATTATGACCGGTTTTGTTCGCAGATGCGTAACTTTCTTCGATAAAAATAAGGGTTTAAATAAAAATTCAGAATTAAGTAAGGTAAGGTAGAAAGAACCTATGAGCGTAGTATTTATGAAAACGATGAACGTTGATCAAGTTAAACCAGAGCCCACCAAGGCAGAACCTGGAAAGCATTTCTCTTTTGACAAGAGCTTCCAAGAGAAGATTGTCCAGGCTTTCCTGATAGATAGAAACTGGGCTTCCCAGTTTGCGGAGGTTCTTGATGTAAATTTCTTCCAGTATGCATATCTTAAAAAGATTGCAGACACTTATATGTCTTACAATAAGAAATATAAGGAGTTTCCATCAATGGCGCTTCTTGCACAAATCATTGCTTCAGAACTAAAGAACCCTTCAGATGGCATTCTTCGTTCACAAATCCACGATTTCCTTATTCGTGTGGAGCAAAACAATGATCTCGGTGATCTCGGCTACGTTAAGGAGAAGTCACTTGACTTCTGTAAGCGTGCAGGGCTCCAGAAGGCTCTTGAAGCCTCCATTGAGTTCATTGAGACAGAGAAGTATGAGAAGGTAGTAGAGACGATTAAATCGGCTATCAATGCCGGTAATGAGCATTCCCCAGGTCTTGAGCTTAGGGACGATGTTGATGCCCGTTATAGCGAAACCTTCCGTAGAACCGTAGCAACTGGAGTTCCACAGCTTGATGAAAAGAAGATCCTTAATGGCGGTCTTGGTGCTGGCGAACTTGGTGTAATCATTGCTCCTACCGGTGTAGGCAAGAGCCATTTGCTTGTTCACTTTGGAGCACAAGCCCTTCTACAAGGTAAGAATGTCCTTCATTATACCTTTGAGCTAAATGAAAGAGCAACCGGCATTCGTTATGATAGCCATTTGCTTGGAATTGATAGCATTGATTGCTATGAGCACAAAGAGAAGATTAAAAAGTTCTATGAAGACAATGCAGAAACTCTTGGTCGTCTAAAGATCAAATATTATGCAACTGGAACGGCAACCATCAATACCCTTCGTTCACATATTGATAAGTTGACAATTGAAGGTTTCCGTCCAGACGTATTGATCATTGATTATGCCGGTATCATGCGTTCAACAGAAAAGTATGAGCTTCTACGTCTTGAACTAAAGAAAATCTATGAAGAACTTCGTGGTTTTGCTAACGAGGTAGATATTCCTGTATGGACGGCTTCACAGTCCAATAAGGAAGGCGCTAACAAGGACTATGTTGACCTTACCAACATGGCAGAAGCTTATGGTCAGGCACACGTAGCAGATTTCGTTATTGGTCTTGCAAGAAAGTCTATGGCAAAGTCAACTGGGTATGGTAACGTATTCATTGCAAAGAACCGTGCCGGTGTTGACGGTGTGCAATTCCAAGTACATTTGGATACAGCTCGTTCTAAACTTCGTGTCCTATCGGAAGAAGAGTTTAATCGTGCCAAATCCAATCAAGAAGAGCTTGAGGATGGAAATCTAAAGAACTTCTTCCGTGAAAAGATTAGAGATTTCCAGAAAAATCATTGAGGTAATATGTCCCTATTAGAACGTCGTATCAATTACAAGCCATTTTTATATCCACAAAGTTTCGACTTCTGGCTTAAACAGCAGCAAGCGCATTGGCTTTCTTCGGAGGTCACTCTCAATCAGGATCTACTTGATTGGAATATGAACCTTACGCCTTCTGAAAAGTCTGTAATTGGCGGCATTCTAAAGGGATTTACCCAGACGGAGATATTCGTTAATGATTATTGGTCAAACAAGGTAGGTCGTTGGTTTCAGCATCCAGAGATTGTTATGGCTGCTACAACAATGGCTTCTTTTGAGACTATTCATACGCAAGCTTATTCTTTACTTGATGAAACTCTTGGATTTGCTGATTATGAAGCATTTCTTGCGGATCCAAATATTAAGGCAAAGATTGATCGTCTTGTAGAGACTGGAAACATTGATACTACTGAAATGACCATAGAGAAGAAAATGGCAATGGCTAAATCTCTTGCAGTATTTTCAGCATTTACGGAAGGCGTTTCACTTTTCTCTTCATTTGCTGTTCTTTTGCATTTCTCTCGTTATAATAAGATGAAAGGCATGAGCCAGATTGTCACATGGAGTATAAAGGATGAGACGCTACATTCGGAGTTTGGTTGTTACTTGTTTAGAACATTTATTGAAGAGAATAAAGAGATCTGGACAGACGAGTTCAAAAAAGAAATCTACCAAGCGGCAAGAGATACTGTTTCTTTAGAGGACAACTTTATTGATAGTGTTTTTGAGAAAGGCGACATTGAAGGTCTTTCGAAAGAGGATTTGAAAGATTTTATTCGTCACCGTGCAAACATGCAACTTGGAAAACTCGGTTTAAAACAAAACTGGAAGAATGTAGACAAGGATGCATTGAAGCGTATGGAATGGTTTGATGCTATTGGTGCTGGAGTTAGACTTGATGATTTCTTCAGCGTTAAGCCAACGGATTATAGCCGTGGAGTTGTCAACTTTGACGATATGTTTTGATTGAAGAGAAATAATATATGAAGACATTAGAACAATTAAAAGCGGCTGGTGATGCACCGGAATGGCTTGAAAACTCTGCTTATCAAACTTTATGTGGCGGTTACTTGTTTGGAGAAGAAACTCCAAAAGAGATGTATCGTCGTGTAGCTTCTACAGTATCTCGTTCTCTTAAGAAGCCAGAACTTGAAGCTCGTTTTTTTGATATATTATGGAAGAACTGGCTATGTCCTTCTACTCCAGTTCTATGTAATGCAGGAACGGACAGAGGTCTTCCTATTTCTTGTTTCTCTTCATATATGGCAGATGACACATATGAGATCCTTGAAACCCTACAAGAAGTAGCAATGCTATCCAAGTATGGTGGTGGAACGGCTATACACATTAATGATATTCGTCCAAAGGGAGCACCGATATCCAAGGGTGGTCATTCGGATGGAGTTGTTCCATTTATGAAGATGGCAGATAGCGTTATTCTTGGCATATCACAGGGTTCTACCCGTAGAGGTGCTTGTGCTGCTTATATTGATATTGAGCATGGTGACTTTGATGAATTCCTTCATAGCCGTCGTCCAACTGGAGATACCAATCGTCAATGCCTTAATCTTCATCATGGTGTTTGCGTCTCTAATGCCTTTATAGACAAGGTAAAGGCTGGAGACACGGAAGCCCGTAGACGCTGGAGGGAACTTATTAAAAGCCGTGTAGAGACTGGAGAACCTTATGTTTTCTTCTCTGACAATGCAAATGATCAAGCTCCAGAAGTATTAAAGAATACTGGGATTAGACTAAAGGGTTCTAATCTTTGTTCCGAGATATTTCTTCCAACGGACAAGGATCACACGTTTGTTTGCTGCCTTTCTTCCCTTAATCTTGCAAGATGGGACGAATGGAAGGATACAGATACAGTTCAGCTTTCTGTATGGTTCCTTGATGGAATAATGGAAGAGTTTATTCAAAAATCGGCTAACTTAAGAGGTTTTGAAAAAGCACTTCGTTTTGCTAAAAAGTCTCGTGCCCTTGGTCTTGGTGTCCTCGGTCTACATTCATACTTCCAAAAGAATATGATTGCATTTGATAGCTTACAGGCTTATCTCCAGAATAAGATTATCTTTAAGAAGATTAGAGAAGAAGCTGAAATAGCAACCGGATATCTTGCAAAAGAATATGGTGAACCAGAATGGTGTAAGGGTCATGGCAGAAGAAATGCTACTCTTATGGCTGTAGCGCCAACCGTATCAAACTCCCTTATTGCTTCTAACGTATCTCAAGGTATTGAGCCATGGATTGCCAATGCATTTGCTCAAAAGAGTGCAAAGGGAACATTCGTAAGACGAAATCCAGAACTTGAGAAGCTTCTTAAGAGCATTGGACAGGATACCGATGAAGTTTGGGGTTCAATCCTTAAGAATGACGGTTCTGTTCAACATTTGGAATGCTTAACCGCTGAACAAAAGGAAGTATATCTTACGGCAAGAGAACTAAATCAGTTTGCTATTATTAAGTTGGCGGCTGAAAGACAGAAGTTTATTGATCAAGGACAAAGCATTAACGTATTCTTCCCGGCTAACAGCGATCCAAAATATATTAATCAAGTTCACTTGGAAGCTGCTAATAGTGGATTAAAGAGCCTTTATTATCTTCGTTCAACATCTATTCTTAAGGCTGAACAGAATAGTAATGCGGTATATAAGAGAGAACTAACAGAATGCACATGGTGCGAGGGCTGATAACATGACAACAAGAGTATTAGATTTAAGAGCCGAACAAAAAAATCCATTCCCCCCCAAAAAGGGATCAGATGGTAAGGTTGTAAACACATCAAAAACCCTTAAGGGTAAAACAGTTTGTCGTGATCCAAAAACGGTAACGGGCATTACTATTCATCAAACTGCCTGTGTATTTGGTCCTGCAAACGATAGAGAAAAAGCCTATAGACGTGCATTAGGTATTCCAGCCCATGCAGTAGCGTATAGAGACGGTGTATATGTTATAACCGCACCATTAGATTGGTATCTTTATCATGGAAATGACCTTAACTCATTCTCTCTTGGATTAGAGTGTGAAGGTCATTATCCAGGGTTATTGGACGACCCCAAGACGCCTATTAGAGAAGACATAAAGACAACATGGGGCGGCGATCCAACTCCATTGGATGACAAGGCTATAGAGACGTTTAGAGCCGCTCTTAAATGGTTGGTAGAGAATGGCAGAGCAGCAGGAATGCCTATAGAATATATCTGGGCACACAGGCAGTCTAATGGACAGAAACCATCAGATCCTGGCATGGGTATCTGGCAGAAGGTTGTTGTAGAATATGGAGTTCCAGTATTGGGATTAAAAGCCCAAACAGATAAGTGCTGGAAAGATGGTAAGAAGATCCCAACAAACTGGGATCCATCCGGCGTAGGAAAGTATTGATTAGCTCAATATTTAAAAGATATGCATGAAGATTTAAAAAAGCTTTTAGAATATCTTTTAGAAGATGAGTTAGAAGAACAAGTTGCAATTAGCACCGGTGGAGGAGGTATGGCTTCAACCGGTGCTATAGCAGGCTTTACCGCTCCTCTTTCTGGCAAATTTAAGCCTGCCGGAAAAAGAAAAAAGAAGAGTTTAGAAGAAATCAATTCTTATGGTTCAACCATTGGATATTCTGAAGGATTAGGTTCTGAAGAAGAAGATATTGATAGTGATGATCCGAGTGATCCAGAAGGAAAAAATCTTAAAGGACCACAGCATCATAAAAATACAAATAGTAAAAATATTAATGTAGCTGTAATGTGGAGCGGTTCTTCAACACCTGGGTCATTACCAAAAGCTACATATAAGGCTTTAGAAGAAAATCATATTCCAGTTACAAAGAAGAAGCTTAAGATTGTTTGTGATAAGGAGTTAAATCCGAAATCATACGAAACAATAATAGACTTTATTAAGTTTTGTAATCGCATATTAAAGATTGAAGATATGCCAACGATGCATCTTCATATGATTAAGAAGCCGGAAATGACAACCGGTATGTATAATCGTAGTAACAATACAATGCATATCTTGGTTGGTAAGCGTCTTATAGTAGATGTTTTAAGAACGATTGCTCATGAGTTAACCCATCGTAGACAAGACGAGACAGGATTACTTGATAAGCATTTAGAGAATGTTGATCCTATGAATGAGATGGGAGACATAGACACGGTATACGAGAACGAGGCTTATACTTTAGCCGGTAATATCGTAAAGATCTTCTGCCGTAAGTATAAAAAAATATCAAAAGATGATTTGTATCAGCTTAATGAAAACAAGCGGTGGTTATGAGCTTTATCGATAAAGTTACATATGGTAATCTTTCCTTAAAATATAAGGAAAAGACTTTGCAACATGATGAAGTTAGTGAGAAGTTAATTAAATTAGACCTTTACGATCATTTATTTGAACTACCACCTCCTTCAAACTCTTCTAATCAAACAAAAAGGGAACTTTTAAAGCTTGTAGATAAAATTGAGAATTTATCTGATATAACGCTTGAGTTTTGCAAAAAAGCAGAAAAAGACCATATTGGTTTATTTATTGAATATTTAAATCGTCATGGTGTTGACGATTTAAAAAAGGATGATTTAAATGAAGTTCTAAATGAGTTGGAGCCTTTATTAATTCGTTTAAAAGAACATTATAATCGTCCAAGACCGTATCAACTTGCAAGTTATTATGGATTAGACTTATATGTCCCAGTAGAAGCCTACAATGCATTAACTCCATCATATCCAAGTGGACACTCATTTGAAGGTTACATATTGGGAGAGTTACTTTCAAAGAAATATCCAGAACATAAGGATGGATTGCTTAAACTGGGTAAAAATATAGGAATATCCAGAATTATTATTGGCGTTCACTATCGTTCTGATCATGATTTTGGTCGTTATTTGGGTAAAACAATTGTAGAAAACCAATTAATTAATTTATGAAAACTTGTGTGATGAAGATCACACATGACACCTATATTTATTAATATGGGGGTATGTTATGAAAAAGATTTTAATTGCGTTGATTGTGATGGTGGGGCTATTATATAGCTGCCATAGTAGTGTCCCTGTCCGTAGAGACAGGGAAGGACCGCCGCTGGATACGGCACTTCGAGCGACGGTCGCTTTGATACATAATAGAACTGAAACGTCCGCTGATCAAACCGCACAGGTGTTTTGCAGCGGATTTTTTGTTTCTGATAGATTAATGGTAAGTGCTTTACATTGTTTGCAACAACTACGTGTTGTTCGCATAGGAGATATGACTATTCAGCTTCCAACAAGACAAAATCCTGTTGGAGATGTAGTTCAATTTGTAAGATATGGCGATATCGATATGTTAAATCGTCGTTTTATAAATGATGTTCTTAATGAAGCAAGAGTTATGTATGTTGATCCAGGTAATGACGTAGCAATATTAGAGTTGCAAGAAGGAACAGCTCCTTCTGATGTATTCTTAACATTGCAACTTGGTAATCTGCAAGTAGCTCAAAGAGTATATCTAATGGGACATCCATTAGAGTTGGTTTGGTCTATAGTGGATGGCATTATATCACGGAATGTTATTTCTAATGGACAATTAGTTGCAATACAAGCTTCTATTCCACTTGTTGGCGGATTTTCTGGTGGACCTTTACTAAACTCACATGGTAGAGTTATTGGTTTAGCCAGTTCTTATATTGGAAATATGCATCATTTATCTTTGTTTATTCCAAGTCGTCAAATCGCTAATGCAATATTTAGATATGGATTGAACAGAACTCATAGAGCGCATTGATGTGCTTATATGATTGGCTGTTTATTTATATGTAGCTTTATGTTATCGTCTAACAATGTTTGATCAATTCAAAAATCTGTTTTCTCGTAAGAAAGAGAAAGAAAGATCAATAAATGATATTGTTCATGAAGCACCAATCGGCATAACGTTGAAGATCAAGTTTAAAGACCCAAGAAAATTGGGTCTTATTGATCCTTCTGGAGTTCTTACAAGAAGATACGATCCAGAAGATATGGAAAAAAGAATTCTCATTGGCACCCTTCTTACAAAGAAAGCTGTTAATGGGATTTTCTTTTTGGAGATTGGTTGTTTTAAAATGAGAAATGATATGAGAGTTGAAAGAACATATACTCTTATGTTAGAAGAGATAGAACAAGTAGAGGAAATTAAATGAGCACACTTCATATTCATTCACAACCACAACCACATGAAGCCGCACGTATATCTGGAACAAGAGAAGCTTTAGAAGCGTTACAAAAAGGAATTAATCAACTTATCTCTTCTGGTAAGTCAGAAAAAGAAGTTTCCATCAAGGTTGATTGTCAAGATGGAGAGTGTTATGATCTTGTCCTGCAAATGAAACCAAGTCTTGAAGATGATAAGCTTCCTTATGTTTCTTGCGATAAATGGGATGGAGAAAGCGTATGAAAGAACAACATAACAATTCTGTAGAGCTACTTGGACATTATGGTGGAGATTTGCAACATGCAATGTCTGCTTGGACTTCAACGGTTCGTGACATTGATGAAGCCAAGCTTGGTAGAATGCCAGCTCTTCTTAAGATGCTTGCAGAAAACCATCATGAAACTCCATTTGAAAAGTCCAGCCTACATTTCCTTGTAACAAGCGATATAGCTTCACATATCCATATTATCAAACATCGTATTGGTGTTTCAGTAAATGGCGAGAGTGCCCGTTATAAGGAACTTAAAGACGACAAATATTACGTTCCACAAGACTGGGATGATGCAGAAATTGATCTTTATGTAGAACACATGGAAGGTAGCCTTAAGAGTTACCATGAGTGTTTAAATCGTCTTGTAGCCAAGGGCGTATCTCGTAAGCGTGCAAAAGAGAGCGCCAGACTATATCTGCCATATGGTATTCAGTTGACGGCTGATGTAATGTTTAACTTCCGTTCATTTGCTCATTTCCTTGGTTTGAGATATTCTACTCATGCCCAGGTAGAGATAAGGGATATTGCGAGACAAATGCTTGAGCAGGTAATTGCGATTGAAGGAAATCCATTCCAACATACGCTTAAAGCGTTTAATTTGGTTGATGAAAGTGGAAAGATTAGAGAACCTTTTGAATGAGCCTAATATTTAACGGATATGGCATTCAATTATAAAACCGGTCCGAATAACGCTGCGGAATATCAAGCAAGTGGTTTACCTTATGTAACTCAATCTGTAGCTACCACTTCTCCATTCAACATTCAATTTCCATTTGTAACTAATGAACTAACGGTAAAAAATAATACTGCCGGTATTTTAAGAGTTGGCTTTACGGAAAACGGTGTTAATGGCACCAATTATTTTACATTGCCGGTAAGCGGTTCTTACAATGGCAGATTGCGTGTAACTGATATCTTCATTCGTTCTCAAGCAGGAACTGTAAATTATGAAGTCGTTGCTGGACTTACTGGAATTCCAAGACAAGAATTCTATATTCTTACTGGTGCTCTTAATGTATTCAGCGGCTCCGATGCCCAAATCCTTCAATATGGTCTAAAAGGCTTAGGATACAGCGGAATTGGTTGACACAAAACGTATCTTTCATATAACGTTATTAAAAAGACAGGATTAAACTCCTGTCTTTTTTCTTTTGCGTATATAAAATGATATTCGCATATGTTAAGCTTCTTTCTAATCAACAGAGGAAGAAATGGGAAAATATAAAGAATTAGCGGAACAAATTGGCAATCTTGTAGAAGAAAAGAATGCGGCTTATGGAAATTCATTTGATCAAGCAGGAGAGTTCCTAAGACTACTATATCCAAACGGTATCCCTCCAGAAGCATATGGCGATATGTTATGTGTAGTTCGTATCTTTGATAAGCTTAAGCGTATTGCTACGAATAAGGATGCCTTCGGTGAAAGCCCTTATGGAGATATTATCGGATATGGATTGTTAGGTTTACACAAAGATAAGCTTGCTGGAAAGAAAACGCCAGAGCAACAAGTTATTCCCCCTGTAGCGCCTCTTCCAAAGCTTGTTGAGACTAAGCCCGTAGAGCAACCGGCTCCTGTGCTTCCGGTTACCCCAGCGCCTCTATCGGGCGTGCAGAAGGCAATAGAGCACGTAGGAACAAAGAAGGAAGTGTTGCCAGCATCTCCACCCCCGCCTCCACCTGTTTCTGCGCCAGTAGCTCCACCATCTGTGGCAGAAACGGAACAAAGTTCCCAAAAAAAAGGAGAGGACGCCCCAGTAAAAAAGCCTAATTGTGCGCTCTGTGGGTTGTTGGTAGAAGGCACAATTCCGGAAGAAGAGCTAAAAGCCGGTAAGACTATTGTTCACAATGATTGCTATAGCAAGTATTTGAGAGAACAAAAGGCAAAGGCAAATACTTGATATGGAAACGTTTTTAATAGTTGCCAGCTACTTTATAGTTTTTAGTCTGGGTTATATTATATCAAGAATGAATATGCCTGCCCCTATTGCAGTTACGGTTCATAATCCTATAACTCAAACGCCTGTAGTTCAAACTATTAGTCCATCTCCAGTTGCAGAAAAGCCAGTTAGTTTTTTAAGTAGAACAGCAGAGCAAAAGCCTATATATGGAGGCATTCGTAAGATTGAAATTGATGATAGCAAGTTTATAACAGAAGTCAAAACTGATAGTCTTGAGAAGAAATTTGATGATCTCGGTAATACGACAATAGCAAAAGATGAAAGCTTAAGTGCTAATGTCAATAAACTTGCTTCATTAAAAAAGTCTAAAGAGGACTAAATCGTGGGATTTAAAATATTATCAACAGAAGAGTTGGAAATAATGCAGGGCAAAAAGACAAAAGAAAAAAGGAATAAGAATATGACGAAATTAGGAAAGGGTTTGGACGTTGGCACATCATTTGTTGTGTTGGCTTCTGAACAAGAAGAAGGTTCGGTAGAATATAAAGATTTTCGTGATGCATTCTATGTAATCAAGCCAGCAACCCCAATCGCTACAAAGATGATTGAAAAGGGTCTTGCTGGGAAGATTTTCGTTAAGGATGCTGATGGTTCATTTGTTATTCTTGGTAAGGACGCTATTGAAAAGGCTGTAGAACGTAACGATAGTGCCAAGCGTCCCATGTATAAGGGTGTTGTATCTTCTAAAGAGAAGGATGCTCGCAGGGTTCTATCCTATATTCTCAAGGAAGTAGCTGGTAAGCCTTCTGAACCCGGTGAAAAGATTGTATTCTGTATTCCTGCTCAACCTATTGATCAGGAAGATGACGAGTTTGACGTTGGATACCACGAAGACGTTGTTAAGAAGGTTCTAACTGATATCGGATACGCTCCAAAAGCTATTAATGAAGCAGAAGCTCTTTGTTATTCAGAGCTTGAGAAGGACGATTATACTGGCGTATGCTTATCATGGGGCGCTGGTATGGTTAACGTCTGCGTAATGCTTAATGGCGAACCTGTATTGACTTTCTCTACCACAAAGAGCGGCGATTGGATTGATCGTATGTCTGCTGTAGCTACTGGTCAAACTGATAGCGTAGTTCAAGCTGAAAAGGAAGGTGGAGAATTTACAATCGGCAAGCCAAATGAAAATCAAGTTCTTGCTGCTGTATCTTCTTACTATGAGCGGCTTATTGATTATACCACCAAGCAACTTGCCGCTGCCCTATCTGATCATAAGGATCTACCCAAGTTCAAAGATCCTCTACCTGTAGTAGTAGGGGGAGGAACTACACAGGCTAAGGGTTTCGTTCGTATGTTTGCTCAAAAGCTTGAAGATAATGAATTCCCAGTTCCTCTCAAGGAAGTAAGACACGCCTCCGATCCGTTGCACGCCGTCGCACGTGGTTGCCTTATTGCTGCTCAAATAATGTGATAATATCAGATACGGTTAATATTTAACCGTATGTTGTCCGAAACAGAACATCTGGTTTATTTCTACAAAGCCAAGATCAATAGAGTAATTGACGGAGATACTGTTGATATTCTAATTGATCTTGGCTTTGGTCTTTTAAAAAGTGTTCATGCTCGTCTTTGGGGAATTAATGCTCCAGAGATATCACGTCCAAAAGATGAAGAAGAATTGTTTCGTGGTTTACAGACAAAAGCTCGTTTAGAAGATTGGTTCAAAGATAATGCACCTACAGGTGATATTATTATTCGTAGTCATAATGGCAAAGAACTTAAACAAGAAAAATATGGTAGATGGTTGGTAGAAATATATCCGGTAGGATTTACAAAAGAAACCGTATCTCTCAATGACACACTTGTTAAAGAAAATCTTGCCGTTGAATATATGCGTTGAAAAGAGGCAAATAATGTTTGAAGAATATGATCCCATCCCTGGAATGGTTTTAATCTTCTGTTGTTTTTTCTTATACGTTTTGGGTTACATTCCCTAAACTTCTTCTTAAAGGAATGGTTATGTCTGAAGAAACAACAACAACTGAAACTAACAGAACGCTTTATAAAGTTGATGATAACATCATCGGCATGGTAAGAGAGCTGGTTCAGCTTTCTCTGCTTACTGGAACCAACATCATTGATCATTTACGTTCAATAGTTGTAGAGGTTCATCCAGAGGACAAGAGATATCTTACTCTCTGTCCAGAATATGTTGAGAGCTACAACAAGATGGTTGAAGGTCTTAACAAGCAAGCTGAGACGCAAATGCAAGAGAATGAACAAAAGCTTGCTGATACGGAGCCGACCCCTCCTTCGTTACTTGATTGAAAATTAATTTATCCTTCTTCCTCCAAAGACTGAAACCCCGGAAAGCCCCAGATTTCCGGGGTTTTTTATTGGTTTAAATTAGAACTTAAGTCTGCTATATTTAACAATATGACGAACTACACGATTATCT